TCAATATCTATTAAATGAACATTTTCATTACTGAGTTGTAACCATAAAGCTTCATTAATTTCTTCATACTTTTCTTTGGAAACCTACTAATTAAAAATTTGATATTCAGCATTAGAAATATTGTTACAGAACATACAATGTTTTGAATTAGTTACAAATCCGCAGAAGAAACAATCATTCAAATCGCGACATTTATAGCAAAAAGAACTTTCCTCTAAATTTGAACAGGAATTAATATCCTTACTCCAACTAATATGATAACTATTAATTATATCCTGAGAAGTTTTTATATTTTCTGAATCAGCAACTCTATTACTATCATTAATATTTTTACTATTAACAATATTTTCACTTTGAACTATGTCAATACTTGACATTATTTCTTTACTGTCAATAACTTTTTCTCCATTATTAACATATTTTGAATTTATAATATTATTACTATTATAAATCCAATAGCTGTCTTCAACATCATGACTTCTTAATATATGATCACTATAAAGTATATTACAACGATCATTATATATTTTTAGTTCTTCATTATTAAAATTAAAATAATGGCGAGCAAAATAAAGATCATCATAGTCTAAATCTTTATCCTATAACAGTTCTGTTAACAAGGCGCCGTCTGGATATTTTTTAATAACATCAAACCAATGTTTGTAAGCTTTTATTTTACTTAATAACTCAGCTGTTATTTTCATTAACTTCTGTAAATGGTGTACGAATTACGTTCCCATCTTTATCCTCCGAATAATTAAATGGATATTTATGTTCATGCATTATATATTCCATTCTTGTATTTAATAGTTTAATTAAAGCCATTGTAGCTTGATTATTTTCAAAATATGCCATGACATACCGTTTATTTTTTCCAATCAACTCCGCGCCAAGTTTATCTCGGGCATATCTAAGATAATCAGCATAAGTTAAATTTAAAACTCTTGCTACAATTACGTTAAAAGAACCAGAAGTACCATTTGGAAATAAAAATAAATCGTGATTAAGCTGAATAACATATTTATTTTTGTAAAAAGGAGATTCATCTAAATAAAAATATTTTTTCATACTTCTAATTCCTTCCATAATTCGCGTATTTCTTGTTCTTCTTCAGGACTTAACACACATAAATCACCCCAATCATCTCCCTGAAAAATAGAACTATCAAATTCAGGAAGGGGTCTTTCAAACCGAATAAAATTTGATTCATCAACTTCTGACCAATCCTTAATAACATATTTTTTAACTGTTGCAGGACTAAAACCTGTTGCTCTTGCTACAGCCGCATATGTCTTTAATTCGAGATATAAGCGATTTATTTCGCGAATTTCTTTTTGAGTTATTACAGTCATTTTTCGCTCCTTTATTATTTCTGACTATATTATATTAAAAATTTTAAAAAAATTCAAATTTTAGAATTTTTCAAGATTTCTTCCTTATATAAACGCGCAAGCGCGCACGCGAATAATAAATTTTAAATTAAAAATCAAGTTTTTAAAAAAATAGTAAAAATTTGAAAATCTAAAAATTATTTGATATAATATTTATATATAAAAAGGAGTGAAGTTATGAATAAAAGTGAATTTGATTTATTAGACCGTATTGTCGATGTTACATATGTAAATCTTTATACTCTTTCTAAAGATACAAATATAATTCGATTATCAAAAGTAAATATTAAAAATGATAAACATTGGGCATTATTAAATATTACCAGTCAAGTCTGTACTTTATTAGAACGTACAGCTTATTTAGATATGCCATTTTTTGATTATTTGAAAATGCAAATACGATTAAAAAATAAAAAATTAAAATGGCATAAAAATAATGGTATTACTTGTGACCAATTTATTAATCATATTGAAGATGCTAATACTGAAATTTTAAGTAATCCATTTATTGATATTACAAATAAATATTTTCCAAGAAAGGTAAAACATGAAAATTTACACAGACGGCGCGACAAGTAATAATGGCTATGAAGGTGCAAAAGGCGGCTGGGCGTGGGTTATTGTGAATGAAAACAATAAAATCGCCCACCAAGGTTATGGAACAGATCTAAATGTTACAAATAATCAATGTGAACTTATGGCTTTAATTGAAGCTTGTGAAGCGGCAGAACAAATTGGAGGAATTTTTGAGGTATATAGTGATTCTGCATATTGTATTAATTGCTATGAACAAAAATGGTATAAGAAATGGCAAACTAATGGATGGGTAAACTCTAAAAAAGAACCAGTTGCTAATTCTTATTTATGGAAGCTATTAATTCCTTATTTTGAAAAATCTAATTTTAAATTTTATAAAGTAAAAGGCCATGCTGATGATAAATGGAACAATTACGTTGATCGCATGGCGGTGGAGGCAAAAAATTTAAATGGTTAATGTAATTATACCAGTATATCATTCGCGTGAAACGTTACCAAATACTCTACTTTCATTATTAAATCAAACAACAAAAAATTTTTTTATTACGATAGTAAATGATTGTGATGGAGAAAATTATACAGATATAATAAATAAATTTACCAATGAGGGATTGCGCATTGTCTATCTGCCATTAGCAGAAAATGTTGGTCCAGGTTTAGCCCGACAAGCTGCAATGGATGCAGATAATACGTCTGAATTTTTTATGTTATGCGATTCAGATGACTTACTAATGCCGCAAGCAGTTGAATCATTATTAAGAAGCATCACTTTAAAAGAGCTAAACATCGTTGCTTCAAGTTTTTTACGACATGAAAAAGATCATAACTTGTTGCAAGACGTTACTGAAACAGCTATTACATGGTGTGCAGGTAAAATTTATCGAGCCGAATATCTTAAGAAAAATAATATACGTTTTCATCCCTATCTTAGATTAAATGAAGATTCATATTTTAATGTTGTTGCTTGGAATTCCACGCAAAAGCGCGGGCAATTAAATGAAGTCACAGTTTTAGTAATGGACAATACTAATTCATTAACTCGTAAAGAAGGACGTGAAAAATTTTTTATCAAAGGCTGGGAGCAATATATTTTATCTCAAGTTGACGGACTGCAAGAAATATATAAACAAACTCTCACGATGAATCCGTAGATCGCCGCAAGAACATTGGTATATTTATATCACGAAACAATGATTGCTATGAGTCTAAATTTACCACTAAATCAATCAAAAATTTACTTAAAAAAATTAAATAAGCATTGGATGAATGAATGTATGAACAAAGCAGAATTTTGGAGAGAAGTGGCTGCTAGTTGTCAGGGTGCAATTACATTTAATAACACAATAATTTTTCCAAAAATTAGCTTTGATGAATGGTTAAAATGGGGTAAAGAAGAATGAGTATTTTTATAGTAAATGGCGCGCCAGGTAGCGGTAAAACTACCTTTGAATATTTTGTAGATGAAGCAGCTTACAGATATGGTTATTCTGTTTTTATTGATTCAACAATTAATTTTGTAAAGTAGATTGCGGCGATATGTGGCTGGAATGGAGATAAAACCCCTAAAAATCGAAAATTCTTGTCAGATTTAAAGGATTTATTAACTTCTTGGGATGATGTTCCAATTAAAAAAATTAAACAAAATTTAGAAAATTATAAATCTGAATTGAGATTAAGTAATTTAGATTTCAATCATTACGGAATTATTTTTATAGACTCTAGAGAACCTCAAGAAATTAAACGATTATGCAAAGAATTAAATGCAAAATCAATTTTAATTGATAGAAAAGATGTAGACAAAAATGCTGTCAATTCTAATCATGCGGATTCAGAAGTTTATAATTATGAATATGATATTGTTATTGATAATAATGGAACATTATCTGATTTAAAGAAAAAAGCAATTACTTTTATAGAAAAAGACCTCGTATAAAACGAGGTCTTCTTTTTAATCTTCTTCTGCTAAATCTTGGTAAGAAATTGTATCAATTTCCCATTTACAGATCTCTTGATAAAGAAGCGTTGCATAACTATTACCTTTTAATTGTTTAACATAAATTTCATATGTCTTATCTGCACTTTTTCTTTCATATAATGGAATTTTTTTCTAAGCTTGATATTTATAATAAATATTTTTTAAAGTGTTTCGGCATTGCTATCTTGATACCTCTTGAATAGCTTCAAAACCAGTGGCAAGTTTTTCAATATCAGCTTTAATAGCAGAAATATCCTCTGCCTAATGCTAATTTTCATCTTTTAAATCTTTGGTTTCTTTTGCAAATATACTTTTTATAGCTGCGCGGCCGCCTTTGGTGCAAAGTGTAATTAAAGAAATTGCAGAAAGCACAAGACCAATAATTGCAGCAATGTTTTTAATAGTTTCCATTAAGAGCCTCCTTATACCATTCCTCATAAAGAAGTAGAGAAAGCTCTCCTCTTATTTAAGTTTTTGATTCCTCCAAGCCTCGTCATTATGAAATTTTGAACGAGCTAAAAATTTATCTTGAAACAAATCATCTAAAATTTGAATGTTTCCAATTTCCCAATATGGTATACAATAAATTTTTATATCATTTGCAAGACAATAGGAGATTTTGCGTCTATCGCGCTCTTGTGCTTTGAGAAAATCAGAACGATTTGAATAGAATTGCTTTGTATATATATAATGCTGTGCGCCATTGACTTCTATAGCACACTTTTGAGTTGGAAGATAAAAATCAAATCTATATAAGCCATTATATAGATCTTTAAATTGTTTTTCCTATTCGAATTGTACGCCCGATTCAACAAGAATCGAGCGCACAACTTTTTCAAATGTACTCATCATTCAACTTGTTCTAAACCGCATTCCTCTGCTGTTTTATCACTCCTAATTTGTTTTAAGCGTGGATGCCTAATTCCTGTAAATTTATTATTACCGTCTCGCATTAATTGCATTCCAGTAATTTCAGCCACTTTTCCTTTATAATTTTTCCAATTTTGAAGCATTTCTTCAGTTAATCCACTTAATGAACCAATAGGAACATATTTTTTATTATTTGAATTGTATAATCCAATAATAAAACTACCTGCCCATCCATGCCAATAAGGTTTAGTTACAGGTTCAATAGGTTCTCCATCACTATAATGTTTATAATAATCACCATTTAACTTTTCACCCGTCATAACATTTTCCCAATAGGGCCAAGTGGTGATTTCTTTTCCGCCATAAAGACGAGTGGGAGGATTAGCACCAAGAATAACAACGTCAATATTTTCTTGAAGCTCTTTTTTAACTTTAAATGTCTGGCGCGCAGGACGCTTACCAGGCTGATAGCATGTTCCTTTTTTAGTGATTACAATGCCTTCACCGCCTTCTGCGAGAATCGTCTGAAGCCGATTCCAAAGCTCAACTCCTTCGAAATATTCAGCCCACTCATGATAATTTTCGCCATAAGCCCGCCATCCGAGAATTAATTCTTCAACTCTATCTTCAATTGGCATCTTAAGATATGATTTTCCGTCATAAGCAAGAACATCAAATATATAATAATGAAGTTTTTCCCCGGCTTCTTGGCGCGCGATGGCTTTTTCTTTTAAGCACCCCATAATAGATGTTACATGATTAGAGCCTTCGTTATTTGGAAAATAGATTTCGCCAAGTAAACAAGTTCCATTTGGAAGATCATCAAAGAAAGACTGAAGCTGCGGAACCCACTCAATTTTGTTAAGATAATCGCCTGATACGCTTTTACTGCGCCCAAGTAATTCCATATTACCATCTTCATCTTTTATAAATTTATAAAAAGCGCCATCCATCTTTCGCGCGCCAAGGTAGTCTCCAGAAAAAATAGCGTTGTGAACTTCTTTCTTTTTTCGATCTTCATCCCATGTCGAAGGCGGCGTCCAATACTTTTGTGCTGGAAGTTCGTGAAAATCAATATTATCAATATAACCCTTCATTATAATACTCCTTTCATTTTCTAAAATAATTATACAATATTTTTTCAAAAAAATCAAATTTGAAACTTGAAAATTATTTGAAGTTTTGATATAATGAAATTATAATAAATAATGGAGATTTAATAAAATGATATATTTATGTATTTTATGTGCAGTTTTAATAGTTGCTTTAATAATTGTTATTAATGTTTATAATAAAAATAAAAAAATTAATTTTGAATAGTATAAAGAAAAATATGCAGAATAGTTAAAATAGTAGTATGAAAGTATTATTACAGCGACTCATCAGACTGATTCAGAGCTAAAAACTAAAAAAGAAAAACTTAATTCAATTGAGAAAGAAATAGAATCAAAAGCTAAATTTAACAAAACAGTTCATCAAATGCGTGAGCAAGAATTGGACCGTTTAATTGAAGAAGAAAAGGAGCATAAACTTGCATTAGTAGAACTTGAAGTTTAGGACTGGGCGGCCTCTGCGCAAGAAGTCGCAAGAGATAATTATAATTAGCTTTTAATTGATTAGGAAAGAGAAATTCGTACAAAGCAAGAACAGGTTAAATATTTAATTACATAGCTGGCAGAATAGCAATCTAAAATAGAAGCAGTAAATAAAGAAATTCTTCGAAGGCGCGCCATAGAAGAAAAACATGAATTTTATTGTATTTAGATTAGTGATAGTGCTAAAAATGATATAGCCATTTTAAATGAAATTAGACCAAAATTGTCAAATCTTGAAATTTTTAACAAATTTATATATGATAATTATATTGCTAAACCAACAAAAGAAATGATTTAGAGAGTGCTAGCCGGTCGCAATCCATCTGGCATTTATAAAATCACAAATATTGATACACACGAGTCTTATATAGGTAAATCTGTTAAAATTTCTGACAGATGGATTAATCATGTTAAGGGCGCGGTTGGTCTTAGCGGAATTGCAGAATCACAATTTCAACGAGCTTTAAAGAAATATGGAGTTGATAAATTTACTTGGGAAGTCTTAGAAGAAGTAAATAAAGATGAATTATCAGCCAGGGAAAAATATTGGATTACCTTTTATCAGACAAAAGAATATGGATATAATCAAAGGGAGGGTTAATGAATCTTTCAAAACTACAAGAACAAATTATAAATTCAAAATATGACAGAATAGTTGTACTTTCAAGCGCGGCCAGCGGTAAAACTCGTTTGATGACGGAAAAAGTACGCCAATTATTACGAAATGGAGTCGATCCAAAAGAAATAGCTGTTATAACCTTTACAAACATGGCGGCCGCTGAGTTAAAAGAACGACTGGGAGAAGACTATAAAAGTGGTTTATTTGTCGGAACCATTCACGCACTTGCTAATTATTTTTTACTATCTGCGGGGATTAATACTGGAGCTGTCTTAGATAACGAAGATTTTGATAAATTATTTTTTATGGTAAAACAAAATTCAGCTTGTGTTAAGCACTTAGAATGGATTTTACTGGATGAAGCACAAGATTCTGATGAAATGCAATTTGAATTTTTATTTAAAATGATTAATCCAAAGCATTTTTTTCTATGTGGCGACACAAAACAATGTATTTATCAGTTTAAAGGATCGGAGCCAGAATTGTTATTAGATCTTACAGAACAAGAAGATGTATATACATATAATATGAACGAAAACTATCGCAATGGTTCTAAAATTCTATCTTTCGCGCGCAAATTGATCCAACCAACAGGACAATGGGATACGTCAATCCCTATGAGAGAAAATGAGGGAGAAGTATTTGAGACAAAATTTAATCCAAAAGGTATTATATATGAGATCAAAAAAGATCCTCAATACAATAATTGGGCAATTTTATGTCGAACCAATAAACAAATTTCTCAAATCAGTGAGGTTTTAAGAGGTGCTGGGCTTCCATTCGAAACCTTCCGTCAAGGGGATCTAACTAAAGATGAATTAGTTACAAAATTAAAAGAAAACACAATCAAAGTTTTAACAGTACATAGCGCGAAAGGATTGGAATGGAACAATGTAATTGTTTATGGAATGAAATATTACAGTCCAGAAGAACGAAATGTTTGCTATGTCGCAGCAACAAGAGCAAGAGATCTGTTAATTTGGATAAAATAAAGGAGAGGCTTTAAGCCCCTCCTTTTTATTATGGCGTATAACTTCCGTCTAAAATATCATCAATAGTCTCTGGCTAAATTGCACCAGGAATGTTTGCCCCATCTGATATTGTAGTAGTTGTAGTACCATTCTAATCTGTAATAGTTATTGTTGCTACACCATCGTTTTTTACAACATTCGCAGTCGGCGAATATCCATTTGTAACATTAAAAGTATTGGTAGTACTGTCCGTTAATGTAATTGTATACGTATCAGTTAAACCACTAGAACTAGTTTTAGAAATATTATCTATATTACTACCGGTATTACCTTTTTCACCCTTGGCCCCTCGAATCGAACCAGTAGTATAAGAAGTACCATCCGTAAAATTAATAGTTAAAGTATAATCCTAATTTAAAACTGCCGAAGAGATACCATTACCAGTATCACCTTTGTCGCCTTTATCACCCTTATTACCTTTTTCACCTTTATCTCCAACAGGTACTTCAAAATGGAAGTGCTTTCTTAGATATTCAACTATTGGTTCTGATCCAGGTGGTAACATCTCAATATCAGCAGTAAAGTCTAAAGATACTGGTCCAACAAAATTATCCATATTAAATTCAATTGGATTTGTATTAGACTATATCGACATTGGTATAATTATATTATTCATTGTATCACCCTGTTATGTAAATTATGATCTATGTTAATTATCTGAATGTCTGTTGAAGCACGGCTTCCATCATCATAGAAAAAATTTATTTGGCAATATAAACGACCTACTGGAATAGATAAAGTTTCTTCTTGAGTTAAGGAAACATAAATTGAGTCTGAATTAATTTCTAATTCAGAATCGTCTTTTTCAATTAATGGATCTTTTTTATTCGCCGAAAAAGTTAAAATTACCTAGTCAGCAGTTGTTGGATCAAAATCTGGAGGAAAGGTAAAAGTAAAAGTAGGAGTTGTACCTTTATACATTTAAAGACCTCCTTTAATCTATATATTTGCTTGAACAGAATCCATAAGTAGAACCAAATATTACATAATCCCAAATTCGTCCATCACTGGCAGGCTTCTAATCACAAATTTGAACAATCGCACCTTTTGGCATAACCGTAAGACCTTTATAGAAAGCTCCGCATCCTTTTCTAAGCCAAAGATCAGTGGTTACCTTTCCTGTTTTTTGAGGAGATTTACGAAGAACATATTGCTTTTCAATCCAGCCTATATGCACATTTGCAATTTTAATTTGCCATCTATCTTTTCCCTCTCCAATCACTTCAAAGAGATTGGTTAAACCTAGCGCTGGCCAAGCTGCTAATAATGTAGAACCATTTTGATCAGCGTATACTGGAACTGTTGCTTTACCATAAACTTCTCCAACCCATCCATCAAATGGAACTGGTTGCGGATTTGGATTTAATTCTGCCCACAATTGAGTTGTTGGTCCATAAGGAGAATAAGCACCTGTATAGTCTACAACACGACTTTCTCCAGATCTTTCCCAAGCACGATTTGAAATTGGCTCAAAGAGAATTCCTGCGCGACCTTCACGAATCGCTTTATCAGTTGATTCCCAACCGATGTGCATCGCAAGTCCGTTACCTACATCAAGGCCTATATGGCGGCCGGCACCACCCCAAGTAGTAAATAAAATTGAACCTGTTGGACCTGCTGCGAATGTATTATATTTTGAGCAATTATTAATTTGTCCGACTGAGTATTGATGATCTCCAGTACAAACCCAACCAACAAAACCAGAGCAATCATCAGCCATGTGTCCAAGAGAATTCCGAACGATCTGGTTTTTCTCTTCAGCAGTGTAGCGCGCGAAGTAAGCCGGCTCTGCAGCAAAATAATTTCTAATTTGTGCTTCAGAAGTTAATCTAACATTCTTTGCACCATATAAATAAACATAATCATGCGATCTATAAGCCGCAATTGCTCTGTCAACAACCGTTGACCATTTTGTTTTTGCCATTTTAGCCTCCTATAATATTTTTCATAATAGCTAATAATATGACTATTAAGCTATTAAAAATTAATTCTGGTAAATTAGAACTAATTTTAATTATTAAGCAAAAGCTTTGACTAAGTAACTTCTATTACCAACAGCCACTGGAATTACACAAGAGCTACTAGATACATAAGCTGTAGTCGATGAACGTGTGCATGCCCAGTATTGTCCAGCTTGCATAGCCACTACATATGTACTAATACTTGAATCATAACAAGTTCGACGAAGAGTCTCGTTAGCATCTGTCACTAAAATAGTAGATGGTGTGAATCCAGGATTAAAACTCACATAATATAATGTTGATGGATTGCCTCCGGCATTAGTAGCACATGGAAAAGATCTTGTTGATGAAGCTGTGAGTGTTGCTGAATAAGCATATCTGATTCCGGCAGTCCCTGTAACGCTCCAAACGTTTGAACTGCCATTTGAAATTGATATAGTTACCCCACTCTTTATATTCGCGGCAGCCAAGTTTGACTATGATAGCGCGCCAAGAGTAATATTGGATGTAATATATTTTGGGGCAGACACAAGTGTTTGTGCAGAAGTGGTTGCATATTTTGCACCACCTGTTGACTAGTTAGGTATAGCACCAACTGTGATAGCTCCAGTGCAATAAGTACCAGCACTAACAGCGGTTTGTGCAGAAGTAGAAGGAGTTACGGTAGTAGCTGCCTTAGTAGTTAATTGCTTGGTATTGCTTCCATTAACAGTAATTGTTCCTGCTGTTCCAGAACTTACATATCCAGCAGATACAGTAGGTGTAACTGATTTTGTTCCGCTATTAGACGCTGTAATTTTGCCAGCAGAATCAACACTAATTGATGGTGCAACTGTAACTGTAGTTGCAGGTGTTGTTGCAGAACCGGATGATACCGATTTGCTTGCAGCTGAAGCATAATATCCAGCAGGTGCTGTCACAGTCGCGCCAGATGCTGTAAGATCCGTAGAAGATTTAGACGCTATTGTCCCTGTTGCTTGTGTGCCATCAGATGTATAAAATACTTTTGGACTTAATACATCACTTGCGGTTGCAGTAGTATCGCTAATATCAATGCCAGCTTCTATGGCTTCAATATATTCTGGAAAATCATCAGCAGGAATTTCTTCGGTTGATCCAGTTTTTGCACGAATTGAATCAGCTATATCTGAAAATAAACTTGTTAAACTATTATGTACTGACACTCTAGACCTCCATATTTAATAAGAATTTCTCATTGCTCCTACAACTAAATTTGCCACATATTCGATGGCTGATTGAACGTCACTTCCGTAAACAGAGGCACCCGTCCACGGTATCTATCTTGCGTTTGGCACACCCGAAATATATCCTGTATCCACAGTATTTATTATATTATCAATTGTCTCATCTGATATTGAACTATAATTTGGTATTTTTCCGTCAGTTCTTACGTGATAATTTGTTCCATCATAAAATACCAAATATGTTCCAGCTGGCATTGTCCAATTTGAATCAGAAGATGGCAAACCATTAATATAAACAGGTATAGCACCTTTATTATTTACATTTAAAGTAAATGCTCCAATAACAGTATTTGAATTAGTTAATGTTAACATAAAATACTAATTAGTAAGCAAGCTATAACCACTTAGTGATGCAGCCTTGTTTGGTGTTGCTGAACTAGAAGTACAATATGCAGAAGGTATTGTATCGGTATTAGTATCACTTGTCCAATAAACACTTGAACCATTACTTTTTAATACTTGTCCATTGGTACCGGGACCATATGTTGTTCCACCTGAAGAAGTAGGAGCATTTATTGTTGTTAATTGCGCTTCATTACTGAATATTTCCCCAACAAACCGAGAAGGACCGGACACTAAAAGATCTTTTAATTGCGCCATAAATTTATCTCCTTTCTCTCATTTTTATTATAATCTAAAATTGTGGAAGTCAGATTTAATATTCATATATTTGACCCCCTTCAACAACACTTAGTTTATTAAATCCAACTGGATCAAATCCTTCCCAAAAAGTATCTGAAATTAATTGCCCAGTTTTTGAAATAGAAATTTTATTTGTAGTATCTGTAATTTCTCTAAGACTTAAATGATAAATTTTTGCGGTCGCATTAGAGGCAGAACTACCACTCCAGTTATTTAAAATTCTTAATCTAATATAGGCTGTTTTATTTGAATTAGATGAAGAAATTACTTGATTTAAATTAACAGTACCTCTAACTCTTGTTTTGCTATGTGCAGTATTACTTGTACTTATTTGATAAATGCAACAAGAATTAGAACCAGTTGCCTTGTTTACATCATATCTTTCTATACCAATATAAAAATAATTTCCTGTATCATTTTCATATGTAAAATCATATTCAAAGGTATGTGAAGGATCTTGTATTGGAATATATGCTTCTAAGGGTGCTGGCCAAATATGACCAATAAGAAGAAGATAATTTTCTTCTAATTTTATAGATGTCCCATTTGTCTTTACAGAGCCGAGGCCTTGAAGAAGTTCTTGACTCATATCTCTACCACCTCCCTCGCATAAACATTTCCTTTATTATCTATCGAAGCAGAAGTATTATATAATTCTTTTATATCATCGGCAGAAAGGGCTGTCGCATATACTCTAAAATCACTTTCTTGTCCATTAAAATATGGTCCAGAAGGATTCATACCATTAGCTTCACATCCTAAAAATAATCTAGAACTATTTATATTATAATATATGCCATATGAAGTATAGGATTTTGTTTGATATAATTCTCCATCTAAATAACAGCTACATCCAGTTGTTTCATATACATAAGTAAACATATGCCAGCCAGAAGTAATATCTGTTTTTAAAATAGCCGCTCTTGAATTAGTATCAATATATGCTGTTGATGTTTGTCCAGCATTGGTATATACACATACTGAGAATGTTAATGAATTTGTTACAGTATTTTCAATATTAAATCCACCACCTTCAGTACACGAATATAATCTATGACCATTCCAAGAGGTCCAATCATTCATATAAGCCCAGATATTAACAGTAAGAGCGGTAGATCCCTATGCCATCCATTTATTATCATCAATTTTAATATATGATGAACTACCATTGAAATTTGCGGCCGTGCTATAACGAGGACTTGGACTAGACCATGCGATCGCATTAGCGGTCGCCACATGGTTATATCCAGAACAATCTTCAACTATATTTGAAATAAAACTGTCTGGAACCCAACCAGTAAATTCACTACCTTCTTCTACTTTCATATTCCACCAATTTATGGTTACGACTGTGCTACCATCACTATAAGAATTAGATCTTAATGAAATATACTACTATGAACTTGACAATGTAATTGTCCATACGTGAGTATTACCAATTTTTCTATAATTATAATTTGAACTGTTTAAATTTATAGCGGTATCACGTTGACCATTCTACCAGTTTTTGCTAGTTCCAGTATTACAAACATAAGCCCACATAGTAAAATATTTATAACTTGGGTCAACACCGCCAGTATTATGAGCATTATTTAACGTACCATCACATTCTACTGAAATTGTATATGTGGTAGATGGTTTCGCTTCAAAAGCACTATTGGTTATCCACTGATATCCATCTTTTGCAGATTTACTAGTAGTCCAAGGAGAAGATTTTATATACGTATTTTTACAAGGTACTAAATTAGGATTACCTAATCCATTATTATCCAATTTATAATGCAACACAAGCCCGCGCGCAATTTCTTTTACTTCTTTTGCGGAAAGACAATGATCATAAATACGAAAATCATTTATATTTATATCTACTCCACTGTCACCAATCTAAAAATTACCGGTCTATATATAATGGTCTGTATAGACTCCTGTAGTATGCCCTACCAATGCACCATCTATATAAAAATCACTTGTTCCATTCAAATAACTAATACTAAAAGCAAGATGATGCCAAATTCCAACTGAAAAATCTTTGCCTGAATTAGAATTAGGGGAACCCGCAAACCACACTCCAACTTTAGTACAGTTAGTATAGAATTCTTGCCTAGAATATGTATTAGTGCTTCCGTTAGTTGAATACCATCTAATTCCATCTAACCAATTTGTAGACCAGGCATTATTTACCCTAACCCAATAAGCAAACGACATTTCTTTTTTTCCAATCAGAGATGGAACGCTTATTGTATTAGTTATCTTTGTAAGTAATAGACTTGATTTACCAATTTTACTAGAAGTAGTGTCCCAACTATTATCACTACCTATTCCATTTGTAATCACATTTGCCAATCCCTAATTTTTTAAATCCCCATCCAGGGGAAGCCAAACTTGTAAACTCATTTAGCTACCCCCTTATGTGAACACAAAATTCAAAACTTCTAAAGTAGCATCATATTCTAACTAAACTTTTTTAGTAGGAGTGGTTGCCCCACTGCCATTACCAATAGTAAGATCTTTTACTACAGGTTGTTTGTCATACGCAGCCGCCTAAGTAGCAGCAACGTTTGCCCAATATATATCTGGCAACCTCGCAAAAGCAAAAGTACCTGATCCAATCGTAGACGCTGCCAAACTATTAATTGTATGAGTATGAGTCCCAGCAGCAGTAACATGCCCAGCCGCATCATAAGTAACATACGGTACGGCTAAAGTCGCGCCAGATGTCGCTGAAGAAGTACCAGCTGTTCCAGCAGTGACCGAGGTTGCATGTCCAATAGTAAATGTGTCAGAACCTGCAGTAGAGCTATTGTTCGCCGCGACCTAAATCCATTTATTTCCAGGATTTATTGTCAATAACTCATTATAAGTAGAAGATTCAGCAGTAGATGTATTTGGAGTAATTGCAGTTGTCGCTGTAGAAGCTGTACCAGCTTTAATTTTTCCAAATCCCGCATCACGATTATTTGTGTCATAATAAGCGTCACAAACCCATCTATTATCAGTAGTAGCTGTGCCACTTATTTTTATGTCCCCAGCCTTATAATAAGTCATAAAAATGGATCTACCAGCGCCATAATGAGTAGTTAATCTACTAGTATGAATATAGCAATTTATAGCGCCAGTAGTAGTTTCATCATCTAACGTAAGATTAAGAGTTGCATTGCCGCTACCAGCATAAGGTAAATAATAATTAATAGTCAGACCAGAATATAATGCACTAACGCCATGCAAATTACCGGTCCATGAACCAGTAACAGCGGTCTATGTGCCAATAACAGTGTATACGCCGCTTTTATAACTATCCTTTAAATCATAGCTTGTGCCATTCGGTAATTTAATTTTACTAATATTCGCCATTTATACCTCCTTTAATAGCGGTATAAATTACTCGCCTTTAGTAACTGTAATTGATGTATCGCTCTTAAGAACTGTAACTTGATCCTTACTATTCCAAGCAACCGCGCCATTAGTTGCTGCCGCAGTTAAATAAGCGTTTGTCGCGCTACTTTCTACAACAGAAACCTTACCGGTACCACTTGAAGTTCCCTTTGAAACAGTAATTGTGGGCTGTGTGATCGTAAAAGTAGAACCGGATCCAATAACATTTGCTGTACCATTAGCTGTAGCATCGGTAGCGACAGAAATGACACCAGTCCCAGCCGTTGCACCAGTCGCAAGAGCGATCGTAGGTTGCGTAACTGTAAAAGTAGCATCTGCGCCAATAACAGAATCTGTAGAAGAAGCACTAACATCAGTAGCTACCTCTGCCCCGCCACTAGTTGCAAGAGAGCCGGTCGCAAAAGTAGTTGCAGTAGAATTTTTAACGGGAACAGCTACATCTGAAAAAGTATATTGAGTTGTAGACTAAGTATTCATAGAAGCTGCCCCAATTGTTAAAACTTCATCAGTTACACTGCAACCTTTCAACCAATCTGTATTATTAGTAGTTGCTGTACCGGCGCCAGTGGCTGTTGTCTAACTAGTTCCAGCAGTAGCTTTAGAAGCAGTAGTTGTGGTGCTACCAACACCATAAATCGTACTTGTTGCCAAATGACTTTTTGTAGCACTTACGCCAGTAACAGCAGTTACAGTATCTTTAGAATTCCAAGTTGTGTTGGCCCCCGATGCGGTAGCTTTGATATTTGTTTTTGTAGCGCTCACTCCAGTCAATACTGTCTTTTGGTCTTTAGAATTCCAAGCTGTGTTCGCGCCAGTCGCACTTGCGCCGATATAGTTCGTAGATTGGCTCAAAGATCCAACCACACTAACTGCGCCAGTTGAACTAGTCTCAGATGAAGAAAGCGTTACACTTGGCTGTGTAACTTTAAAAGTAGCATCACTACCAATTACTGTATCAGTTGACTTATTAAGAGTTACATTAGTAACGACACCAGACAAATCAATTAAAGTATCGCCAATCTTCTCCCAAGTTTTTGTACTTTCTCCAATAGTAACATATTCATCAAATAAATCTAATGTTCCAGCTTGAGTCTTGGAATAAATAAGATAAAACTTACCAACAGTGTCCGTACCTGCCTCTAATGTACCAGTCGCGCTACTTGCGCCATTATTATAGTAAACAACCACTCCAGCAGGAATTGTAGCTAACTTCGCAGTCGTTGGCGCTGAAGTTGCAGCATATTCTGCAGCAGTCCATACAATGTTAAACGATACACCACCAGCGATCATCTATCTGGCTACAGCATCTTTTATATCATATTCATTACCAGAGGGTAATTTAATTTTACTAATATCCGCCATTATTTCTCCTTAATTTCTGCTAAAAATTAAAGTTTCGCCCTATAATTCATCATTTAATATTTCATAGGCGTCATCAATGTCAACTTTATGATTCCAAAATTGACGATCTTCATTACTAACATGAATTGAAGAATCGTTAATATGTGTTAATAATTTATCTCTTATATCGTCTCCCACAAATGGAAGATCCTGAACATAAGCCTTACCATCACCTATTTTAAGAGTAGGTATATTTATTACTGTTCCGTTTTGTTCAATCTACTACCCATCTAAATAAATAATAACTTCTCCTTCAAGTGGTATAAAGCCTCGCGCAGCATTCCAATTTGCAGTAGTATCTCTTTTTAATTTTATTCTTGTATTTATTGTACTCATTTCATACCTCATAATATTACAATTAAGTAATAACTGTAGTACTTGTGCCGCAATCTATTAACATTCCTTCTTCTATTGAAATTACGTTATTCGTAATATCAATTCCATTTCCTGCTGCGTAAGTACTGCTATGGGCTGAAATATAATTAATTAAATCTGCCTGATCTGTTATATTTCCTGTAATATTTCCCCACTCAGCAGAAGTTTGAGTATTAGAAATAATTACTTTTCCCTATTGATTAATTGCTATAGATATTCCATCGCCGGCATTTTCAAAAGTAAGTTTACTTTGAATATTTAAATCTTCAAGACTACTATTCCCTTCTAAAGTTGTATTGTTTATTGATGGTTTATTAGTTAATGAATTATAATTAGTTGAGGCCATACCATTAATTATTTCAAAATCTGTAACATGGCCATCTGTAAATGTTATTCTATAAGTATCGACCCTTACATTTTCATCAGTATAACGACTATTTATTTTTTCAATAAAAGCTATACCAATACCAATGTCTCCTTTTTCGCCCTTATCACCTTTTTCTCCCTTTTCGCCCTAAGATCCCTGCTCTCCCTGCGGGCCGGGTTCTCCTTTAGGTCCTTCTGGTCCCCTGATAGACACAGGATCAGGATTAGGTAAATTACCATCATTTGTCCAAGAAATAATTCCTTCCGAAGAAACATCTGGTATAAAAGTCGCGCCCTTGATGCCAGGAATGATTTCTGGCTTAAATTCTACCCCAGTGACTGGATCTTGAATTATATCTACTATCGTTTCTGGAGTATTCAAAATTTCAACTTCTACAAGCTAACGAGGCTTCTTCATTTATCCCTCCTCTGGCTTACTAAATAACGTTGGATGCATTCGTAAGGTCACAATAGGAGTTTCAGGTATCGCGCCGCTTATTAATGTTATTTTTATATCCATATAAAACAATTCATTTTCGGCAAAAAGCCATGTATCTTCTTCTGTGAATGGTATTTCAAAAGTCTAACATTCATCATTATAAGTTACATCGCCTGGATAATTCTTAATTAGTATATCTGGGGCTAAATGGGATTTTTCCTATTTAAAAAGAAAAACAATTGATTGAATATCTTCGCTGTTGAGTTTAATTCGAACGGGCAGGGTCGTCGTTGTTCCATTTTTCATTTGCGCCTCCCGCGATTAATTAATCACAAAACTATATTACCTGTTTCAGCATACCAGTTATTATCATTGCCCATATAATACGTGGCACCTTCTTTTAATACATAGACACGATCACCAAATAATGCTTTAATTTCCTAAAGATTGGATTCTTCCATAGCGTAGTATAATCGGTGCTGCGTATTTGCACGATTAAATGATTCAACTAAAATATAATCTGTTTCAGCCATTATATTTCTCCTTTTAAAAAAATAAGGTATACGCATGGTATACCCTTCATTGAATAGCAAAAATTAACAAAAGTCGCGGTTACACCATGCTAATATTTAATCTTCCATATATAAAGTAGAAAACATAAAAGAAAACTTTAAAAAGATGAAGAAATAAATGGAATTTGACTTTTAAAAAATTTTTTAGTATACTATTAATAGAAAATGGATAAATATCCTTTGAAAGGAGTTTTGAAATGAATCAAAATTATGGAATTGATGATATTAAATCATTAGACTTTAGAGAAGGAGTTCGTGATTGGTGCGTATATAAACATATATGTAAAATTACAAATAAAGTTTATATAGGACAAACCAATAATATTTCAACACGCTGGAAACCTTCTGCTTATAAAAACTGTACCAAATTTTATAATGCCATTCAAAAATATGGTTGGGACAATTTTGACCATATTATTCTTGAGTCAAATTTAACATTACAAGAAGCTAACGAAAAAGAAACATATTATATAGAATTATACAATTCTATTAATGACGGATATAATTTAAATTATGGTGGTTTGAATAAATTAGCTTCAGAAGAAACTAAAAAGAAAATGAGTGAGACTCGTAAAGGAGTGCCGCACTCAAAAGAACATTCAGAAGCTATAAGTAAGGCACTAACTGGATATAAATAGTCAGAAGAGCATAAAAGAAATAATAGATTAGCTCAGCATCGTAAACCAGTTCAATGTATTGAAACTGGAGAAATCTATGATAGTTTAGCTGAAGCTGGTAGAAAAACTGGAATTTTACCAGAAACAATAAGTAGATAGATTAAAGGCAAACAAAAGACTACACAAGGATTACATTGGAGATTTATTGAAGATGAATTATACAGCGAATGATATAGTAAGCCTTAGCGCAGGACGCGCTTTTCGTGAAAAAATTGGAATGTATTTATCAGCGGATAGGCAAGAAGCTATTAATCTTGGACTTCGAGAATTAATTGTAAATGTTCAAGATGAATATGAAGTATATAAACCAGAAAATCCATTACTTCATATTGAACTAAACACAAAAACACGAACAATTCAAGTTGCAGATAATATGCGCGGCATTCCTGTTGGTATTCGTGATGATGGTATTAATTCACTTACTGCCGCTTTTCTTATCCCTCATTCGGGCGGAAAACATACCGAGGGTGTATATTCTAGTGCTGTAGGTATTAATGGCGAGGGATCAAAGATTGTTTGCCATACCGCAAAATGGCTTGAGGTAGAGGTATATCGTGATAAAAAACGATATACCCAAAGGTTTGAATCTGATGATGAAGGCGCGCGAGCAGTAACTCAAATAATTGAACATGATCATCCTAATACACATACTGGTACTGTCATTACTTATGTACCAGATCCAAAGGTTTATGGAGACATATTTATCGACATTGACAATTTACGAAAGACTCTTAATGAAATGTCAATGTTTTCTACTGGTTTATGTATTGAACTTTGCGTTGATGGACAAACAGAAACTTTTTATTCAAAAAGTGGACTAATTGATGGACTTTCAAAAGAAAATCGTCTCTCAAAACCTTTTTCTTATCATTATGAAACAGATGACTGTAAAGTTGATTTAGCTTTACAGTGGGTGAGCAAGCACGGTGTTATTAAAGGCTATGCGAATAATTTATTTATGCCAGATGGCGGAGCATTTATTAGCGGTTTTAAATCTTCGTTAACACGAACATTTAATTCACTTGCAAAAACCAAGTATGACGGTGATACAATTAGAGACGTCTTAGATGGATTTGTTAGTGTAAAGGTTAAATTGGGTCAATTTACAAATCAGCAAAAGACGGCATTAGCAAATCCAGAGGCACGAACAGCCGCGTCTACAGCAATTAGTGACTGTTTAAAAGAGTTTGCGTTAAAAAGAAAAAATGATTTTGAACAAGTCATCGAATTGCTTCATAAAGTGGCTCGCGCTGAAGCTGCGGCTGAAAAGGCGCGCCAGCAAGTTTTAAACGCGGTTAAAGAAGTCGAAAAGAACCAGAAAAAGAAAGTCTTTGCGTCAGATAAATTGAAGGATGCAGAATTTTTGGGAGAAAACTCAACTCTTTTAATTGTAGAAGGTGATAGTGCGATGGGCGGAATGGCTCAGGCGCGAGATTATACAAAATATGGACTTTTAGCTATTCGCGGTAAAATTATTAACTGTTTATCTAACCCAGAAGAAAAAATCTTCCAAAATGAAGAAATTAAACTTTTACTTAGCGCAATGAATATTACGCCTGGTAAATATAATGCATCTAAGTTAAGATATGGAAAAATTGCCATTTGTACCGATGCAGACAGCGATGGCGGGCATATAGGACTTTTAATCATGGCGGCGCTTGCATATTTAGCACCGGAGTTTATAAAAGAGGGACGTCTTTGCTGGCTCCGTTCACCTTTATATATCATTGATAATAAAGGAAAAGAAACTTATTACTTCACTGATGAAGAATTTGATAAAGTTAGAAAAACAGTCAAAGGCGTTGTGACAAGAGCAAAGGGGTTAGGCGAAATCCCGGCAGAAACAGCCCATGCATCTATGTTTACGCCCGAATTTCAAAGAATGGAAGTTTTACAGTATTCTGAAGACGCATTCGAGCTGTTATATAAGTTAATGGGAATTGATGTTGAGCCAAGAAAAGATTTTATTATGAAGAATATTGACTTTTCGGAGGTTAGAGAATGAGTGATTTTGAATATTCTGCAAAAAAAATTAATAGATTAATAGAAGAATATAATCTTTCTCCAGTTATAATGAGCGGAGTTCATAACGACCTAAAAAAGTTAAAGCCAATAATAGAAAAAATATATGATGAACATATCTTTAATCTTTCTTATTGGGAAAATGAATGTGCTTACCATGGTTGGGATTGGTCAAAAGATAATGGTAAAATGAAAAATATGGCGATTATTACTGATGAAATCACCAAAAAATTTTTAGAAATATACGCATTAATTTTATCAGGGTTAGGAGAAAAGATTTGAAAAAAGAAGAAAATAAACAATGTCCTCTTTTCGATTTTTGTAATGCAAAAACCGCTATGTGTAGAGTGTGTTTGCCAGATGAAAGTTGTTACTGGTATAGATGGTTTAAAAAACTTATTGAAGAAAATGAACAAATATCAGAATTTAAAAAATGAAAAAATCATAGAAAAACTTGATAAAATTTTAAATTTATGATATTATTTAAAATAAAGAAAGGAGAAATAAATGAAATTTCTATTAAATGGTTGCGATATTAGTTTTTATGCTGAAGCACCTGAAGATATTACATTAAAAGATTTATTGAAACAATGTGATAGGATAGTGCCTGATTGGTGTGCTTGTGGAATTTGTTCTAGCAACCATAAGGACGAATACACGGATATATATATTACTTATGACGATGTTTGGAAAGCAAATGAAAGGGTATGTTGTCAAATAAAGGAGCCGAATGAGTAATCTTGAACAAACCATTAATGATTCATTCATTCAATATGCGGGAGCGGTTCTTCAGAACCGCGCCCTTATTGATGTACGAGATGGATTAAAACCATCTGCTCGCCAGATCTTTTATTCAATGGCACTTCATAAACTCACAAGTAAAAATCCTCATAAGAAAACCATGAATGCTGTTGGTATGGCAATGGCAGATTTTTATATCCATGGCGATTCAAGCTGTGAAGGCGTCATAATGCGTGCCGGCCAGCCTTTTGCTATGAGGTATCCACTTGTAGATGTAAAAGGTAATGCTGGTTCATTAATTGCAAGTGGAAACTGGGCCGCGCCACGTTATACGGAATCTCGTCTTTCAAAGTTAATGGATATTATGTTTGAAGATATTGACAAAGATACCATCTCTGAATGGCGTGATTCGTATGACAATACAAAACAATATCCAGCCGTTTTACCAACAAAAGGTTTTTATAATATTGTTAATGGTACAACTGGTATTGGTGTTGGTATGGCATGTAGCGTACCTCAATTTAATTTAAAGGAATTAAATAATGCTCTTATATACCTCATTGATAATCCAGAATGTAGCTTCGATGACATCTACTGCGCTCCCGACTTTGCAACGGGCGCGATTCTATATAATGAATCCGAAGTCAAACAATCAATGCGCGCCGGAACCGGTTTTGCCTGTAAATTGCGATCAGTCGTTGACTTCGACAGCAAGGAAAGATGCTTTGTTGTTACAGAGATTCCATATGGAGTATATACAAACACCATTTGTGGAGAGCTTGAAAAAATAATTGAATCAGATGAAAATCCTGGTATTGAACGATTTAACGATTTAACTGGTAAGACGCCACTTATTAAAATCTATTTAGTGAAGAAAGCCAATCCTGATAAAGTCTTAAAATATCTTTTCAAAAATACGTCACTTCAATCTTATTTTGGCATTAACTTTACAATGCTTGATAAAGGAAGATTTCCGAGGATCTTTACTTGGAAAGAAATGCTTCAAGCACACATTGATCACGAGAAAGAAGTTTATCGTCGTGGGTTTGAATTTGACTTAAAGAAGATCGAAAATCGTATTCATATTATTGATGGACTTTTGATTTGTCTTGCGCGCATTGAAGAAGTAGTACAGACAATTAAATCTTCTGCTTCTACGGCGGCCGCTATGTCTGCGTTATGCAAAAACTTTCTACTTGATGATGTTCAAGCAAAAGCGGTTTTGGATATGAAGCTTAGCCGTCTTGCTCATTTGGAAGTTAAAAAGCTTGAAGACGAACGCGAGAATTTATTAAATGAAAGCGATCGTATCCATAAAATTTTAGATAATGAAATTCTATTTAATCAGGAGCTAAAAAATGGATGGACAGAAGTTGCAAGAGTATTTGGAGATGCTCGACGCACCAAAATTATCACCTTGGCAACAGATGATGGTTCTGACCCTATTGAACAAAAAAGAATATCAGTCACTATATATAACAGCGCCACGCTTTATGGGCAAGAGTCTAATACACTCTATAGCCAGAAGCGTAATGGCGTTGGAACGAAGTTTAAACTCGGAAAAGGAGAATTCGCAGTTGACACTCTAACCGGCCAAAACACAGATACAATTTTATTCTTTACTTCAAGAGGTAATTTCTATTCTAAAAAAATGTCTGATATACCTTTAGAAGAAAAAGTGTATTTGTCTGAGACAGTCCACAATGAACATATTGTTGCGGCCGCCTTGTTAGATTCCTCCAATAAAAAGAAATATGTAATATTTGTTACTAAGAATGGAATACTTAAAAAATCTGAATTATCAGAATACAATTTATCCCGTAATACCGGAGCAATTGCAATCAAACTTGATCAAGGGGATGAAATAGTCTCAGTCCTTTTCGTAGATGATGAACGAATTGGTATTTCAACAGTGGGAGGACAATTTATCATTATCTCAACAAAAGATATTAGACCAATTGGAAGAACCGCAAGGGGTGTTATTGGCATCAAACTTAACGAAGCCGACGAAGTTTGCTGTGCCCAAAGTATCAATCCCGATACAAGAGAAATTGTTTCCATTTCTACAGATGGATTTATTAAACGATCTCCTATTACAGAATTTAAGCTTACAGGGCGTGCGACCAAAGGAGTAAAAATTCAAAATACGGATTCACTTTGTGGTATTTTGCCCATTTCTAATCCATCAGACCTACTTGTCACATCTAACAACGCGCAGATACGTATTAGTATTAACGACGTTCCTCTTTTAGGACGTGGCGCGCAAGGAGTAAAAGCTTTAAAAATGTCTGAAAATTCAAAAATTGTGAATATTTCAGCCGTTTAAAGTTTGATTTTAAATTAAATTTTGTATATAATATATACATAGAAAGTTAAGAAATAACTTTCAAATGTAGTTGGCCGCCCAACACAAATAAACAAATAAATAAAAAATAAAAAGAATTGGCGGAAAAAAGGAGAATATTATGGTACTTAAAGAGAAGACTCAGGAAGCTTTTGATTTTATCAAGAATCATGGTGGCAGCTGCACAACTGCTGAAATTATGAATGGCCTTGGCCTCGAGAAGATCGCGTCTGTTACTGGTCGCGTTAACTCGCTGGTGAAGAACGGTCTTGCTACGACAGAAGATGGCGGAAAGACTGAAGAGGGTAGAAAGATCACAATTGTTACTCTTACTGAAGAGGGTCTTAACTACGTTCCGGAAGCTGATGCTGAATAATAGATAATAATGCCCGTAGTTGCGGCTACGGGCAGAATTATCAAATTAACTTTAAAAAGATTTTAACGAGCAAACTTACAAAAAATAGGAGAAAAAATGTTTAGACAGGCAGAAAATAAAGTAAAGATAGAAGGAATTCTCGCGGAAACAGATTTAAGATATAGCTCCTTCCAGAAGGATGGAAGGGATGTTGAGGCAATTGGTGGCTCTATTAAGGTTCTTGTCGATCAGCAGATTAACGGAGAAAATGAGACCTTAGAAGTCCCTGTTTATATGTTTTCGACTAAATATACAAAGGCTGGAAAAATTAATCCCGCCTATGAGTCAATTGAGCGTGTAATGAAAGAATATGTATCTATTGCCGCTTGTGGCTCAAAGGAAAAGGCTGATAAGGTTCGTATTACAAGTGGTTCTATTCGTATGAATGAGTTTGTTGGACAGAATAAACAGATGGTTTCTCAGCCAAGAGTTCACGCTTCATTTGTAGGAAAGGCAACCGGTGAGTTTTCACCTTGTGCCACTTTTACAGTAGAATTTATGGTTTCAAATATTGCTCGCGCAGTAGATCGTGATGGAGTTGAACTTGATCCTCCAAAGTTAAATGTTCAGGGTATTGTACCTCAGTATACTGCGCCAGATGCAACAGTTATGAATGTTGATCTTGTTCCGATGGTAGCAACTTCACCTAATGTTATTAATGCAATTGAAGGCTATTGGAATGCAGGTGAATGTTTTAAGGCAAGTGGTCGTTTAAACTTTTCTTCTCGAACTGAAGAAGTTATTGAAGAAGTTGACTTTGGCGAGCCGCAGAAGTCTTATCGTACGATTAATGTAAGTGAATTTGTAATTACTGGTGGTTCTCAGGTTCCTCTTGACGGAGATCTTGCTTGGGAATATGAAGATATTAAAGCTGCAATGGCGGCAAGAAAAGCACGTTTAGAGGAAAGAAAAACTGCTCCAGTAGAAAAGAAAGTTCCTGTACAGCATGGCACAAAAGGATCACTTGACCTCGGATTTTAATTGCGAGGTGAAAAATGGCTATTGATATTTTAAGTATTCAACCAAGTGTTATTTCTCGTGATTTAAAAGGTAAATATGTTTTAATTTATGGCGCGCCGAAGGTGGGTAAAACTTCCTTCGCCGCCAAGTTCAAGAAAAATTTGATCCTTGCATTTGAAATGGGTACCAATGCTCTTGATGGAGTATATGTCCAGCCCATTCAAAAATGGAGTGATTTGAAATTGGTTGTGCGTCAGCTAGGAAATGCAAAAGCTCGTGAAATGTATGACACCATTACAATTGATACGGCTTCAATTGCTTATGATCTCTGTGAACAGTATGTCTGCGTACAGAATGGCGTGCAGAAAATTAGCGAAATCCCATGGGGCGCTGGATATTCAGCTGTCAAACAAGAATTCGAGTCAACATTGCGCGCGATCACAATGTTGGGATATGGTTTAATTCTTATTGCTCATGAAGAGGTAAGAAAAGAAACCATTGATGATTCTGAAAAGGAATTTTACAAGCCAGCGCTTAATAAGCGGTGTTACGAAATTTGTAATAGACTTGTAGATGTAATTGGCTATATTGCTATTGAATGGGACGAAGATGGTAATTCACATCGGTATCTTTATACACGTCAGACACCATATGTAATGGCTGGAAGTAGATTTAAGTATCTTGCGCCAAAGATTGAATTTGGTTATCAGCAGTTAGTTGATGCTATCGCTGAAGCAATCGAAAAGAGTGCGCAGTTAGACGGCGCAACAGTTGTAGATGAAGCCCCTGAAGTTCATATTGAAGAAAAACTCGACTTTAATAAAATAAGGGCAGAAGCGCAAGCTTTATGGACAAAGCTGGTTAGTGAAAACGAAGAAAATGCAATAACAATTTTGAAGAAGATTGAAATGACTATGGGTCATAAAATGAAACTTTCTGAGTTTACAGAAGATCAGACAGATCTTTTAGCTCTTGTAGTGGCAGAAATGCGAGAAATGTAATTTTTTGAGTGGGCAGAGTATACCTCTGCCCATTTTAATTTGACTTTTCGTGAAAATTTTGATATAATATATTTAGAATAATATTGAAAGGAGAAAATTAAATGGCTCATGAAGTTCAATGTCGTTTATGTAAAGTAAGATTTGATACAGAAAAAGAACCATTTACTCTTATTGGTAAAAAATCATATTATCATCAAAAATGTTATAGTGCATGGGTAGAAAAAAGAAACGACGCAAAGATAAATGAAGATGAAGACTTTTGGAAAGAAAGTGTAATCGACTATCTATATCGAGACGTAAAAATGATAATGGATTTTGCAAAGATCGAAAGTCAATGGAAAAACTTCACAAAACCAGATCGTAAAATGACTCCAAAAGGTATTTACTTTGCATTAAGATATTATTATGAAGTTCAGCACGGTGATAAAAATAAAGCACTCGGTGGAATTGGTATAGTTGCAAATATTTATGGTGACGCCGCGAGATATTGGACTGATTTAGAAAATAGAAAAGCAGGAACTATTGAAGCAATTATTGAACAAATTAAAGCTCGTGAAAACAGAGAAGTTATTCCTATCATTAAAAGAGAACAGACAAAAAATAAGTCAAAATTTAGTCTTGATGATGTATAAGGAGAAATAATGGTCGATAAGTCTACAATTTTACAGATAATCGGCGCGCTCATGAAGCATCCTCAGTATTTAAGCGAAACTGATAAATATAATTTAACACCAGACGATTTTTATTATAGAATTGATAAATTCATATTCGTTGCGATTGATAGTTTATATCGAAATGGCGCGGAACGTATTCAACCGATTGATGTTGAAAATTATTTAAGTACAAATGCAAGTGCAAAAGTAATGTTCGATCAATTAAAAGGTATAGAATATCTCCAGGACGCAGAATATTTATCAGAAGAATCAAACTTTCCATATTATTATAAAAGATTAAAAAAGTTCAATATCTTAGAAGTTTTTAAAAATAAGGGATTTAATGTAGAAGAATTTTACGTTGAAAATCCTTTAACCCAGAAAGCTTTGGAAATAAATGAAAAGTTTGAGTCATTAGAAATTGATGATATTGTTAATGCAATTAAATCAAAGTTATTAGGCGTTGAACGTGAATTTATCCAAAACGATACTACAGAAACTGTAAATGTATTTGATGGTATTAAAGATATTATCGAAGAAGCTGAAGGTCAAGTAGATGTAGGTATTCCTCTTCAAGGCGAAATTTTTAACGAAGTTTGCGCGGGCGCGAGAAAAGGAGTTTTTGTATTAAGATCAGCAGGATCTGGAACTGGTAAAACTCGTCAAGCAGTTGGTGATGCATGTTATATTGCTTTTCCTTTTAGATATGAAACCGAACAAGGAAAATGGATTCAGAGTGGCAGTGGGCGCAAAGTATTATTTATTGCAACAGAGCAAAACGCAAAAGAAATTCAGAAAATGATACTTGCATATTTAACTGGATTTAATGAAACTAAATTTAGATATGGTGGATTTACAAAAGAAGAACAATTAATAATTCGTCAAGCCTTATGGGTTTTGGAGCAATATCAAAATAATTTCTTTATTGTGCGTATGCCAAATCCAACCATTGAATTGGTAAAAACATTAGTAAGAGAAAATGTATTGATGCACGATATTGAATATGTATTTTATGATTATATTCATATTTCTCCTTCTTTGTTGGCAGAATTTAAAGGATATAACTTAAGAAACGATGAAGTTTTATTAATGTTCTCGACGGCATTAAAAGATCTGGCAGTTGAGTTGAATGTTTTTATGATGTCTTCAACGCAGCTAAACGCAAAAGGTGATGATAATTCAAATATTAGAAATGAGGCTTCGTTGTCTGGATCGAGAAGTATTATTAATAAGGCTGATATAGGCGCAATCATGGCGCGGCCTACAAAAGAAGAATTAGAGTTCTTAAAGACAGAAGGCGGAATTTCGATTTTGCCAACTATGGTAACTGATATTTATAAAGTTAGAGCTGGTGAGTGGAATCAGGTTAGAATTTGGAGTGATGTAAATTTAGGAAATCTTCGTAAAAAAGATTTGTTTGTTACTGATGCGCGGATGGAAGTATTAAATGTCGGTACTTCATATAAATATCAGCAGAATTGGGAAGATGAAGTTGTGCAAGAATATATTAAAGAATTGAAAGTGATAAATGGGCTGACCTTATGATTAATTATGCAGAAATCATTGAAAATTTAAAAGATGAAGATGTTTTTCATTTATTGGAAACGCTTGGCGGTGAACCTATTGACAAAGAAGAATATATTCTAAGTAGATCTATTTGTCACCACGATGATCCTTCAGAGGGAAATTATAAACTTTATTATTATAAGAATACTCATATTTTTTATTGTTATAGTTCTTGTGGAAGCATGTCAATTTTTAAGTTTCTACAGCATTATTATGAGACAAGACAAATTGAGTATGATTGGTATAACGATATTTTACAGGTCATCTTAAATTGCGCAGCGACTATTACTGTCGGTACAGCAGCTTATCGAAGTCAGGCCGACAACTACCGGCCACAGAAAGTGCGTAAAGAATTGCCAACTTATCCGGAAGGATTATTAGAAATTTATAGTAAATATTATCCTATTGAATGGTTAAAAGATTCGATTACGACTCGCGCGATGGATAAATACAATATCTTGTTTTCTCATTCTCAAAATAAAATTATTATCCCTCATTATAATGTTCATGGAGAACTTGTTGGCATTAGAGGGCGCGCCCTCAATGAATGGGAAGTAGAAAACATTGGTAAATACGCGCCAGTTTGGATTGAAGGTAAGTGTTATAGTCATCCACTTAGCTTGAATTTATATGGCTTAAATAAAACTTGGGAGAATATTAAGCGAACTGGCACTGTTTTTGTCTTTGAATCAGAAAAGTCTGTTCTTCAATTTGAAAGTTTTGGCTCATGGAAAAATTTAGCTGTTGCGTCTTGCGGCAGTAATCTTAATAAGTTTCAAGTTGATCTTTTAATTCGGACTTGTCAAGTCAAGAATATTATAATTTGTTATGATAATGAAGAATTGAAAGGTGAGGATAAATATTTTAATAAATTATATAATATGTGTAAAAAATACACAAATTATTGTAATATGAGTTTTATTTATGATCGTGACCATTTGTCGCCAAAGAAAGCAAGTCCTAGTGATTGCGGCGAAGAAATATTTGAAAAATTATTAGAAAGGCGAGTTTTTGTTAAATGAAAGTAGTAGAAAAAGTATTAACATGCTCTAGTCTTTATGATGGTTACAATGGACCTGAAGAAATTGATCATATAGTAGCTGATGATATAAATAATGGTTGGTATGTTACTTCTATTGATAAATTTGTGAGGCCATCAAGGTTTGGTTTAGAATCAGAAATTATTGCTATTATTACACTAAGAAAGGAGTCTATATGATAATTGTTAGATATAATTTAAATGATGATATTGATCAAGTAGCTGAGATATGTTATAGTCTCCGCGAACTCAATTTTAAAGATGAAAAAATTATCTTTGTCCCACAAGATTGGGATATCTTATTTAATTGTTCTATTGCTGATCTTTATTACTTCAAAAGTATGATTGAAAATGCAATTCACGACAAAGAAGTTGCGGAGGTATAAATGATAGTAGAAAAAACTTATAAATGTTGTACTTTTTATGAAGGTTGGCGTGGCATTGAAAATTTAACTTTAACATTGGCTGATGACATAAAAAATGGTTATCACATTGCGGGCATGGAGCGCAATTTTAGTATTTCGGTCAACACGGCAATAACCGAACCTGATTTAATTATTACACTAAGAAAGGAACATTAAATGAAAGTAAGATTAAAGAACGAACCAATTAAATCAAATTATATTCCAGAGCTATTGAAGTCTCGTGGAATTAATGATATAGATAAATTTTTGAATCCAACTTTTGAGGATGTAAGTTCCTGTTATAAGTTAGATAATATTAATGAAGGCGTTGATTTAATTTGGAATCTAAAGCCAGAAGCACGAATTGGATTGATTGTAGACTGTGATGTAGATGGATATACATCCGCTGCGATTATGTACCAGTTTTTAAAGCGTTTATATCCAAAAATTAATATTACTTCATACATCCATGATGGTAAAGCACATGGATTAGAAGAGCACTGGGAATGTATTCGCGATGAAAATTATGATTTAGTTATAATTCCAGACGCTGGCAGTAATGATTCTCAGTATGCAAAAGAAATAAATTGTCCAATTCTCGTAATTGACCATCATATTGTTGAAGACACAAACTTCGCCTCAAATATGATAGTAATTAATAATCAATTGTCTTCAAATTATCCAAATAAAAGCTTATCTGGCGCGGGCATGGTATGGCAGTTTTGTTATGCTTTAGATCAAACCTTCCACGGTTCCGATGATTGGGTAATGGATTATGTTGATTTAGCGGCCCTTGGTATTTGCGCAGATATGATGAGCGGCCTTGAAATTGAAAATCAATGGTTCTGGCGTGAAGGCTTTTCTCACGTCCAAAATCCATTTTTTATGGCAATCGCGCTGAAATAGGCTTATTCCATTACCGGAAAAGTAGAATCTTCTTGGGGAGATATTTTAGATGCTTTAAATCCGACTTCTGTTGCTTTTTATATAGTCCCCATGATTAATGCCATGGTGAGAGTTGGCACAGAAGAAGAAAAGGCTCGAATGTTTCTTGCTTTTGTGAATGGACATACAATGGTTCCATGTAATAAACGTGGCGCAAAAGGCACAATGGAAGAAGCTTGTATTGAGTCTGTGCGCGAATGCGTAAATGCGCGATCAAAACAAAATAAAATAAAAGATAATGCAGTCGCGCATTTAGAGCAGAAAATTTTTAAACATGATTTACTTGAAAATAAAATTTTATTTGTTAGACTTGATGATGATGATGATTTCCCAGCCGAATTAAATGGATTAGTTGCTATGCAACTTTCAGCTAAATATCATAAGCCAACTATTGTTGCCCGTCTAAATGATGAAGGTTATATCCGTGGTTCTTCTCGTGGTGTAAACAATTCAGAGTTAACATCATTTAAAAAATATATGGATTCTACTGGATTATTTGAGTACACTGCGGGCCATGACAACGCATGTGGTATTTCTATTCTTAATTCCAATTTATCTAAATTACATGAACAGGCCAATGTTGATTTGGCTGAATACAATTTTGGCGATGGATATTATGAAGTTAATTTTGAAAGACAAGCCTTATCTGAAGATTTAACTTCATTGATTGAAAGTATTGCAAATTATAAGTCTATTTGGTCACAAGGCAATGACGAACCGTTAATTTATATCAAAGATCTCCATGTAACAAAAAAAGATATTCAAGTTATGGGTAAAGATAATTCAACCTTTAAAATTGTTAAAAACGGAATTACGTATATAAAATTTTTTGCGAAAGATATTATTAAAGAAATTCAAGATATTGATGCTTTAGATATTAAATGTGAAATTGTGGGTAAAGCTAATTTGAATAAGTGGATGGATAAAATCACACCTCAGATTATCATTGAACATATCAGTATCAAAGAAGATAAACTTTTAGATTTTTAATGTGTCACCATTTTACTAATAATATTCAATCATTTTTCTACTTTATATTAGAAAATAAAAGGAGAATATTTAAAATGATAGATATGACTGGATGGAAAATGAGTGAACATGGTGTTCCAGATAGCAAATGGACTGTAATTAAATATGCTGGAAAATCTAAATGGCAATGTTAGTGTATATGTGGAAACTTATCTAATGTTGATGGCAGCAGTCTACGTCATGGAGGCAGTAAAAGTTGCGGAAAATGCGGCAGTAAGAAAACCAAAACAATAGATATGACTGGATGGAAAATGAGCGAACATGGAGTGCCTAATTCAAAAATAATAGTAATTAATTAGGCCCCATCTAAAGGTGGGCATGCTTTATGGGAGTGTAAATGTTCTTGTGGGAATCCAAAACATTTTATTGTCGATGGTGGGAATTTACGTTCAGGACATACTTTAAGTTGCGGCTGCCTATATAAGGGAATTAATCATATCGACAGAAGTTATTAGTATATAAACAACATCTGGATAGGAAATAAAATTGGGGAAAATTAGCAAGGCAGTTATTTATATGATTGTATTTGTTTTTGTGGTAATCATTTTATTAGTGATGCAACAAGAATAATTAATGGTCATAAATAGTCTTGTGGTTGCTTACGATCTAAAGGAGAAGCTAAAATTAAAAAAATATTAGAAGAATTAAAAATTTCTTATGAACAAGAATATAACCTCTTAGATTTAGTAGGGCCTCACGGTCAGCCAAGACGAATGGATTTTGCAATTTTTAACGATGATCAAACGATAAAATGTTTTATTGAATATCAAGGAGAATAGCACTATGATATAAATAACTCTTGGTATAGAGAATCGACAGATGAAGAAAAAAGAGAATATTGCAAATTAAAATCTATTCAATTAATTGAAATTCCTTACGTGGATTATGACAAACTTGATATTAATTATATAATAAAATTACTTGATTTTTAATAAAAATTATGGTATAATATAATTATAAAATGAAAGGAGTGTGAAAAAATTGAACTATTGTGGCTCTCTCCATAACCATACGATGTATTCAAATTTACGCATTAGAGATTCAATTAATCGTGTTGATAAAATGATGGAGTATGCTGAAAAATTAGGCCATACAGTAATTGGTTTTACGGACCACGAATTTGTCGGGTCTTGGGTGCAAATTGAAAAAGAAGCAAAAAAACATCCAAACTTAAAAGTTATTAGAGGTAATGAAATTTATTTAGTTAGAAATGGACTAAATAATTCAAATTATGTAGCCGGTGTAGATAAATATTATCACTTCTGTTTATATGCTCGTGACCTAGTGGGCGCACATCAAATAATGGAAATTTCAACTCGCGCATGGTTAAGATCTTACATGGCGCGAGGCATGAGAAGAGTCCCAACTTATTATCAAGATCTATTTGATATTATTGGTACAAATCCTGGTCATGTTATTGGATCAACAGCTTGTTTAGGTGGCGCGCTCCCTACTCAGATTTTAAGAGGTACAGATCGATCTAAATTAGACAGATGGATTAATCAGATGGTAGATATTTTTGGAAAAGATAACTTCTATCTGGAAATGCAGCCAAGTCATAACAAAGATCAAATTAAAGTCAATCGTGAATTATTTAAGTTTGCGAATTATCATGGATTAAATTATATTATTACAACTGATAGTCATTATTTAAAGAAAGAGGATCGAGTTATTCATAAAGCATATTTAAATGCGCAAGATGGTGATCGTGAAGTTGATGAATTTTATGCAACTACATATATGATGAGTACAGAAGAACTTGAGTCATATATGAAAGATTCTTTTGATGATATAGATATAATTCATGCAGCTTATAAGTCAATTCAAGATATAATTGATAAATGTGAAGATTATAGTATTTTAAAGCCTCTTCGTATCCCGAACTTAAAATGGAAGCCTGCATTAGCATGTTATACAGATTACGAAGAATGGTTTAAGAATATTCCGATGCTTCAAACTTTTTATGATTCAGAATACGAAGCAGATAGATATTTAGTTAATGCAATTATTGATGGTATTAAACTTCATTCAGATCTTCAGAATCAGCGCGCATATGATGAAATAAATGAAAATTTACAGATGACTTGGGTTTCATCAGAAGTTAATAAAGCAAGATGGAGCGCATATTATCTTAATCTTCAACAGATTATTGATCTTTGTTGGGAAGCAGGATCGATTGTAGGCCCGGGTCGTGGATCAGGTGTAGGTTTTATTTTGTTATATGTTTTAGGAATTACACAAATTAATCCGTTAAGAGAAACTACTCGTTGTTTTTCGTGGAGATTTTTGAATCCAGAACGTGTATCGGTTCTTGATGTAGACTTTGACATTGAGGGCGGCCGTCGCGCGCAAGTATTAAATAAGTTTAGAGAATTTTACGGACAAGATAGAGTCGCAAACGTAGCAACTTTTAGAACTGAAAAGTCGAAGTCGGCAATTTTAACAGCAGCTCGTGGTTTAGGCATCGATGTTGATATCGCGCAGTATATTGCAAGTCTCATCCCCGCTGATCGAGGTATGTTAAGAACCTTAGATCAATGTATGTATGGTGATGAAGAAAATGATTGGCCACCGATTAAACAGTTTGTAATTGAAATGACACAAAATTATCCAGAACTGTGGGAAGTGGCGCATAGTGTTGAAGGATTGGTTTGTGGTTCTGGCATTCATGCCGGTGGTGTTATTTTCGTTGACGAGCCTTTCACAAATTCAACAGGTTTGATGCGGGCGCCGGATGGTACAATTTGTACACAGTTTGAACTTCATGATGCAGAAGACGTAAGTCTTATTAAGTACGATGCTTTGTCAGTTGAAGCAATGGATAAAATTCATAATTGTATTGATCTTTTATGTGATTATGGATATGTCGAACGAAAAAATAGCTTAAAAGAAACTTATGAAGATTTGATTGGAATTTATAAACTTGAAAGAGATAATCCTGAAATGTGGAAAATGGTTTGGAACCATGAAATTAATTCGTTGTTCCAGATGGAAAAACAGTCAGGTATTAAAGGTATTGCAACGCTGAAGCCGACTTCGGTTGATGATTTAGCGATTTTGAACTCGACAATTCGTCTTATGGCGCAAGAGAAAGGCGGAGAAATGCCAACAGATAAGCTGGCGCGGTTCAAAACGGATCCGACTGAATGGGATAAGGAATTAGAAAAATATGGACTTGGCGCGAAAGAGAAGAAAATTTTAGAGCCAGTCTTAGGAATGTCATATGGACTTTGTATTGCTCAGGAACAGTTCATGGAACTTGTACAGTTGCCGGAATTGGGTGGATTTAGTCTTACATGGGCAGATAAACTTCGTAAGTCAATTGCAAAAAAGAACCCGAAAGAATATGAAGCATTAACCAAAGAATTTTATGAGACAACAAAAGAGAAAGGCATTAATCAATTGTTTGCCCATTATGTTTGGGATGTATTGATTGCAATGTCTCGTGGATATGGTTTTAATCAGTCACACACTCTTGCATATAGTTTAATTGCTCTTCAGGAAATGAATTTAGCTTATCACTATCCAATCATGTTTTGGAATTGTGCTTGTTTGATTAGCGATGCGGGCGGCAACGATGATGACGAAGAGGATGAAGAAGCGATCGAAGAACTTAAACATGAAGAAGTTTATTATAATGAAATGGAAGAGTTCAACGATGAAGAAGATGAAGCTGAAGATTCTTATGAAGAAGAAGATTGTGATGGGTATCCAGCAGAAGTAATCAAAACTTCTGAAGGAAGAAAAAAGAAAAAAGTAAAGTCAACTAATTATGGAAAAATCGCGACAGCTATTGGTCGTATTAAAATGACTGGCGTAGAAGTAGCTCCCCCAGATATAAATCAATCAACTTTTACATTTTCTCCAGACATTGAACATAATACGATTAGATATGGGTTGTCAGGTATTACGAGAATCGGTAATGATTTAGTAAATGAAATTATTGGCGGGCGGCCGTATAGTGGAATTAATGACTTTTTAAATAGAATTAAAGTTAATAAAACTCAAATGATTAACTTGATTAAGTCAGGCGCATTTGATAGTTTTGGTAATCGAATGACGATTATGCAGAATTATGTAAATGAGATTAGTGGCGCGAAGAAGCGTATCACTCTTCAGAATATGAAGATGTTGATTGATTTTGGTCTTATTCCCGATGAGTATGATCTAGAGCGCCGTGTATATAACTTCAATAAATATTTGAAAAAGATGAAGATGGGAGATTATTATGGACTGGATAATATCGCTTTTAATTTCTATAGTAATCGCTTTGACATTGATTTGTGTACTCCTTCTGATGATACTGATAGTGGTTTTAAAATCAAGCAAGTAAAGTGGGATGCGATTTATCAAAAATATATGGATCGAATTAGACCATATGTTCAAAAGCACAATAAAGAATTATTAGATGCAATAAATAAAAAGTTAACTCAAGATACTTGGGATAAATATTGTAAAGGTACAATCTCTCATTGGGAAATGGAATCAATTTCTTGTTATCTTCATGAGCATGAATTAGCAAATCTTGATTATAAAAAATATGGATTTACTGAATTTTATGATATTGATGAAACACCCGAGATTGAAAGATATATCCCAATAAAAGGAAAGATGATTCCAATTTTTAGACTTTATCGTATAGTAGGAACTGTTCTTGATCGCGATAAAGCAAAAAAGACAGTAACCTTGCTTACTCGAGATGGAGTTGTAACAGTTAAAATCTATGGAGGCGTTTTTGCTCAATATGATAAGCAGTTAAGTGAAAAAGACGCGACTGGACATAAACATGTAATTGAAAAAAGTATGTTCAGTAGAGGAAATATCATAATTGTTTGCGGTCTTCGTGATGGAGAAAACGAATTTAGAGCAAAAAAATATAGTAAAACTCCATATCACACAGTTGAACAAATTGTAAATATTGAAGGAGAACAAATTACGACACATAGTCGTTCTGCAGAAGCATAATGCCTGTATTTGGAATTCACGATTACGATTTTTTTAATTATGAACACGTAATTCCCAATATAGATTGCGCGAAGTATTTAACTTATTATCGTAATCATTCGACCATCGCCGCTCTGGTTCCTCGTATGGAACCAGAGCGATATACAACTTTTATCGTCAGAAAAGAATATGATGATGGTTATTATCCTAAAGAGCTATTTTTACCAAATGTTGAATTTGGCGGTCGAGTGTTTTCAGTTGAATAGACTAAGCCTCTACCACCAGAAATAGAAGCAACTATACCAAACATGCACGTTTATGATTAGTATTATCCCTATTTTGGATAGTTAAAATCAGATAAAACAACTTTTTAGCGAATATTAAATTGCGCGCACATAAGATTAGCTCCAGACGGAGAAAATTTAATGACGGTAGAAGAAACTGCACCTTATTTTTATAAAGGAATTACTGGCATATTCGCGCATGATTATGATTTAGCTGGATTAAAAGCATATGATCTAATAAGCGAAACGCAACGACGGCGCAAATTCATAGACCGAAATGAAATACATCCGTATCCATTTGGAAATAAATACCCTATTTAGCTTTATTCTTCTGATGAATTATAGAATTGGTTAAAGGTTGTAACCATTCCAAATGGACTTTTGTTAGAATACAATGGGCTTATGACCGATAGGGTCTTATATAATTTATGTCAGCAAAATAAACGTATGGCGCGCCAAGTATATTATAATGTAACCCATGGATGTACCGACGAGAACGATTTTTTTATTAATAGAGCAAGAAAAATTTTTATCTAGACTTTATTTTTACGAAAAGCTGGCATAAAAATTTTACTTAAATATGAAGATGGTTTTTTCAAAACTCCAGAATTAGAAAAATATATAGAATTATTAAATTGTTGGTTAAGTTTTTGTTATTTTGATGACTGCGCGCCCAAGTATCAAACATTATACCGCATTTGTAGATTAGACTCTTCTATGAAATACTTTAATTGGGCTTTCCGAACTATAACTGTAACAGTAGAAGAAATGCGTTCTATTTTTCAATTCTTCCGAGAAAAAGATTATTCTATCTTTAAAATGTTTTATGAATGGGATTCTGTCATTTATGAAGGAGGACGTTTTATTAATGAATGGACTAGAGATTCGTAAACGTATAATTGAAAACAATAAATTAATTGCCGAGTAGCCTCACAACATCTTTGTGTTAAATCAAAAAATTCAAAAGCTACTTGACGAAAATCGCAGACTACAAGAACTGTGTCCCCACGAGTATGATGAAACTGGATTTTGTATTTATTGTGACAAGGAGTATAAGTAAAATGGAAATAGTTTTATATTCTACACATTGCCCGAAGTGTAAAGTAATTGAAACAAAACTTAAACAAGCTAACTTGAATTACACCGAAGTCGATGATGTAGAAGAGATGATTAAATTAGGTTTTAAAATGGCGCCGATCTTAAAAGTTGATAATGATATTTTAGATTTTGCAGCCGCAAATAAATTCTTAAATGAGGTAAGAAAGAATGGCGTCAATTAATGTACGATTAAACAAAAACTTTACAACTCAGTTTAATAAATTACAAGCTGAATACGGGGAAGAATTTGCGCGCCTTAACGGTCTTGGAGACGAATAGCTTTCCTACACTGATTTCATTCAAAATTTTATTGACACAGAAACAGTTGCCGATGCTTCAATTGACAGTAATGCAAATGTCTCTTCCAAAGATATGCGTACGTTAATGAATGAAATGCCTAAGCCGCATCGTAAACTTTTAGCATATAACAAAATCTATTTTGAATTAAATAAAAAATATGGTTTTAAAACTGCTAATGAATGGCTTCGCGCAGAATGGAGTAAAGCACTTTATATGCACGATGCAGATACAGCCACATTTTTACATTATTGTTTTGCATATGACTTAAAAGATTTAGCTGAGAAAGGATTATTCTTTTTAAATGGATTTAACTATGAAGCGCCGCAGCATTTATCGACTTTTGTTGATTTTGTAAAAGAATTTATTAGTTTTGCAGCAAACCGCAGCTCCGGCGCGGTAGGTTTGCCTAACTTAATTCCTTATATGTATTACTTCTGGAAGAAAGACTGTGAAAATGGATATGCAACAAAAGATGCTGATTACTATGCTCGTCAGCAGATTCAAAGATTCATTTATGCCGTTAACCAGCCTTATGTGCGTGATGGTATGCAATCGGCCTTTACGAATGTCAGCGTATTTGACGGACCATATTTGGAAGCTTTGTTTGGCGGATCAGAGTTCCCCGATGGAACTTTTATGATTGATGAAATAGAAGAAATTAAAGAGTTCCAAAAAGTTTTTATGGAAGTGGTGGCAGATATTCGTCAAAAGAATATGTTTACCTTCCCCGTATTAACAATTTCACTCCTCAGGCAAAATCACAAATTTATTGATGAAGATTTTGCGCGGTGGGGTGTTGCGCATAATATGAAGTGGAATGATTCTAATCTTTTTATTGATGATAGTGTCACCTCTCTTTCAAACTGCTGCCGTTTAAAATCTAATATTGATGACTTAGGCTATTTCAATTCCATAGGTGGTACAGCACTCAAAGTTGGTAGTGTAAAAGTCTCTACCGTGAACCTCGCGCGCCTTGCATTAGAACACGACAATGAACAAGATTATCTTGTCGCACTTCGTGATTTAGTTGAGCTTGATTGTAAAGTTCTTGATGTTGTAAGACATATTATTGAAAGAAATGTTGAAAAAGGATTGCTTCCAAATTTTTCAAAAGGTTTAGTTGATTTTGAACATCTATATAATACAGTTGGCATTATTGGTGTTTATGAAACAATGAAAAAATTTGGATATACACGCCAAGACGAATTTGGTAACGTGTATTATACGCCAGCAGCAGACCAATTTGGAAAGAAGATCTTTGAAGTAATTCATCGTACTAAAGACCAATTTGCGCTTGATAAGAATTATAAAATCAATCTTGAACAAATTCCAGGCGAATCCTGCGCCGCTAAGTTCCAAAAAGCTGATGAATTATTGTTTGGTGATAAAGTAGTTGATGATCTACCGCTCTACGGAAATCAATTCATCCCGCTTGGCATTAAAACAACAATTCAAGAAAGAATTAGAATTGCATCATTATTTGATTCTTATTGTAACGGTGGGTCAATCGCGCACATTAATATTGAAGCTCCATTTAATAATTTTGAAAAAGCTTGGAAAATGACTGAATATATTGCAGATCAGGGATTGACTTATTTTGCTTTCAATACAAAAATCCAAGCTTGTAAACATAATCACGCCTTCTATGGAAAGATTTGTCCGTTATGTGGAGAACCAGTAGCCACTGAATATACTCGTGTAGTAGGATTCTATACTCCAATTCAGTCATGGTCAAAAGAACGCAAAGCAGAGTATAAAATGCGTGAGTGGGAGAATGTAAATGCTAATTAAAGGAATAAAAGATGAATGTATTGGTGATTTTAAAGAAATTGGGATGTTGATTGTGTTTCCAAATTGCAGCTTTAAATGCGATAAGGATTGCGGCCGCCCCATTTGCCAAAATTCTCACTTAGCAAATTCACCAGTAATAGAAGTGCCAATTGACAATATAATTGAAAGATATTAGCAAAATCCTATCTCTACTTCATTAATTTGCGGTGGTCTAGAACCTTTTGATTCAATTCAAGATTTATATATGCTAATTGCAGATTTTCGTAAAGTTTCTAATGATCCAGTTGTAATATATACTGGGTATACTGAGGAAGAAGTAGAAAAAATATTAGGCTGGGCTTTTATAAAATGGTTAGGAAATCTTTATATTAAATATGGAAGATTTATTCCTGGTCAAGAGCCACATTTTGATGAAGTTTTAGGAATTAATTTAGCCAGTGATAATCAATATGGCAAATATTATGAATAAGAGGTAATATGATTAGGGTTGAAAATATTGAAGTTTGGGGTTTTGAGCATGCCATTCGTGGTATGCGCAACCCCATGAATAGTTGGGATAAGAGTGACAGCTATATGTGCGATGAGAAACATTGTGGCGGAAAATGTTGTCGTGAGGATATGATTGACGAAAAGGATTGTACTCAGCCTGATGGATATCATGTAGGTAAAAATGATTTGGGCCTAATGAAGAGGCTATATAAAGCTGGAACAGAGCATAGAAAGTATTTACGTCAGATTTTCGTCAGCATGGATATAACTGCTCCGTTATATTGGTGGAAAGAATTCGATACTTACAAAGTTGGTACAACAGCTAACTCGTGTTCTACCATGCATAAGATTGCGGCAAAAGAATTTGAATTAGATGATTTTAGTCATGAACATATAGAAGTTGGAATGTCTTCAGATATTTGGCTTAATTGTTTTTATCAAACTATTGACGTATTAAATATTGCAAGAGAAGAATATTTAAAAACCAAAAATAAAGATTATTGGTGGCAGATGATTCAGCTACTTCCATCTTCTTATAATCAAAAAAGAACCATAACCATGAATTATGAAAATGTAATTTCCATGCTTCATCAGCGCGAAGGTCACAAACTTGATGAATGGAATACTCTTCTCAAAGAATTCAGAGAAAAATTACCATATATAAAAGAAATCACTGAAATTTGAAAAATTAAAAAATTTTTGATATAATTATAATATAAAATTAAGAGAGGTGCAGAAATGTTACTTGAAACAACTCAGAAATTTGCAGTAGATACTGAAGTCAAAGCTAAGGACATGATTGAGGCTTTTCGCGCGGAAGCTGAGACAAAAGGATATACAGTTAAGAAGGCTGGATATGAATATAAAGTAAAAAAGGCAAAGGGTGAAATTATTGGAGAACGTTGGGTAGTAAGTGTAACTCAAGTATTTGGAACTCTTTGGGAGGAATAATGAAAGAAGATAAAATTATCAGCTTAGAAGAAGTTAAAGAGCTTAGTAAAGTATTAGATTCTACCTTCCCCACAGAAGAAAATTCAAATGAATCAGATATGAGTACATTGATGATAAATCTGCTAAATATGCCTGACGAACAATTTGATCTTATAGCGCCAGGAGTATTGGAAGGTTTTGAGCGTTCAGTCAATAACCCAAATAATAGAATTGCATTCGCGCAAGCAATGAATTCTCTTGGATATACTGCAGATGATATGGTAGAAAGTATTGATGAAATTACAAAATCCATTGATGCTGTTGATGTTATACCAGTCATGAAAAAAGATTTCTTAAAAAAGTTAATTGGTATTTTATTTAATACTATTAATGAAACTGAAGGAATTGCAAAACGATATATTTCCATTCCAATTGAATTATGTCACGAAAATGCAAAAGTTCCACAATACGCGCATGTCAGTGATAGTGGAGTCGATGTATATGCTCTTGAAGATATAACAATTCATCCAGGAGAAACAGTACTTGTTCCAACGGGTATAAAAGTAGCATTGCCGCCGGGATATGAAATTCAGGTTCGTCCAAAGAGCGGCCGCGCACTTAAAACAAAACTTAGAGTTGCCAATACGCCTGGTACAATTGATAGTGGATATCGTGACGAAATTAAAGTTATAATTGAAAATATTGAGCCTTCAATTAAAAACATGACAGTTGATGATAATGGACGCGTAACTTCTGTTTTATTTGGATCTGATTACTTTATAGGAAAAGGTGAGAAATTTTGTCAGTTGGTACTTTCGGAAGTACCTAAAATGGCGTTCTATAGAGTTGATTCAATTAAAGAGGTTGATGAAATAGACCGTGGAGGTGGATTTGGTTCTACTGGACTAAAATAATCCAAAACGTAAATGGCAAAAATTACAATAGAATAGATAGCACAAGAATTAGAATAGGACTCTTGGAAAGTTATATCAACTACTTATACAAATTTAAATGAGTAGATGGAATTTAAATGTTCTGAAGGTCATTCAGTTTATACTAGCTGGGGCAAATTGCGTGTAAAGCGCGAATGCCCCATTTGTAAAGCCAATAAATTTAAAAATGTAAAACCAATTATTATTGAAAAAAATAAAAATGTCAATAGAATTTTAGCACTCGATCAAGCCAGTCATATTTGTGGATATTCAATTTATGACGATGGAAAATTGATCACATATGGCATTTTTGAAACCAAAACTCAAAATGAAGATACTCGCATTCATGAAGTTAAAGAGTGGTTAATTTCCATGATAGATAATTATTAGCCAGATGTTATTGGAATTGAAGGCATTTAGTATCAGCAATCATTTGGTGTAACTACTTTTTAGGTGCTGGCGCGATTATAGGGAGTTTTGATTGAGGAGTGTTTAGATTAGAAGATTCCTTATGAGATTTGTCCTACAAATACATGGCGCGCCTACTGTGGAGTAAAAGGCCGTACTCGAAGCGATAAGAAAATGTCGATGTAGACTTTGGTTAAAAAATGGTTTGATATTAGTGTGAGTGATGATTGCGCTGATGCAATTGGAATTGGAAAATATGTTGCTGAAAGGCATTAGAAAAAAACTGAAATTGTCAGTTGGGAGTGAAGATGGCAGAGATACAAAAACCTACAACTATGTTGATGGATGAATTTAAAGAGAAATTTGTTGAACTTTTGAATAACTCACAACTTCCTGCTTGGGTTTTGATTTATTTAATTGAACCTTATGTTTAGGAACTCAAACAGGTTGAACAACGAGTAAAAATTGAAGAACGTGAAGAATACGAAAAAACTTTGAAAGAAGCAGAAGAAAAGACGGAGAATTAAATTCTCCGTCTTTTTTATTTAAGTTCATCTTTGATTATAATGGCGCTAAGGATAAGCGGAAGAATTAATAAAATTGCTTCATTTGAATATCATTTAACGCAAAGGAATGCATAAGCTAAGAAGCCTAGAATGTAAATTATATAAATTAAAATATTCATTTAAATCTCTACGTTGCTATTTTCTTCGGGATAAGAAATATCAATATTTGTTCCAGCCTCTTCGCCATCATATGTCCCTTCATCAATTGCATTGATCATCTATCTTGCGTACCGTCTTGCCTCAAGAACTTCTTGATACTGTTCCACATCATCTCCAAGAAGCTGAGCTTCCATTGCTTTAATCACCACATAATCAGTGACTGACAAGAATGCTTCGTAATACTCTCGTGTAGAATGTCGGTATTTTGGGAGTGTTCCGAGTGCGTATTTTTCTACTAAAAGTTCAGATATCATATAACCTCCTTATGAATATGTTCCAATTGCTATTACATCTATATACACATTACAAGTGGTTGAGTTAGCACCAACTCTTTCGACGCAAGCCGTCCCACCTGACGTGGCACTTGGCGCTGAGCTTCCAGCTGTCGCCCAACAGGTCTGATTTCCACCAGCTCCGCCAGAAGAACTAACTGTATATGCTCGATATGAAACTGTTGGAATTGCATTAAATGCATAATACCAATTTCCAATATCAACCTCTGATTGAGATTCATATATCGGAGTAATCCACAATTTATCTAAAGTCATTGTTTTGGACACCCTTTTCCATGCTATCTAAATCTTTCTAGTGGAATCCGTAATAGTATTGTTTAAGAATCGTATGCATCCACTCGTAGAGTTTCCATATGCTCTGATAATTCCGGCAGGTGGATATTCAGTATTTTGAAACGTTAGACCTAATGTACCATTCAAACTAAACTAATTAGTCCCCGCTGTATGCGCTGAATTCCACGCGGCGCAAGAAAGTCCTCCGTAAAGAAGCTGTAACTCCAAACCCTGTGAATTTGGTGCATATAACCTAATTCCTCCAGCATTTACGTATGTTTGCCCATTATCATATGAATTAGTAATTGTAAGTACCCTTGTAAATAAATTTGTACCGGTTGACATGCCATCGTTCCGAGAAATATTAATAGTTCCACCAGTAATGTTTGCACTATTTGATGAAAGACTATTAGCTATTAAATCTCCAGTATTAGTAACCTTAAAAACACCCTTTCCAAGTGCTATTCCATCAGTTCCAACATAAACACCGTTGTGAGTTGTATCCGACAATGAGGTCATACCATTATACATTGAATTACTTGAAAGGGTTAATCCTCCAATCGTGCCACTAGATGTATATAAAGTCCCCCAAATAATAGCATTGCTAGCCTAAAGAAGGCCCGCAGATGATACTTTAAAACCAGTAGCTCCACTCGCAGGACTGCTCCCGATTGTTCCATCTTTGGCAACATAAATTCCCATATCAGGCTTATTATTAAGATCATCAAAGGAGCCACTCGTTGCAACAGCAGATAATCCATTTATACTACTACTGTCAATCTTCACATCTGGCTATAATGTTAACGACCTTGCTACAATATCACCAGTAATCTATAAATTACCATCATCAGTTGCTTTAAAAACAGGAACTACTGCATTATCAATATAGCTATTAATCTATAATCCATATTCATGAGTAGTATTATTTAAATGCCCAAGTCTTATTTTTTCATAAGAAATCGGCGCGCCGCCTTGCGTTGTATAAGTTGTCTATACAATAACACCTTCTTTATTAAATCTTACATAACGATCTTTATCATACATCTATCCAGCATTTGGATCGATTGAGAACGAATCATAAGCAGTAATGCCATCTTTATCCCACTTAAAGGCAATTGCTGATTCGCCTTCTAGATTATTATCCATATCCCCAACAATTGTAATCTTTTTGGTATCAATTGAACCACTTGATAAATACTAAACACCAACTCCATCGCCGCGCACTGCATTATTCCAAGTTTCGCCACCATTAGTAGTAATAAAAATACCGCCAGAGGTAATTTTTACTTGTTCACTAGTATTTGCCATATTTGTAACGGTAATACCCTAATCATCCGTAACGACAGAATTATTAATTGATGATCTATTTAATGCATTGTTATTTGCTTTTACTGATGAAGCTAAAATATCAGTTTTAATTGTTCCGTCTGATTCAATTATATTAGAAACCTTATTGTATGCGCCAACCGTATATTGTAACGATTGCGTTTGAGCCGTAATTCTTTGGAATAAATCTTCAAATTGTGTTCGATAATTCTATACTGTAAAGCTATCCTTAGAAGGTTCATCAAAATTATAATTAATTTCTGTAATTACAACTTTTTCACGATAAGGAGTTTTTACAAACTAATCACGATCATAAACCTAAATATATCCAAAGAAATCAGTATCTTCAACATAACTAATGTCACCCAGTCTAAAGTCTTTAATCTTAAAATCTTCAAGACTTGTTAATCGCATAACTGCAATATTATATGAAACTTTTGGACGCGAAGAAGTATAAGCCACAGAATTAGCATCAAGATAATATAAATTATCATCATAATATTTCTAATCGGTCCACGACCCTTCAGAAATAAAATGAGCATATTTTTTATTAAACAAATCTGTTTTTAGTTTAATGTATTCTTTATACTAATCCATCTATTGCTAATTAGCTTTGATTGTCTAATCATATGTAGCAATTACAGTATTTAATTTACTAACCTAATCTTGATAATAATTTACTAATTGTGTTTGTGATTCAATCGCGGCAACATGACCTTTTAATTCAGGACTACTACCAATATACTACGCAATAAAAGCCTAAGTTCCTGTTGAATTATAGGTTTTCATGCCAGCCATATTAGTAATCCAAGCCTGATTGTCTCTAATCTCTACGCCCGCCGCCTCAATCGCAGTCTTATAAACGTTTACTAGTCCTTCATCTTTGTTTTTAGCAATTAAATAATTAGCAGTTTCTTCTGCTAGTCGGGCATACTCAGTATTCCAAAAATGTAAATTTGCATAAAAAGCTTGCGTGTCTTGATAAGTACCATGACGACTATAGAGGTCTTTATTTAATTCCGCGCCATCCATCATTTTATGATTGACATAATAATCAAAATTTAAAACATAATCAATCTATGGATAATTAAATTTACTTCGCGAAATGCGGCAAGTACCATTTTCACCAAACTCATTATTATTTTCTAAAACAATTGTTTTAGTTACAATCTAACTAGATTCAATAGTTCTTGAAATGGACTATAAATCAATACCATAAACAAAGCCAATTCCACGATCTTCACCTGCTTCGCGCCGAATAGTAATATATTTTTTAGGACGAACCTACACTTTTCCTGGCTCAACTTCTACAATCTCTTGCTCAATCTTACCAGTTTCATCATGCCTAACATCAAATCGAATCCAGCACTCAAAGGTCTCAGCAATTGTCTGCAATATATTAAAACGATTAGATTGTTTTATATTAATAGATCTCACTTTAGAATAATTGTCATTATACTTCTATACTAAAGTAATTCCCTACTTGTTCCAATCTTCAAATCCACTATATAAATAATTTATTGTATTATTTTTAACAACAAAATAATTATACACTGTATTGATAATACCAGTCTTATCTAATTCACCAGGGTATAGCATATTACCCTAATGATCTTTAACAACTTTAAAAAGTTGAATTTCTTCAATATATCGCGCAGAAGTATTTGCTGTTTGAGTAATAAATAATCCAATTCCATATCTGTAAATATCAGAACCGGTAAAACCATTTGTACAGGTTAATTTAAATTCCACCCAATTTTCGCTACCGCTGATTGGAGGAGTCACAGGATCTACTCTAAAAAAAGTAATACCAGTTGGCTATTTACTTCCAATAGTCGAATTAAATTGATACTGTCGTACTAATGGCGCTAAATTTAAATTTGATGAATCACAATAACTATAAGCACCATTTATTAACTACTTTGCTTTTATGCGAACGTAGTAAACTTCACCTTGTTTACACTCTTCTTGAAAATGTTGACTATTAGAGTGAAATGCATCGTTATAATAAAATCTTGTGGAATTCCCAGCTGCGGGAATAGTCAAATACACAATACGAGTTTCTGCTGTGGAAGCTGTCACTGGATAAACAGTTAAACTAACTGGATACTCAGTAGGTGCTTCCCAGCCGGTAGTTGAAATAAATGCTGTGCCATTGGCGATTAAATTAGTCGCATAAAGCGCATCACCAAATTCACTACCGATTGATTCATAAACAATATCGCCTACTTCAACCTAGCCAGCATATTGTCCACTAGGATTAACTGCAGTTACTGTATGAACATAACAACTTTTACCACTGACTGGCTCAATTGAATTAATCGGTTCAGAAACTAAACGATTAGCGCGGTATTGAGTAGAAATATAATTATATTGAATGCTACCAATTGTCTAATTATCAACTACAAAAGTTAATATTTCATTTGTTATAGAGCAATTACAAGAGCTAATTTCATAACAATCTGCCTAAACTAACATCTCAGTCTAAGCCAATTTTGAATATTTTTGCTCTGGATCATAAGCAAAATATAATGGGCTAATTGTAGTAGATGGCGTTTGGATACTATTATTAATAAAATCTGCTAATTGAGGATAATAAATCAAAATTTTTGTTGGCTTATTATCAATGGTAGATGGTATATTAACTGACTAAGAGGTTTGCATATTAGTCGCTGTAAAACCTGATGTCAATTCAATTTCAAATACAGCTTCCTCATTAAACTGTTGAATATTATCTGTACTGCCTAAAGTCCATTCAGTTCCTTCAATAGTCCGTTCTACCAACTCAGAAACAGTGCCTTGATTGCCACCTGTTACATTATTTAATGTTAAATCATCATCAAATATTAAATTAAAACCAGTTTTTGCCAATTCATTAATATTAGCGTCTTCACACTAATAAATTACTGTTTTTCCGTTAGATGATTCTTGAATATTTTTGATAACTAAATCATACCAATTATTCAGCCATAGTACTTTAATTTTTCGTTCGTTAACTAATAAAGTTATAAATGAATTGTCGTAATCTTCTCCAGTTACTTCGTCATGATAACGATAATACATTTTAAAGGAAAAAGTTACTTTTCCATTTACATTACAAATTAACTTTGGCTCAATAGCGCGGCAATCAGCTGTCATGGTATCAGATCCAATCACAGCAATTTTTTCTTCTTCATAATGCCCAGGAACTAAATTCCCATTGATTTCTTGTTCAGGAATAAATATATCTTCCCATACAGAAATCTCATATTTATCTTTTGCCATCTAAACCTCCATTAATAATACAGATAATCATATTCTATTTTACAATTGTCCACTACTGAAGAGCGAGCAACATTAATTTTTATATAATCACAATAGTCAACTAATTCTTCCGCAGTAAGTGGGTCTGGATCTTGGGTTATAGGAATTTTAAAAAATGTACCACTTGATATATATTTATTATAAAGTGTGCCAGTTTTATTATTATTCGCATCAATACCATAAACTAAATTAGTTGCTGTATCTACAACAAGCCGAGTATCTCCACTGTCCATAATCAAACCAGTAAAATTTAATTGTGCCAAAGATACATCTCCAACAGAAGAGGTGGCTGGTTTATTTTCACCTTTGACACGATGCACCATTTCCAAACTTAAATCTGAAGGAACAACATCATGGTCAATAATAACTTTAAAATCTGTTGGAACGTCTCCTGGATTATAGACAAATCGCGCAGCTACATTCCCATTATCTAAACTACTAATATTTTTTAATTCATTCATCTACGCTTGACTAAGAAGATGAACAGAATCATACCATTCATCAATATTTGGATAATTAATTTCATCTTCTTCAAGCAAATCATAAATTTTAAAGTTATCTCTCGCATAAGGTACATAGCTTATAAACTAGAAAGTAATTTCACCTTTATGCACGCGAAGTTTTTCAAAGAAAGTGTCTCCACCTGCCTGAACTGGTTTTTCTCTAAAGGTTAAATATTTAATTTGCGGCGGCGCCTGTAATTTAACCCTATATTTTTTATAAGGGACCTCATCAAGCACAAGCCAATCTTCTGCTTTGCCATTAAAAATCTATCTAATCTGACGTAACTAAGTTTCACTCAAATCATCAAAAGCACATTGAATAGTAAAAGTTCTCTAACTATAAAAAGAGTCCCAATAATAGGTACCATCACCGCCAGGTATTTTAGAAGTTGTATCGGTAAAATTAGGGATAGAAACATCATTATATCTATCGCCATCACTTACCCTATACAAACCTAAATCGCGACTATGATGTTCCCCAAATTGAAACCCAAGATAATCTCCATAGTATTTCATTTTATTTCTCCTTTTAATTCCTAAAATTAAGTAGAAAAAACTAAAAACTTTTTTATGATTCTGGGGCCTCATAAGAGGCCCCTTTAAATTATCTCATCAAACTAATTGCGTTAACATTTCGATACTCCGCGGCATCGTAAATTTGTTTTTTAATACGCTCTGCAAGTTGATCAACATCATAATCAGAATCAATTTCTGCCTGAATATCAATATCAAAATAATTATCTCCACCGGTCTACGCCGCAGTCTTTGTACTAGAAGTATTCTTTAAGATGGACGCAAGAATGTCTTTTAATGCAATAAAGTTCTATGTGTCAGCCGCATTCAACACCATCTCTGGACGTGATTTTGTACCATCTAACCATGCGGGACCAGTAAAGTCTGCTAAACCACCTTGCTTATATGCTTGGAATGAATACAATGGAGTACCGTTTTGATGAACAGCAGTATAACCAATTTGTCCATTTGGTAATTTAATTTTATACCAGCCATAATCACCATAACCAATAACATCAAAAGATTGTCCTTTTTCAGTATGACCAATTACGTTATTACCATAGGCAACTGAACTTCTGACATTAACCCAACCATAAGTATTAGTAATACGTCCTAATTTAGCAGGTTCACTATTTTTAGGAGTCTACTGTGGAGTTGTAGCAGCAGGAGTAGAAGTAGTGGCTTTTGCTGGAGTAGTGGCAGAAGTAGTACTTGTTGTCGTCGTTGCAGGACGTGCTGCCTATGTAGTATTGGTAGCTTTTAACGAATAAGCCTATTTATTATAATCCCAATACAAATCTCCATCAGTATAAGTTTTCTTAGTCTTACTGTCATACCATGTTCCAGTTTTAGCATCATACGTCAATGTTGTACCATCGTTTAAAGTCAATTTACCAGAACTAGATTTTGCTTCTGCCAATGTATAGTTTTGTAAGCCTTGAATTGCAATTGCAATTTCCTTAGTAATATCTTCGGTCCACTAGAAAGACTTTAATTTACTAAGCGCCTGGAAATTAGCATCTTCTTTTAATAACTAATAAAGATCACTTTCAACTTTAATCTTTCCATTGGCATCAAATGCGCCCGATAGCTTAGATTCAACATCTGTCCAGAACATACCATAACGCTTTTCATGCTCCAACAAATCTTTTAATAGATCAATCTGCGCTTGACGCTATTGTTCCGCGCGAGTTGCTTCCTCTTGCATTTCTTGGATGGTTTGATCAATAATCATATCTTGATAAGATTGCTGGTCATTGCTAATTTCTTTTTGAAGCTTAAGAATCTCTAAATCATTCGCGCCAGAGGTGTCGCGCTGAAGATATGCAAGCCGCATTTCTTTATCACGAATATCCTGTTCCTTTTCAGTATTTTCACGAGCTTGACGTTCTTTAGCAACCTCATCTTGAATTGCCGTTATCGTTTTGTTGGCCGCATCAGTAATTGAAGAATTAATATTTTCCAATGCTTCAATTTCTGCTTCACGGCGCGCTACCAATGCGTCATAAACTTTTTGTTCAAAATTGAGATATTCTTCTTTACCGCGATCTTGAATTTCAATTAACTGATCATTAATTTCTTCAATAGCATCTTCTGTATCTACAATTTCTCCTTGAAGTTCTTCAAGACGCGACACATATTGTTCAACTGCTTTGCCAAGGTTTTCATCTACGATTTGATCAATTGCGTCATAATCAATTTGAACTGTATTAGTGCTTAAATCATAACTTGCATACCGAGTCGCGCCAACTGCGCCGAGAGTAGTGATGTTACCTTCACTATCTTCATATTTTTCATTTGCGACGTTTTGAACTTGGCGTTGACGACCAGCCAACATTTGTTTTTGAAGAGCAAGTTGCTGTTTTAAAGATGCTGTCTCGCGAAGAGTATTTTCTACGAGATCGCTAGCTGTCTTGGTATGATCTTTGAGCATATCTTCATAACGATGTTCAAGACGTTCGCGCTCACGAAGAGCAGTATTGATTTTTTGTTGAAGGTTATAAAGTTCATCATAGGGATTGAGCCATTGATTTGATTTTTCTTCTTTTCCAGAACCTCCCGAACCAGAACCGGATTTAGAACCACCGGAGCCTCTAGATCCATAATTCTATAATCCAGAAAAATCAGGTTTAGGATAATCTTTAGTAATAGGCTCCCACGTCATTTCATAAATAGGCACTCCTATTGTTCCACTTGTAATCTATTGATTTATATTATTCCATGCCTCTCCATAATTTAACTAATTAATCTTACTTGCTTTTGGAACCACAATCTATTGCACACCAGCCTATTTGTATGATTGTTTCAACCCCATATTTGCAGAGATTGCTTTACCCGCTTCACCAGAAGCATTAATCATTTTATTTAAGCCGTCTCTAAATTGATCAAGTTCCCACATAGCTTCTACAGTCAAATCTGGAAATTCCTCTAAAGTCTGCTAAAACCACTCTCTAAAAGTAAGGGTTTCTTCAGTAGCATTAGTTGGATCCAAAACAAAATCAATAATTGCCTATTTTCTTGTAATTTCTATCAATTCTGAAATTCTTGAATATGCAGCTTCTTGTTCTTGTACATTATCACTAACTAACTAAGTTAATAAGCCTTCAATTTCTGTTCCTTGGAAAAATTCATCATTTAGTTCACCAACAACTCCAAAAATTTCTTGTAAGGTACCTTTAAGATTTTCAAACTATTTAAACTACTCTGAACTTAATTCAAAACTTACCCCTTTTCCAAGCGGACCATTCTCCCCAAATAAATTACTCCAATCTTTTGAGGTATCAATAAGTTTTTTCATGTTAGTGTTAACAATGACATATTGTGCAGCAATTTCATGAGCTGAATCAATCTCATTTTCTTGTACCTTACCAAGTCGAATTAATTCATCAGCATAAGCTTTTACTTCATTTGGGTCTAATCCTTTTTTAGACACCTCAGAATAAACTTTAGTCAATCTGCCAACCTAAGAAGCTGCTAAACTATCAAAATCTCCTCCAATGAAATTTTCCAATACATCTTGTGGAATAACACTAGAAGCTTTGGAAAGAATTGCATTTTTGTATTTTTCAGCTCCAGTATTTGCAAAATTGCTTACAAGCTGATCCAGAGTCTATTCTGCTAATAATCCAATTTCATCTAAATCATCGTATTTTTCTAATTCCTTCAAGTACTAAGGATTTCGCGCTGCCATGTCTTGAATAGCAGTTACCCACTCCTCAGCAGTCGCATCTGATAATTTAGCAATAAATTGAGGTAGCATTTCATTAGATAGTCCATCTATACCAAGTAAACTTAAATCAATGTCCTAATCAGTAGCTCGCTAAATAATTTCATTTAAATATTCTTTATCAGTTAAAGTGTCTTGGTAAGTACCCTTTATCTAACCATACTCATCATATATGTTTCTTGTAATGGCCTTACCGTCTAAGCCAGCTGTTAATCCAAAAATCGCAGCCTTAGTTTCAGACTATTCACGACCCCTACCTAACAAATCATTTGTTTGATTATTAATAGCAGTAACAATATTATCTAATTTATCACCAATATAAAGATATGAACCATCTTCACGATATGTAAATTCAGATACATTAACTCCAGCTTCAACTAATTTATCATAATCATCTTTTGAGAAATTACGATTCTATTCACCATTACGAATATTATTTGCTAATTTAACTAAATCTGGTAACTATTCAGAAAGTTTTTCAACATCAATTGTTGCTAATGAGTGTGCACGATTTTTAATTAATTCAATAAAGCTATCAAAATCTTGTTCTGCTCCCGATAAATCAAAACCTAAACTTATTAATGTTTCTTTAAAACTATCAACATCTTCTTCAGAATTTAAGGCTACAGTAGAAAATGCTCCTACTACTTTTTCTAATTTTTCAACATCTTCAGTTACATCTGTGCCTATTAAGTTTCCTAACCTTTCAATAATTTCCACGCCAAAGGCACCATCATCAGCAGGAACATACTACTGTAATTGTTTAGCAAAAGAATCGATTGTACTTGAAGCAAACTAATCAGTAGCATCTTTAAAATTCTAATTATTTAAACTATTATAAGCATTATCAATTGAAGTCTGTGCAACAATAATACTTGTAGCAAATTCTTTTGCCCATTCTCCATATTTTTCTTGCCCACCTAATGCCGCCTATTCAGCAGGACTTAAACTATCCCAATATGCCTTAATCGCTCGCGCTAACGGAGAATTTGCATCCTAAAGATCTTGTATATTAGCATCTTTTAAGCCTTGTATAATGTTATCCTCAGTAAGGCTATTAAGTTTTTCATAAATGCTATCTAAATCAGACTATTTTAAGTTTTCCCCGGTTTTTCCTTGAAACGCTTTGGCAACGGTACCTTCTAATCCAGCTATAGTCTTTGTGTATGACTCCAATTCTTTCGCAGCTTTATTAGCAGTGCGCCACGATGCAAAAGCATTTTTTACATCATCGTCAGCCAAACCTTTTGTTTTTCCGTTTAAATCAAATTTACCATTATAAGTATTGTAACTAGTAATACCATAAGTCTCTCTTAAAAAATTTTTATAATCTTCTTCAACGTTAGCGTCTCCACTCTATTTCTATCGCTGCAGGCCATTCTTTAAATTTTCACGTTCTTCCTTGTACATATCAGAAAAACGAGAACCATTGTCAAGAAAATTCTAAGCATATTCTTGTGCATCCTCGTCTAAGTCAGTTAATGATAATGCTAACCCTCCTAGAGCAGTCCCAAAGCTATCTAATTGAGCGTTAATTGAAATTAAACTTTCTCCTTGTTTAGCTATCTCATCAAAATCTAAAATGCCACCATAAAGCTTCTCTTCAATACCAAAATTATCCTTAACATACTGATAAAGCTATTCATTATTACGAATTAGACCTTCTGCAACGGCAACAGCAATTGTATCAGTTTGTTCATCAGTTAATGCTGATTCAAGATGTGTAATTCCATCCTGATCACGAGTTTCTACACTAAGATCCATGACGGATCGAGGCTCTATTAAAAATGCCTATTCTCTTAAATTATTTATATTTGCGCCAATCTAACTAATATTTCCTAAATTTTCGCGGGATTGATAATCTGTCATAATAGCATCGTAATTAGTAATTCTTAAAACGCCATTATCATTTTCAATCTATAATTCTTTATATTGATTTAATAACTCTAATACTTCTTGATTATTAGCACGAACTGCTTCAGTCCATTCTTTAGTACCTTCAATTAATTCATCTATTTTACTTGCAGATTCAGCTAAATCTTCATAGCTTTCTCTTAAAGTATTGACAGCTTCAGTCGCTTGATTAGCTGCCTCGCTTGCCGATTCTAAAGTGGCTTTAGTTCGTTCTGCGGCCTCGGTAGGAGTTTCAATTACTTCAGTCAATATCGTAATTAATGCAATTATTGCACTAATAATTGCCGCAATCCAACCAATAATCGGAATATTCCAAATTGTTTCAGAAACTTCAATTCCAAATATTTTAAATGCATTAGCTACCATCGGTAAAATTGAGCCAACACTCATTAATGCAACACCTATCGTTTTTAAGACTTTTGTTGTACCGTTAGACTACCCAGAAACTTTTTCAATTATAGTTCCTAAACCTAGTAGTGTCGATCCAATTCCCATCATAGCTGTCTAAGTAATATTTAAAGCTTGTTGCTAGTTTTTAAATGTCACTCCTAATTTATCAGCCTATTCTCCAGTAATTGACATCTAAATTCCTGCTTCTTTAGCTTCTTGAGTATATTTGGCTAAACTTTCAGCATCAGTAATAGCTGATTTTTCTAACTTCTTAAAAATTTTTAATTGCTATTCATTTAATATATTTTCATCAACCGACTATAAAGCAGTATCAAAAATATTTTGTATGTTGTTTTGATTTAAATTAAAATCTATATCACTTAAATCAACTGTTTTTAATCCAAGCTAGCCAGCACTTAATTTAGATGAAAATTTCTTTGCTAACCAATCTTTGATATTTCCAAATTTATCTTTAATTCCTTCTGCTAAATTTTCTCCAACGTTTTTACCAATTTTAGTAATAGCAGACTTCTCACCTCTAAAAGCCATTCCCAGTTGAGCAATGTAACCTTTAATACCACTTTCTGGATTACCAAAAAAACTATTAAATAATGAACGCCCTAATTTTAATCCACCAACAGAAATGCCAATTGCGGCGATCGACTTCAGTAATCCATTACCACCACTAATAGTATCAATAACTTTATTAAGAGCATTAATCAAACCAGTTAACATATCAACCGCACCCTTAATAATATCACTATTAGTAATAGACATCAAAAATTGATCCCAAGCATTTTTTAACTTAGTCAATTTTGTTTCTAAAGATTCAAGTGTTTTGTTATATTGCTCAGTAGCCGCACCATTAGCATCTTGCGCAGCAGCAGTCAACTCCTATGTACGTCTATAGTCTGACATAAGAGCAATAAAACGAGACTGCTGACGAGAACCGGCCGCCATAGTCGCGATATATCTTTGTTGAACGATATCTAAGTCATCCCACTTAGAAGCCAATTCCATAAAAATTTCGTCAAGACCTTTTTGCCCAACCAGGAACTCATTCAAATTAATTCCAGCTGTCCTTAAAGCCTTAGAAACTTTATTAACATCGATTTCTTCGCCTTCTTCATCAGTTCCAAGTAATTCGCCCTTTGAATATAAGTCTTTAACTTCAGAAAAACGTGCAACAACAGTCTTTAATGCAGTACCAGCAGTTTCTGCAGATTCACGAGTGGTTTCAATAATTTGTGCCAAAAACGCCGCGGTATTTTCAAATTGCATATTTGCAGAATTAGCAAGAGAAGCAACCTTAGTCATAGCTACTGAAATTTCATCAACATCAGAAGCAGAAATCGCAGCCAGTTTAGAATAAACATCTGCAATATTGTCAGCATTAGCCTCGTTAATTTCCATGTTGAAACCACGAAGAGCATTGGTTACACGGTCGGTTGCCTCTGCCGCATCAAGTCCAGCAATACGCGCCATTCTTAATGTAGCATTTGTAACTGCCATAACTTCGTTAGTTTTTAAACCTTGCTGATAATAAAGGGTAGACGCTTCATAAACATCGTGGATAGATACACCAAGCTCGTTTGCACGTTTTGTGTACTCAGGTAACTTAGTCCACATGTCTCCAACGGAAAATTCAGTAACAACAGCGGTTTCAGTCATGACTTTATCAAGATCTTTAACCGTATCCATGGCAGAGCGAATAGCTCGTTTAAATAATCTTACAGCATTTCCAATAGAAAAGAATTGTAATATATTATTACGCATCTGATCTAATTGTTTAGCCGATTCAGACATTTCATGAATAGAACCGCTAGCTTGATCAAATCCCCTAACAGCTTCTTCGCTTGCTGAACGAGAGGCAACCAAAGCTTCATTAATTTTTTCAATTGTTTCTGTGGCTCCGGCGCCGCCCTTAGCTCTAATCTCTTCTATCTTTTCTTCTAATATTTCAAAAGAAGTTATACTCTCAGGATCAATACCAAATTTATCCCAAGGTACATCAGTCATCTTCAATAATGAATCTTTGACCTTTTCAAAGGCGTCGCTTTTTACTTGGGCTAAATTATCATTTAATTCTTTAAGTCGAGTTTTTGCAGATTCAGACTACTTTCCTAAATCTTCAACCGCTCTTGAAGCTTTATCTAAATTTGAGCTATCTGATCTAGCATTAGATAATTCAGTTTTTAATTCTTCCTATTTTTTTCGCGCTTGAGCTAATTCTTCATAAGCCTATGTAAGATCCTACACTTCTTTAACTTCTGGCAGTGTCCCATTTCTCTAAGCTTTATCATACGCTGCTTTCCAGCCAGATTTAGTTCCAGACTTATTTTTATACTCAGCTTTAAATTCTTCTTCAGTCTAAACTCTAGTTTTTACTTCTTTTTCAGCTAATTCAATAATTCTTTCTCTTTCTTGAACAAGCTTTTTTGTTTCATTAATTTCCTGTTGAATTTCTTCAACAGCACGATTTTTTGAAACTCGATCATTATATAAGCTCTATAATTCGGTTTGTTTTCTTAAATCTTTTTCTAATTTCTCTGCCGCCGCAGCCTACTCACGAACAGCTTTTGCAGCTTTACCAATATTACTTTCAGAATTATTTAACTCACGATTATAATCTTTAATAATCTTTGTTAATTTATCTAAACTTTTTTGATCTGCATCAAGTAATTTATTCTGAACTTTACTTGACGAAATACGATTGTTTAATTGCTGCCACAAACTTCCAATTCGATCAAAACTTTTTGCAACCGACTTTTCATCAACAATACTTAATTCTTTATTTCCTGTTTTATTCTAAATGTTTTTAATCTCTGATTCTAAATTTGCAAAAAGATTTTTAAAATCGTCTTTCATGCCATCTGTCAAACTTAGTTTTGACAATTCAATTCTGACTTTATTAATTTCATTCTAAAAGCCAGTAATATTAGCACCAATATCAATAGTGGCTTTTATCGTAGTGTCCCTTGGCATTCTTTTCCTCCAATAAAAAAATCGGCATTAACTTTCATTAATGCCGAAATTCCTATTATAAGTCGCTTTCTATATCATCGCTTAAAAAGTACATTTCACTTACATAAGCATCCGTTCTCGACCCCACTGGCATGCCCACACCTTTAAACACTCCAACTAATGGAGAAGCTTGTGAACCCAGCTTTATAGATAAATCCGACATCAATTTAAGTTTTGGAATTTTTATAATTCCAGTTACGACCTTACCCGTTTCATCATCTTTTATACGGGTGCGGCCCTCTAAACTAACAAATCCATTTAAAAGCCGTTGTCCAATGCGGCATACCTTTGCTCCATTCGTATAATTATAAGTATATGTAACAATTAGCTCTTGATAAGGTTTCTATGCAGTAATTATATCCTAATTTATATAATAATAAATTGGTAAGCCAGTTTCTTTATCATATACAAATAAGTCACCAGATGGAATATTTTTTAATTTTGCATGTCTATCTTCATCACTTTCTACTTCTTCATAGGCGCTAATCTAAATTGGAGTTTCATCTTCTTCAATCAGCATTTTTGAATTATACATTAAACTAAATTGATCTTTTGAAAAAACTCCCTATGAAAAAGTAAGATTTAGTTCTCTTGTTGTTTCCCAAAAAACGTGCGCTCGATTATCAAAACCACCTCGCGCGGCCACATAATCTTTTACTTCATTTAATCCTGCAATTTGAATTTTATCAAATCGCGCCAATACTTCTCCTTCCTAAATAATCCTCTTAGGGGTCTCTATATCATAAGTAGATTTTATGAACACGTTCTCGAAATCTTTGAAGCTAAACTGTTCACTCATTTCCTCTCCTTAAACAAAAAGCGGAGGAAGCAAGCCTCCTCCGCCTAATATGCAATATTTACTTATTATGCTTCAAGGTCATACTGCACAAGTTTCATCATATCGCCATCTTCTGGACGAAGAACTGTAAGGTTCATATTGAATACAGAAGGATCGCCTTCAGCTTCAAGAGTAATTGTCTGTTCAGCAGTCATCTTAGCCTTCGGGATGATGAACTGGAAGAACTGATCCTTACCAGTAACATCTGAACGAGCATATGTATCGCCCTGAATATAGTATGTGCCTGGGAACGAATCACCAGAAATGGTAATTGTCTTTGTAGTAGCCTTTACCCAGTAAGTAAACATAAACTTGTGTCCAGCATAAGCGCCAGTGCCGTCTTGCTGACCTGTGCTATACAGAGCCTTTAAGTCACTAGCTGTAAAAGCTTCATCGAGCACTGTTCCATCTTCGTCATATAACTTAGATGCCGCGCCAGTAATACTGAAACTAATTTGATTATCAAGCGCAACCATACCAACAGGAGCGACTGCATCAGGACCAATATAAAGCTTTGCACGCTTACTACCTTCATTAACGTCATAAATATCTGCCGTTACATAACTTACTGCAGCTTTGGTGTAGCCTTCAGCGTTCTGGCCCATACGAATTACAGCTGTCTTCATAATATAACCGCCAGCGCCCTGAGCAACAGTGCCATCGCCAAGCATGATAGACATGGACTTCGGGCTAAACAGCGCATCTTCAATACTAACTGTGATTTCCTTACCGTAATCCCAAGTTACAAGTTTCGGATTACCTTTACCACCGCGGGCGTCAACCTGCTCAGCAGTTTGCTCGATGGTAGAAACCTTTAAGGTATCAAGGTAAAGTACGGGTTTGCCAGGAGTACCATCTGGATTGATCTCATACATGGTTACGTCAGCAACTTCCTTAATACCATAACGATCAAGAATACTAGCCATTCTTTAAATAGCCTCCTTATTTTTAATCATCTAAATTTCTAATCCAATATTTTGGTTTTACTTTTTTGCTATCTGCGCCCGCTAACAAACTACGAATATCTATATCGTATTTTTCTTTCTCTTGATATGTGGCCAAAAGAATAGGGATCGCTGCATAGCTTAACTCTCCAATATTAAGTGGATTTAATCCATAACCCATACAACAAATTGATGAAATTGTGGATAATAAATTTAACCCCAAACCCTTTTTAGCTTTAACACGATCACGATAACGTGCTTTAGCTTTCATAGCCTTAATTCGAGGATTTTCATCTGGATTCGGCGGTTCAATTGGTTTTCCTCCAATTGATTCTCTTATTAAATTCTAAAAATCAAAATAATCTTCTTCTTTCAAAAGACGAAGACTTTCTATTGACTTCGTTCCAGAAACACTTCCAATTAAAATCTATTTCTGTTCAAATAAATAAGTTACTTCTTCGTGTAAAAAGAAAAATAAAGCTTTATCTAATAATTCCTTAAACTACTAATTATTATAAGCGTTATTTAGCAAATATTCAAAAGGAGTTAATAATTCTTTTAAATCAATTCCTCTTTCAACATATTCATCTTCTATTTCTTCCTAAGAAAAAGTTAATAATTTCATGTACAAATAATATTCGTGATTAAGAGCGATGTCGCGAACTTTTGGCGGATAAATATAACAAATATCTTTAAAATTAACTGGCTCACCAAAATAAAAAGCTAAATTATTCATAATCCTCCATTACAAAAGTCATTTCATAACAAGAAATTTCTTCAGTAATAAAATTTAAATCAAATCCAACATGCTCTAATCTACCAATACCATTTATAACTTTATGATTTAAAGATTTTAAAATTTCTCCCATAATACAAAAAGGTCTTAAATTTGTGTCTTTAATAAACCACTATGTCAAAGGGACAAATACTTCAATACATAATGTAATATTATTAAATTCATCATTTGACCTATCTGCAGAAGCTCTAACAACTCTAAGAGAAATTAAACTCTAAGCTGTTTCTTTTGGGCCAACACGAGGAACTACTTTAATTAATTTTTCAAAGATTTCATCTTCAATCTGTGTCTGAGTTAAATCTTCTTTTGATAAAGGATCTTTATCAGAATAATATAATAATTTTAATAATTGCTAGTTAGCCTATAATCTATTTACAATCTTCTAAAGATTAATACCTAATTCACCTAAATTACGAACCATCGCGCGCCTCCTACACTCCATACTTCAACCAATAAAAATCTTTTGGATCATCGCTTTCTGTTTCTTCTGGCGGAGGGGTTAAATCATATTCATAAATAGGATCGATAGTTACATATTCAACTCCTTTAGAAGATTGAATATCATAACCTGTAACGCGATAATATTCTTGTAAAGGTTTCTCACCTACGATTAAATAATCATCTTTTCGAAGATAAGGAGTAGTTGGTAAAATAAAAAAGCTCGATTTTAAATTTTCCGTATAAAGTGTGTCCATACGGCTTCGAGATTTTAATTCATCTTTTAGCATATTGTCTTCTTGACCATACAAATAAGCCCAAGACTTATGTTCTTTTTTATCCCGTCCGGTCCACTTCAAAAAATGGGTCATATGTAACATAATATAACGATTATATCCACTAGCTTTTATTTTTTCTAAATAATAAACCATCCAAGGTTCTTCAATATCATCTTTATCTGGAAGCCATAAAACAGTTCCAGATGGAATATTTACATTTACACGGGTTAATAAATAATGTAAAGTTTTTGTATCATCCTATTTATACTTTTCAAAACTACCAATTTGAGTTTCACCTTCCCAATCAAACTCTATTAAATATACACTTTTAGATAAATAATACTCAAAGCCTATTTCTCTTTTTTTCTAAATGCGAGACTAATAATCATTTCCATATCGAGAAAGTCGATGCGAGTAAATATCCAAGTATTTCATTATTACACCTCGCTATTAAGAAGATCCACTAAATCAGAGCTGCCAAGAAGATTCATACAATCAAAAATAGTTTTTCGAAAGTATTTATAATTTAAATACCTAAGAGAATGAATCTTATGCATTAGTGTTAAATAATTAATTGTCCATTCTTCTTCTGGTACATTAAATAATTCGGTGACAATGCTATCTAAAAAAGATTCCCATTGTCCTTTATTTTCAAACTCACAAAGCAAACCAAATAATTTATTTTTTAATCGGTTAATATAACCTTCTTCGATAGGAGTCATTCTTGATCTGCCAAATGTCGATATTCAAACGGTTTCTTATTTACTGACCGATAATAAATAGCTTCTAAGCGTCTCGCATTGGCTTGTTCGGCGGCCAGCATCTGATTAAATTTATCAATTAAGTTTGCTTGTGAAAAATCACGTTCTACATATAATGGTTTCACATTTTCCCATGTTAAAATGGTACGATTTAACCATTCACATTTCATATAAGCTGCCAATATTTGAATTTCATCATTTGTTAAATCATCTTCAAAACCGCAACTTGTATACTCTAAAGAGACTCTAGGAAATTTAAAGCGCATAATTGCAGCTTGCAATAAAGAAAAAAGATCCTATCTTAATTCTCCTTCATCCCAGTCTTCCCATTCATCTTCTAAAATTTTGCTTAAAAAAGCATCATAAACCACATCAAAAGAAGTCATATTATGCCTCCTTATTCTGCGCGCTTAAACGGATGGCCTGAATAATATCACGACCACAAAGCTCCTTTAAGAATTCTGCTTTATCAAAATCAGCAAGCCTATTAGCAACTGCATAATCTGCTAATTGCACAATCTGCTCATAACTTAATTTTTTAACTTTCTCTTTAAACTCTTTCAAAGAAAGATTTACCATATAACGTCTACGCTCTTTATCATTCAGCACGATAATGTTCACTGGCTCTGCCGCATCTTCAGGCTCAAGTCCAAGCTCCTGCTTTTCTTTCATGTCCTCAATATACAACATACCAGTATCAATCATATATTTAAAACCGCGGTCATACATTAACTGCTCTAAAATTTCTGAGTCAACGGCATAGGTAGCGCCCTGTGCAATCCATTCATGCCGGAAAGGAATTTCACGAACTTCTACTAAAATAGAACCACGGATAGTACTCACAATATTAATTTTACTCATTAAAAAATTCTCCTTTTACTCCTTTTAATTAAAAATGGGAGAGGGAGTTAGTCCCTCTCCCTTATGATTATCCTCAGATATTTTCGTAAGGATTATAATATGTCTGGTCAACGCCAGTGTTCTTGTAAACACCCCAGTTATAGTGTGTAAGAATTGCGCAACCCATTTTCTTGTAAGCATAAACTTCAAGAGAGTTGTCACGGTTCTTAAAGTCATTAATCTGCGTAGCGCCTTCAAGCACAACTTTGACAACCTTCTCACCAGTAGAAGGAAGCACGTAAGCAAGCTGCGGATCAACATAAGTCCTATTATTCTTCTCATCAACAAAAGACTGCGGGATCTGAACGATCGGAGCGCCACGGAAGATATTGACATAACCAGTTCTATGAATCTGCTCAATATCATCAGGCGAGTACACGCCAGCAACACCGCCGTAGTTTGTACTATTACCAACAGTCACAGGGACGATAGCATCCGCGCCCATGTCAGCGATGAATTCCGGAGGAGCGAAGATAACAGGATTACCATACGCACGGACAACACTCATCAGCTTGACCATCTTATCTGTATTGAAGTGGTTGGAAGTTGCCTTATTAGCATCCGGACGATCAGCAGCGTCATATGCAGCACGCAGAGCTTTCTGGACTTCTACGAACACAGCATCTGTAAGACCCTGAGTCATAATGTCCATAACTTCTGCAAGGGATTCAGCACCATCGAGCATTCTTTCGAAGTCGATTGTCGCACCGCCACCAACTGCATGAGCAGAAAGTTCAAATGTGCGGCTATCAAGTCTAAATGTCTCATAAACACCAGACAGACCAACCTGAGTAAGGAACTTCTTCGCACGAGCCTTACCAGTCTTAACTTTGAACAGTGCTTTTTGGCCTTGGCCAACAACCTGAACTTCCGCAAACGGAGACAGCGCCGCAATAACGTTCTTCGGCATAACCTGATCAATTGTCTCGATCATAATTTCATAAATATCATAACGGTTCTTCATGAACTGATTCACAGAACCAGCAAGTTCACGGAGACCATCAACAAAAGCAGCATTAACATCAACATCCTGATTTGCAAAGCAAGCAGGAACTGTGCCCTTAGCAGCATGAAGGGCGATCTCTTTTAATTCACTAATAGTCATTATAATTCACCCTCCTATTATTCAGCGATACAACGGAACTTAATACCAAAAGTACCATCAGGCATTGTTGTACTTTCAATAACCTCAAGAACAGGACCATAAGAAGGCTTGCTGGTGCCGACAAGGATTGTACCGTCAGAAGTAGCGCCGCCATATAACTTAGTAGTTTTATAGCTTGCAACCGCTGTCTTGAAAGCTGCATCACTATCATAAGCAGTACCATAACTTACACAGTTAGTAGTAAATTTATCACCAACAGACAGATAGCCAAGTCTTGGGAAGAAGTCGTCCTTACCATTTAAAGAGAAATTCTTTAAACCAGGAGTACGTTCATCATACATATGTTCTGCACTATAATTTAAAGCAATCGGCAGAGAACTATCAGTTGCAAATTTTACTGTCCGATTTGCGGCATCAACAGCGAGTAACATACCATTTTCAAGTTTTGCTGTAGCAAAAGCTGTTGTATCAGGAGCGCATTGAGCTTCGATACGACCATCACGACGGAAAGCACAGTTATTAATTTCAATCTGGCCATATCCATCAATACTCAGTCTTGCCATTAATATTCATCCTCCATTATCGTTTATAACGAGATAAAATTTGTTCAATACCAGTTTTTGGAGTATCTTTTAAAACATACTCCGCTTCTGGCTTAAATGCCAAGCCACTCTTTTTTAACTCATAAGCAAGATGCATATCAAGATCTTCAACGGTATACTCACCAAGCTTCGCTTTATAAGTGTCGATTACTTCTTCAGGGAGCTTTTCAACATACTCTGCCATAACAGCTTCCTTGCGCTGTGTCTCTACAGCTTGCTTATAATCTTTTAAAACAGTGTTTTCTTCGACAAGAGCGGAATACTGAGAATTCAGTTCATTATATTGTCCTTCAAGAGCAGTATATTTAGCTGTTTCAGATTCTGCTTCTGTATTTAAAGTAGCAATAGTTTGTGTCATTTCGTCAATTTTGGAACCTTGTTCCTCACAAACTCTGGCATTATTTTCTGCATTAGTTAAATTTTCACTAACTAATTCATATGTATCACCATTTAACTAACGTAAAGTTTCAATGGTATCTTTTTCTTTTTCTGTTACATCAATGATGTAAACAATAGTACGTTCACCAAGAACAACACTATCATCTTCATCATTCTTTGTATAATTGACTCTTTCATATTGACCATTTTCAAGGCACACCACAAGTGCATATTCGTCGTAAATCGCGCAGATCGAATATTCACAAGTCCAACCACCTTCTTCTGTAAAATTCGGATTTAATAAACTCCAAATTGCACTATATTTTTGATCATCAGAAAGCTTAAAATTAATTTTTGACATCTCCGATTCCTCACTTACAATAGTAAACTCTTTAATTTTCTAAATGGTATCACGGATAGATTCCTGTAAGGAGAAGAAAGACGCACCTTCAAAACATGGCTCTACATTATCACCAAGAACTTGTAATCCCAAGAAACTTCCATGCTCAAAAACAATTTGTTTTTGACCTTGAAGAATGGCGGTATGATACATTAATGATGGTTCGTACAATTCCATCGACTATCCTTTACCTATAATTTCAGAAGCTTCTGGATATAAAGCTGTAAATAATAAAACATCGGTGCAAGCATAAGTACGCTCAACGCCATCTTCATCAAGATGCTGTTCCCAAGCAAAATTATTGTTTTCTGGTACAATACCATAAATCTATCCCTCTTCACGAGAATGACCATGGTCACTAAAATCATCCAATAAATAAATACCTTTTACTGGGACATAGTGTAAAGTAGAAATTAATTCATTCGCAAAGTCATCTGTTATAAATGTACCATTACGATTCGCGCCTTTATAGAAAATGCGACAACGTGCTTTAGAAAGTACATCATTAAAAGGTTCAATCTAACCATAAATACTAATCGGAAACTCAAATTCAGGTTTACTCATCAGAGCCTCCCTAATGATCTAAAGATTCCTCATTCTAAATAGTCTTTACTGATTTATCCTCTAAATCTAATGCTGGTCTGCCAACCTCACCAGACTATGTATAAGCAGAAGATAATGGTAAAAGTTTAGTATGAAGCTCTAATAAATCATTTTCCAATGTTTTAATATTTGAAAGTTCCCTTTGATTAATTCCACTTGCTAAAGCAGGTAACAAGAAACTATATCCACTTTGTGCAAGTTTAAATGAATCCGCGATATAATCACTTTGATTGTAATAAGTAATAGGAAGTAAAGTATATTTAAAGTCAATATTTGAATTTGCATATAAACAATTAAGTATATATGAAATAAATCTTGAATATTTATTTCCTAAAATCATCATAAGTGCTGTATCATTGCGAATTGATGTAGGTAAAGCCTAACTTCCAGTAGGTGAAAAGATCTAAGCACTTACACCGCCTTCACTATAGACATTTTGCAACATCTTATCTAATGAAGTGGTTGCATTTTCAGCAGCTGTCTTAGATATAATTGCGTCAACGTCCGCATAAGTTGTTAAAATGGACAAGTTTTTATTACCACGCATCATATTGACCGCGCCACGATGCATTTCCATCGCTTCTTCTGGCTCAAATAACAACTATCCATCTGGTAAATGCGGAATTTTTTGAACAATAATCTTTCTAATTTCTTCTAGATTACGCTCTTGCTCATTGTCAACAGCATCTTCATATTGAAGCGTGGCAGGAATTACATCTAAAAATAATGGCAAACCATCTTCAAAAAAAGAAAAACAAATTCCTATCTCAGCGGGTAATTTAACCCAGGGATTAATTTCTTTATTCCTTGAGTATTTACGATAATGTTTCTAAACAATATCTGGATACACATTCAATGCTGTCTACCGATCATCTTCATCAAATATTGTATTAAAATAAGTTATATTAAATTCTACAATATCATTTCCATGAAAATCTTTATAACGGGAACGGCAGTAAGCACTTGGTAAATCAAATAATACAAAATCATCTTTACTTAATACTTTAATTACGCCGTAATAACTTCCATCAATTAATACTTTCAAAGAAATATGCGTAAGTGTTTCTTGTAAATTTAACTTATCAAGATAATCTAAACAACTATAATATCTTTTGGCTATATGTGGAGTGGAGAGTTTCTTGCCAAAACTTGGATTAGGTATTAATAAACCCTAATATGTTAATAAAGTCGCATAGTAGTAAAGAATTCTCTTGTATAAGCTTTTACATTCAAAAAAATTACGTGATAAAGCTTGCTGAGCGGCGACATCACCGGAATTAATAATTTGTTCAATCTCTTCGGGTTTATAATTGCGTATAGAATGAATATGCTTGTAACCATAATTATTCCAAGCCTTTTCATTCGAAGCAACTATTTCATCTTGTATTTTCTTGAAGACGGTCAAATCAACTGGTTGTTCTTTCATTTAGTTTATGTTCCTCCAGTGAAAAATACCAAGCTTCTTGACTCAAAAGCCGCTTTGCGTTTATTCTTCTTAAACATTTCTTCTTCAAGTTCTTTAATTCGCCATTGTCCATAGGCAAAAGCCGAATATTTATCTTTCGGGAACCGAGAATTAATTTGTTCAAGTACGATATCTAAACCAGTTCTTTTAAGTCTAAGATTAGCCATCTCTTCAAAAAGTTTAGTAGTCAACTCATGCGGCATAAGGCGCCGTACACGCTTTTCAAAACTCATATGCTATCCTGTTTTTGTCGCCATTAATGCTGTTCTAGCTTCTTGTTCTGTAATTAAAAATCTCACAAGACCGCTATTTAAACGAGTATAAGCATTACTATGAATTTTTGAATTTAAAGGACCATTAGCTTTTAATGAGTATAAGATGTTTGAGATATCTTTCGGTTGAATTTTTTTATAATCATCATTATTAAAAAATCCATATGCGGGCCATTCAATACCAGTTTCATCTATTTGCGGCCGAATCATTTCATCTGCTAAACCAACACCCAAACCATTACAATCAATTACAACTTCACGAGGATTGTAAAGCTAAATAAGACGCTTTAAATCAATTGCTTGCTGACTAAACTACTTTGTTTCTGCTTGGCGGCCTAATACTTCAATATATACTAATGTAGAAAACATTTTGTTATCTCTTATATTAACGCGCCATACACAAGCAACAGTTTGGTCAGAAAGTCGACCTACGTCCACTGATATTAAGTAGAATACATTATGATCTTCTCTAAATTTTTGCTTCCATTCTGGATTTTTTAATTTTCTATAACGAGAAAGTTTTTCAAAATCAAACCAACTTTCTTCACTCCCGCCAAGCCACGTGCCCATATATTCGGCCGCGAATGTCTATTCATTATAAGAAGGAGAGAGTTTAAGACTGCGTACATAATTATTATCAATAAGCCCATGCATAGCAGGAATACGATAGTCAAGACCAATGCAAAAATTTCGAGAGGGATCAATTATAGCCTTTTCAAAAGTGTCAAGCAACGCTTCGTATGCAAACGAAGATTTAGTTCCCGCACTCGTCGCGTAGATGACCTAGGTATTTATCTTTTCATAAGGATTAACAAGTCCATTTGCCATACGACGAGAAACATTCATCTAAGGCAATATGATCTCTGCGATTGCATCGCCATCCTGGTCACGTGTTTCGTCTATGAGTGTCGCGTGCGTACGAATACCACGATCTGAATCAAGCGCGCCAACGATGGATAGGCGAGCGCCATTTTTAAAATAAAGGTCGCAATAATCCTTACCAAAATTAGCACGAACACCATCAGCATTGGCCGCCGAGTATTCTAATTCATTTTTTAGTAAAGGCCAAATTTTCCAAATCTCTTTTATTTTTTGTTGTGAAATTTTTGCCGCCTGAGATTTATTTGGCGCCACTATTGATCCAACATGGCCAGGAATAAACATACACTAAAGATATTTAGCAAGAATAGATAAAAAAGTTTTTGAAGTAGCACGGGCCGCAGTAATATACAAAGTAGTATATCTCATGCACGCGCGCAAGAAAATTCTCTAATAAGGAAATAAATCAAAATTAGAATCAATTGGTTTAATCATATCCAAATATATATCTGGATATGCCGCAAACAGACACCAACAATCATACAAAAGTTCTTCATTTTTTTCAAGCCAAGGCTCACTAATAACTACACCTTTCTCTAGTTCAATCCCGTCTCGATATATTTTTTCTTGCTTATTAAAACGTGTTTTGACCGGGTCGCGCAATGTAATTATTTCTTCCATTAAACACCCATGCCTCCGCTGGGATCAAAATCTTCTTCTTCATATTTAGCGTAAACTTCATTTTCATACTCATCCAAATCAAATTCAGGCTAAATGTCATATTGATTTGATCCTTCTTCCAATTTACTAACACTTTTTAAAGCTTCAATACGTTTTGTAATCTCGTCACCAATACCTCCTTCATTAATATAAAGCCTCTAATTGTAAGCTTCAATATTCTTAATGGATTCATCAATTATGTCACGAGTCGCGCCATCATAGAATTTATTTTGACGACCTCTTTTTTCAAGCCACATACCAACTTCTGCAAAAGAATCAAAGTCTGATGCATTTTTTGTGTTCTTTGGGGTAAATTCCGCAGCTTTTATAAGTTTGTCATATGAAGCTAAAAACTTATCAACTTCTTTGTCTCCCGCACGAATACGACTATCAATTTCAAGTGATAACTTGCAAATCTTGCGCGCCTGGTCTTCCTAAAGTGTACCCGCTACATTTTGAGTAGCTAGCATTCCTTTATATAGGTCTTCTAAATATTCTAACTCTGACTTTTCGTAGTTCGCGCCCCATATGCTCTAAAGATCTTTTACTCGCTGATCATTAACAAGTGGAATTTCATCTTCAATTAGTCCAGCCTCTCTCAAAGCAATATACTGTTTATTGTAATCGGCCCAGCCAAGATTTCGATAACTTTCAGATGCAAAAACTCTAGCATAAACGGGCCAAATATCTTTTGTCTCGTTTAGGTCCTGAATACGAACCCACTCTTTAACTATAAAAGGAATATCTGCCCATTGGCAAAGTTTATCAATTGAATCCCAAGAATATTCATGTTCGCGCAAATACGCATTAATGCAGCTATTACAAATCGGAAGCAAATGATCTTCATAGAAAATTGAATGAGTGTGCGCAAAGTCGTCAGTGGATGTACTTAGGTGACAACGGGCGCAAACTTTCGTGAGATTAGGACGTTTTTGAATCCGAGGTTCAATTCCCATTTATCGCGCCCCTCCCGCATTATTGGCTTCGCGCAAAATTTTTAAAAGCTCTCGTTTACGTTTGCGCCCAGATTGTTCAAAAGAATCGATGACGTCCGCGCAAAGTTCACCAAAGTCTCTTGGATTCTCTCCCTCGATTAGTTGAACTTTTAAAATTCTGGCTACACCTAAAAAAATTTCTGGGCTTTTAATTCTTCCCAACTCTAATATAAATCTTTCGTTTAATCCATTCATTCTCGACCTCCATTGCGTTTTTTCTTCTCACATAATTTACAACGAGGAGAAAAACCGTCATTTGATCTCTATCTTCTTACGAAATTAGTCTCATTTAAAAGTAACGTATGGCCGCAATCTTTACAAACTTTGAAGTTTTCTGGAAAGAAAATATTCTTTACAATCTCTGCGTGCATGGCGGCGGCATCACAAATTCCTTGAAGACATTTCTACACATATAAAGTAGAAATATAGTTTGGAGAGTATTTGCGTTTAAATTCCTAATTAATTTTATCCGCAACTAACTAATTTGACATCTTCTAAGTTTTTAATTCCAAAATCCTTCTATGAATCGGTTCAAGGCGCGCCAACGACACATACGACTCCAAAATACGTTTAAAAACTTCAAAGTTTGATCCTTCATCGCTTGCCTCTTCTAGCTCATCTCTCAAACTAAAAAAAGTATATAAGTGATCCCTATTACAAAAATCAAAGAAAAGTTTTGAGTTGTTTTGATTTTGTGCCCATAAAAACTTTGAAATTTTTTCGAGTTCTTCTTGTTCGAAATCGTTTGGCTCTGGGAAACGATCATTGCGCCAAATCTTTTTAAAGAGGTCTTTGTCCCAGATCAAATCTAATGGTTTGAGTTGGACCTCATCGCCAAAACACAAAGGTTCTTGAATTTGAAAATTTGGGGTTGGGTTTAGTAGGATTTGTGAAGAATATGAATCTTTCAATATATATTGTTGGGTTCTGAGGTCAACGAGTTCACGTTTGAGTTTTAGGAAATGATATGAGCTTAGTTGGCGCGCCTTCGACTCCAAAAGGGATTTTTCTGATGGCGTGAAACGGCTTAGAAGCTCGGAGCGAATGGGAGTTTTTCTTTTGCCTTGTTGGAGTTCGTAGGTTTGAACGAGGAATTCTGTTTCGTCGATTTGGCGCCAAAGGGCTTCGAAGTCAGGGAGTAGGTGAGCTGGCGCATTTTTTCGCGTCGAAGAGCGTGAGAAAACTTCGCGCTAAACTTTCATGGGAGGATCAGTGGGTCGGCGCAGCATTGATTCGTTGAATGTGGGGGATTCTACGAGAGCGTCGAGGGATTCGACTTTTGAATCGGATTGGTTCCATTTTGAGTTGAGATCTAGGCCTTCTTGGAGGCCATTTAGGCCGCTTTGGCGGTCACGTCCCCAAAGTATATAATCTGAAATCGTCGCTAACTCAGATGGGGAAAATATATCTTCGTCTTTGATGTGATCGGCGATAAATTTAGCGCGCTCATCTCGCCATTCGAGCGAAAAATCTAATTTAAGCATTGTCTAAGCCGGCTTGGGTGCCAGCGTCTCCTTCTAATCTATTAAAAGTATACACAAATTTGGAGGAAAAGTCAAATTTCGACAAGCTTTTATAAGGAAATGAAATTTTAATTTTGTAAGGAAAATGAAATTTTAATTTCGTAAAGAAAATGTACCAGGGGCGCCCGTTCGAACGGGCGTTCGATCCGAAAATCCCAAATACACCCGCCGGGTATTGTGCAATTTGCACAAAAAAGAAATTGAAAGTTTGTGCATTCTGCCTATTGCAATCCGGTGCTGATAGTGGTATACTTGACCCATCAAAAGAGAGGAGACCACCACAATGACAAACCCCACCATTTTCGAACACATGATCGACGGATACAACACTCACGCGTACACGCACGAGTACATTTTTGGTTTTGAGTACAAGGGCGTTGTCTATATGTCAAAAGCTACAAGCTCGGTTCTGCCCTTTGTCCTTTGCCTTGACCGCGCAAGCCGTGGCGCTGGATACGCGCTTCGCTTTAAGCCCAACAACGGGCAGAAGCTGGTCCTGATGGCTGGCGCTGAGGTCCTTTGCTCAAAGGAATATTTCGAATCGCTGGTTCAGTCCTCTATCTACAACGCGGGCGAGATCTTTGAGAAGCTGGTCACTGAAAAGTTCGGACAGACCTGGATCAAGGACAACGTACCGTTCACCCAGGACGGAGACCTCACGGTTGACGGGATCGCCTACCAGATCAAGTTCAACAAAGCTACCTTCATCAACGAAAAGCAGCTTGCAAGGCTCGAGGGCTGAGCCTTGCACCCGCTGCCCGGGCCGATAAAAAAGGCTTGACAAACACAAGCTGGTATGATATAATAAAGCTATAAAGAAAAGGAGATAAAACAATGAAGTTTTTATTTGTCGGTTATATAGCTCTGATTCTGGTGGTTTTCTTCTTCAGTATTATTCATCAGGATGATGTAAATAAGAATGGATCTCGTAAATTCAACTGGCGCTTTGTAATTGTCCTGATTATGTTCATTGTTTCGCCAGTAGTTGCCAAGCTTTGCGGTCTGATGTGATCGCAAAGTTGGCCGGGCGGCCGCTGCCGGAGAAAAAAAGATTAAAAAGCACTTGACAAACCGGAGAACATCTGTTATAATAGACTTATCAAAAGAGAGGAGAACACAACAATGACAAAGGAAGAAATGCTTACACTGGTAATTAGAAGATTCGGATTTGAACATCAGTATACAATCGACTTTGCAGAGTCAATCGAATGGTTAGGACTGGAAGAGTCCAGAACGCTTCTCGAAGCGGTTCTGACACTCCCACTGGAAGAGGACGAAGAGGACTGAAGTCCTCTTCTCTTTGGGCGCGGAGTTAGTCATGACTAACCACTGCCCGGGCGATGGCGGAGTTAGTCATGACTAACTACGCAGAGTCCCGCTGCCGGTATAAAAGATTAAAAAGGGACTTGACAAACGCGCGATAGTATGATATAATAAGACTATCAAAAGAAAGGAAGAATTAAAGATGTATAATGTAGATCTGGCTATGTGCAATGGTATGGATACAGTTATAACTCATGTAGAACATATTCCGTTCTATTCGAGATGGGCGGCGCGCAAATATTCGCGCGAAGTTATCAAATGCATTGATGTCTATCATATAACAATTATGGACATGGAAACTGGTGAAATCGTTTTGGAATTAAATAATGACGGTTCGATTGAATGGGACTCGGAGGGTTAAACCCTCCGATTCTTTGCCCGGGCGTTGAGTTAGTCACGACTAATTCAAAACTTTTCCGAAAAAACTATTGACAAAATTCTATTCTTATGTTATACTAAAGTCAGAAAAAGAGAAAGGAATCCGAAAAATGAGAATTTGTTTTGATATGGATGGAACGATCGCCGATCTTTACGGAGTTGAAGGATGGTTGGAAAATCTCATTGAAGAAAATACAAGGCCTTACGAAGAAGCAAAAGTTTTACTAAATATGCAGGCACTTGCAAGAGTTCTGAATAATCTCCAGAAAAAGGGATATGAAATCGGAATTATCTCGTGGCTTTCCAAAAATGGTTCTGAAAAATATAACGAAAAAGTAAAACTTGCAAAAATCGAATGGTTGAAAAATCACTTAAAAAGTGTTAGATTCGACTTTCTGGAAATTGTCAAATATGGAACAGATAAAAATCTGGTTTGTACTGGAAAATCTGATATTTTATTTGATGATGAAATCGGAAACCGTGAAAACTGGAAAGGCATTTCCTATAATGTAGAAAATATCATTGAAGTTTTAAGAAGATTGAAATAATCCTCTTTTTTCTCGCGAAAACGGCGCCCGGGCGCAATCGAACACACGTACGAACAAAATTTTTTTTAAAAATACTTGACAAACCGGAAAATGTATGCTATAATTAAACCATCAAAAGAAAGGAAGATAACAAACATGAAGACATGGGAAGAAATGAATAAAATGGAAAGACTCGCTGAAATTATGTTTCAAGAGGATGAAGAAAGGTATAATAATAATCAACCTTTGATGTATTACACTAAAGAAGATTTTGAAGCAGAAAAAAAAGAAAGAGAAAATGAAAAAAATACTTGACAAATTCCGGATTCTATGATATACTTATACCATCAAAAGAAAGGAAGAAACGAAAATGAGCGGATTTTATGAATTAAAATGTATGGATGGAATGGGATTTTATACTTATTATTATTTTTATAGTCCTCGTGCAATTCGCAACCCCAAGATGGCATTAAATCGTGGTTACGCTTCTGACGCCATGAGATTAGTGGTTGATGATAGAGAAGAAGACCCCGTTGCAATTAAATTCATGCACAATATTTTTGAATACATTTACAAAAAGTATTTCAAAAAGGCGGGGACTTTTAGATTGGGTTATCGTGTAGACTGGGAAAAAGAAAGTAAAAGAATCTAAAAAAATTGGCAAAAATCGAAATATCTGTTACAATTTAAACATCGAAAAAGAGGACCAAAAATCCTCTTTTTTTCGCGCCCGGACGAAAATTTTTACTTGACAAATTCTACTTTTTATGATATAATAAGTTTATCAAAAGAAAGGAATCTCCAAAAATGAAGAAGTTTTTCGGTATTGAACACGGTTATAAATTCGAATGGAATGATCTTCGTTGTTTTGCAACGGTTATAAATGTCATCCTTATAATGGTTTTTGGACTTTCTATTTCATGGTTCGGTCTTGGAATTGCAATAGTTGGTCTTGTTAAAGATTTAACAAGTGATCGGCATATTAACGGAATTGTAATGCATTTATCAGGTATTGCATTAAATGTTTATTTCCTTTTTCTTTTGTACGGCGGAGTGTAAAAACTCCGCTTTTTTCGCGCCGAAAACAAAAAAATTTTTTAAAAAGGTATTGACAAATCCCTTTTCTCATGATATAATAGTATCATAGAAAAGGGAAGTGGAGTGGACACCGAGGACGCAAACATCCAACCAACAATCGAGTTAGTCATGACTAACTATTGCCCGGGCGCCAGTTAGTTGCGACTAACCGCGCGAAAAAATTTTTAAAAAATTGAAAAAAGGGGTTGACAAATACCGGTTCATCTGCTATAATAGACTTATCAAAAGAAAGGAAACACCGACATGAATACCTCGATTTTCAACTACCTCATCGACAACTACAACAAACTCTCCTACACACACAACTACATTTTCGGTTTCGAATTCAATCATACAATCTATATGGCACACGCTGACGCCGAAGTTCTCCCCTACGTGCTGACGCTGGACAAGGCAAGCCGTGGCGCTGGTTACAGCATCCGCTTCAAGCCCAACAAAAATCAGAAAATGGTTCTGATCACGAAAGCTGAGGTTCTCTGCTCCGCTGAATATTTCGAAAGTGAAGTAGCCGAAAGCAAGTACAACGCTGGTGAGATTTTCGAAAAGATGGTAACCGAAAGATTCGGTCAGACTTGGGAAAAAGACAATGTTCCCTTTACCGAAGACGGAGACCTCACAGTTGACGGAATCGCTTATCAGATCAAATTCAATAAAGCAACTTTCATCAATGAAAAGTCCCTCGCAAGGTTCCTCGCAATGTGAACCTTGCGACTTTTCTTTTGCCCGGGCGCGCCGAACAGAAGTTCGAGAAAAAATTTTTGAAAAAGCACTTGACATTTTCGACAAGGTATGCTATAATACATAATGTCAGGAGGAGAGAAAGGTAAACCTCGGCAAGCCATATAGGGAACGGGTTCAAATCCCGCGGAGTCGCTCTCCAAACCACGAAACTTTTAAAAAGTTGTGAAAAACCTCTTGACAAATCAAATCAAATGTGCTATAATAAAGGCACAGTAAGGGAAGGAAAACCCAAACAAACCCCTCGATCAAGCCAGCGTTCAGCCCTCTGTGAAAACAGAGAAACCGCAACCGACAGGACGGAAGGCGCAAGGTGCCTATGTAAGACGGACAACGAGGTTAAAGAGCGGTTAGCAAACAACTCGCAAGGGTACGAACCCCTAACGCCGTGGGGTGCGTGAGTCTGAAGGAACTAAAATCCCTTTCAAAAACAAATGCGACTCTATGGCACCGCCATAGGTCGCGCCCGGGCCAAATTTTTTAAAATTATACTTGACAAATTAAAAAATCTATGCTATAATACATATAGAAAAAGAAAAGAAAAACAAAGGGCTTGCGGTAGTTGAATAAGATAGTTTGCAGAGACTTGCTCCTTTGAATTATTTGAAAGACTACTAACCCACCATTAAAAAGGAGGAAAACTTATAATGATGATTAATCCCGAATATGCAAAACCTATTCTTAAACTTTCTAACTTGCTCAATGAGCGCAACATTCCCCACACAGTAAATGTGATTTGGGACGGTTTACAGATTCGCTTCCCTTGGAATGGTGGAGATATTATTTGCCATTCAGGTTCTTACTGGCATGAATATGGACATGTGGAATCAATGGGATGTCCTTGGGACAAGGACGATGTGACTTGTCTTCGTGTTGACGAGGCAGGCGAACTTGTTGCTGATTGGTGGGCAGAGGTTGGGGATTGACCCAACCGTGCCCGGGCCGCCAAAAATTTTTGAAAACTACTTGACAAATCTACTTTTATATGGTATAATGTATTCAGAAAAAGAGAAAGGAACACTTAAACATGACAACTATTTTCTTTGATATGGACGGAACAATTGCTGATCTGTACGGCGTAGAAAATTGGTTAGAATATCTTCAGAATGAAGATGCTTTCCCTTATGTAAATGCAAAAGCACTCCTAAATTTACAAGCACTCGCGCGCAGACTCAATAATTTACAGAGAAAAGGATATAGAGTTGAGATTATTTCGTGGCTTTCTCGTACTTCTTCCGAAAATTATGATAGACTGGTTACAACTGCAAAAATTGAATGGTTAGAAACTCATTTACACTCGGTTCATTTTAATAAAATTAATATCGTTCGTTATGGTACTAATAAAGACAACTTCCGCCATTCAGATTTTGATATTTTATTTGATGACGAAGAAAAGAACCGCGAAAACTGGGGTGGAATTTCATACAATGTTGATAATATTCTTGAGGTGTTGAGGAGGTTATAATGAGCAAAAAGAAAAAGAAAACTACGGACCGTGGGCCAACTTTCGTTGGATTATCTCCTATTTATGAGAAAACAAAGAAAGAAAGAATTGAAAGTAAATATAGAAAGCATAAAGGGCGCCAACTCGATGAGTAGAGGGCGCCTTTTCTGTGGCCCGGGCGCCGAGTTAACATAGACTAACTAAAAATTTTTTGAAAAAATACTTGACTTTTTGAAAAAGATATGATATAATTGATTTATCAAAAGAAAGGAAACAAATCAAATGTTCGGTGATCTTGTAAATCTCTATTGTTCCTATTGTGATCTTGCGGACTACTACTTCTGGGCTTCTCGTGATTGGGATCGTAAAGAAAAATTCCAGGAGTATAAGAAACTGGCAAAGAATATCGAAGAAATTTTGAAAGGAATGTGTGAATAAAATGAATGAAGTTTGGTATAAGATTGTAACTCCTCAGACAACCGTTGAAATTCAGGACTATGCAACCGCAAAGCGTTTGGAAAGAAACGGCGCGCAGGTTGAAAGAATTTATAAATATAAAAATCTTTCGTGCATCACGGATGAAAAGAGAAGAGAAAAAATTCTCAGAAAGTACGGACTGTCGATGGTGTAAACCATCGATGGCCCGGGCCAAAAATTTTGCTTGACATTTTCTAAAAAGTATGCTATAATAGATTTATCAAAGAAAAGGAGATTTTCAAATGACTCACATCGAATTAGTTGAAAAGATTATTGAAGGTTTTCAGAAGCAATTTAAAGAATATCCAGTAGAAAGTGAAAACGAAGAAACCTTCCGTCAGGGCATGATTTTTGCTTACAAATACTTAATTGAAGTTTTAAAGAACAATGGATATCCCTATATAGAAGAAGATTAAAATTTTTCAAAAAGCACTTGACAAAATAAACTTTATAGTGTATAATAGTCTTATCAAAAGAAAGGAAATATAAAAATGTTTTACTTTTTAATGAGTCTTTTAAGTGAAAATCCCGCGGGTGGTCCACAGATGTTTGGAGCTTTGTGTGACGGTTTTTATTTTGGAATTTTGCTTTGTCAGATAGTCAAGGCAATTAGAAGGAAATGAGCGAACACTTGTTCGCTCTTGCCCGGGCCGCCAATTTTTGAAAAAGTTCTTGACAAAATAAAAAAAGTATGCTATAATGAATCTATCAAAAGAAAGGAAATAATAAAAATGGCAACATTAAGTTTGAAAACTGCTATGAACATGATGGATATTGTTAGTTATACTCTTTGCCGCACTGTTTGTCAGGATGAGACTTTTAAGACTATGTCTCATGAAGAATTGACCGAATACATAACTAACACTACAGAAGAAATTTTCGTTGCTTTTTGTGATGAAGTAGGAATTGATGAAATAACAGAATGGTGATCCCTTCTTTCGTGCCCGGGCGCGGTTAGCATAGACTAACTTGAAAATTTTTTAAAAAGTGCTTGACATTTTCGGGTGTTTGTGATATACTATATATTGTCAAGGGGAGATAGAAAGCCACGGCAGACAGCGGTACCGCAAGGTATAAAAACAGTAAGAAAATTTTCAAAAACCCCTTGACAAACTCCACAAAATGTGGTATAATAAAGGTACAAAATCAAGAGGGCGTGAGAAAATGGAAGCGCTTAAAAAAATAAAAAAAAGTTGAAAAACCTCTTGACAAACTCAAAAAAATGTGCTATAATAAACACATAAGAAATGGAGATGAACTCCAAAAAAACTTGAGGGTCGCAACCTAATAGCGAGAAAGAGGTCTGATATGACGAATCGTGAATTTCTGAACACCATTATCAATGCAAACATCTCTGATGAGATCACCGCGCAGGCACAGGACATGCTTGCAAAGCTGGACGCTCGCAACGCAAAGCGCGCCAGCACTCCGTCAAAGACGGCTGTAGCGAATGAGCCGATCAAGGCAAAGATCCTTGAGCTTCTCGGCAACGCGACTGAACTGATGACTGCTCCGCAGGTCGGTGAGGCAGTCGGCGTCAGCACTCAGAAGGCTTCCGCACTTCTCCGCCAGATGGTAGAGGTCGGCACTCTTACCTCGGAAGAGGTCAAGATTCCGAAGAAGGGCAAGATGAAGGGTTACACCCTCGCAGAGGGCGCGCAGTATCTCGATAACGAGATCGCGCAGTAACCCATAGTTAAAACCACAAGGGAGAGAGAAATCTCTCCCATTTTTTCGGTTTCGAGTTAGTCACGACTAACCGTGCCCGGGCCGCCATCCCGAAATTTTTTAAAAAGTAGTTGACAAATTAAAAATTTTATGATATAATAAATCTATCAAAAGAAAGGAAGTACCCAAAATGAGAAATTTTGATTGGTTTGATGAACTTTATTGTGTTGTTAAAGAAGATGGAACTTTCGCAGGCGTTCCTTGTCAGTCGATTGAAGAAGCAATTGAACTTGCCGCGCAACATGATGGAAGTAAAATCTTTGATATGAGACTTGATAATGAATCCCTTTGGGAATATAATGATTATGATCCATATGAAAATATTCGATCTTGGGAAAGAAAATGCGAACAAGATATTGAATACATGATGCGGGAAAACGAGGATTATAATTGTGATGATGATACGGGTTATGATCCTTATATGGGTTGTTATACCGATGAGTGTTAACCATCGGTTTGCCCGGGCGCGAACACATGTTCGGTAAAAACTTTTTGAAAAAAGTACTTGACTTTTCGGCGAAAGTATGGTATTATATATATTGTCAAGGGGAGAGATAAGCGAGTGAGCGCTCCTCGGTTCAAAAGTCCTGCCGAGTGGCAGATAACAAGTAGATGAAAAAATCTTGAGAAACCCCTTGACAAACTTCAAAAAGTATGCTATAATAAGCATGTAAAACAAAAGGAGATGAACTCCAAAACTTAAGGGTCGCCACCATACAGCGAGAAAGGATTTTATACCATGACAAACCGTGAATTCTACAATGCAATCGTTGACGCTAACCTCTCTGATGAGATCACCGAAAAGGCGCAGGCGCTTCTGGCGCAGATCGACGCGAGAAACGAGAAGCGTGCTTCCACTCCGTCGAAGAAGTCGGTCGAGAACGCACCTCTCAAGGATGCAATCGTAGCCCTCTTCAATGACGAGGTTAAGGTTCTCACCGCCGCCGAGGTCGGTGTTCGTCTTGAGATCACGACTCAGAAAGCGTCTGCTCTTCTGCGTCAGATGGTCGAGGGCGGTGTCCTCACCGCCGAGGAAGTAAAGGTTCCCAAGAAAGGAAAGGTCAAGGCTTACTCCCTTGTGGGGTAACCGCAACACCGAGGGGAGAATTTTCTCCCCTCTTTTTTAGCAAAAAGTTAGTCTTGACTAACTCGCCCGGGCCGCCATCACAATAAAATTTGAAAAAATTATAATTTTTTTGTATAATATATTTAGAAAAAATAAAAAAGTTTTGAAAAAAACACTTGACAAATCCCATTTTATATGATATAATCTACTTGTAAAAAGAAAGGAGATAAACAATATGGCAACTTCCAAGAAATCCCTTAATGACAAACTTCGTTATCGTTATCTGAACCTTATTAGTGACTATCTTCATTCACAGGACGAAGAGGTTCTCGTAACTGGTTCGAATGAAATCTGTATCCCTTGTCTTGACGAAGAGGGAAACGATGAATTTATGGTTATCACTTTCAAGGTTCCCACTGGTTCGCGCGATGGTGACGCATACGACGGTTATGCACTCGCCGAAGAGTACGAAATGAAGTGCAAGGAAAAGATGGAAAAGGCGAAAGAGTCCGCAAAAAAGAAAGCGGAAAAGATCGCGCGAGATAAGGCAAACCGCGAAGCACGCGCGAAAGCAAAAGCGGAACATCAGGCAAAGGAGGCGTAAGCCTCCGTTTGTCTGGCCCGGGCAAAAATTTTAAAAAACTGCTTGACAAGTTTAAAAAAGTATGGTATAATAACTATAGAAAACAGAAAAGGAGAATAAAAATGAGTGATAAAAATAACAACAGTGTAAAATCTGGTATCGGTTTCAGCGGTTTGCTTACAATTGCTTTTGTTGTATTAAAACTATGTGGTGTAATCACTTGGTCTTGGTTGTGGGTACTTTCCCCGTTGTGGATTTCAACGGCGATTGTTCTACTGATTGTGATTATGATTTTGATTATTGTCGCTGTGAATTCAGAAAGTACTTGACAAATCAGACTTAATGTGCTATAATAAAACTATCAGAAGAAATGAAAATGACATGGACGAACACGATAAAAAAGAAATAGAAAAACTTAAAAGTTTTAAAAAATGGTATCTTTGGTTTTTGTCAGCTTCAGAAGAAGAAAAAAAAGAATATTTAAGAAACAGATGGAAAGCAGAAGAAAGGAAATAAAAATTATAATGATGAAAAAGAGGAGTAATCCTCTTTTTGCCCGGGCCGCGGTTAGTGGAGACTAACTAAAAAAATAAAAAATTTTTTTCAAAACCACTTGACAAATCGGTTCTTTTATGGTATAATCTCTATTGTAAGTTAAAGAAAGGAACACACTACCATGAATCATCTGATTGTACTTGACACTGAAACCACAAACTCCATCGAAGAACCCCTTGCATATGACATTGGTTGGGCCGTCGTAACCGAAGAGGGTAAAGTTCTCAAAACTGAAAGCTACGCTGTGGCTGAAATTTTCCTTGACAAGGAGCTGATGCAGGTAGCATATTTTGCGGAGAAGATCCCGCAATATTGGGAAGAGATCAAAAACGGTAACCGCAAGCTGGCGCGTCTGTCAACGATTTTCAAATCTCTTTACGCTGATACTCGCGCCTATGATGTGAAAGAAATCTATGCACACAACGCGCGTTTTGATGACCTCAGCCTCAAGCTTACTCAGCGCTTTATTAGCGGTTCGAAATATCGTTACTTCCTCCCCTATGGCGTGAAGATGTGCGACACCTTGAAAATGTCAAGAGAAGCCTTCGGCAAAGACCCTGAATATAAAGCCTTCTGTGATGAAAACAATTACAAGACGCCGAGAGGTCAGCGCAAAATGACCGCAGAAGTTCTATATAGGTTCATCAGTGGACAGAATGACTTTGAAGAGGTTCACAAGGGGCTTGATGATGTATTGATCGAAAAAGAAATTTTAATCGAGTGCAGACGGCGCGGTGTGGTTGATGGGTCACTCTTCGAGTGACCCGAAAAACGGCGCCCGGGCGCCCATAAGAAAATCTTATAGAAAAAGTGCTTGACTTTTTCAAGATTCTGTGGTATTATATATATTGTCAAGAGGAGAGACGACCATCGCAAGAAATCTTGTCGGGAACCCTAACACGGCACGTCCTATGACCGCCGCAGAAGGTGAGGCGTAGGGAGAGAGGACTCAAAAAATTTTTTCAAAAACTTTTGAAAAACCCCTTGACAAACCTCTGAAAATGTGATATAATAGACCTATCAAAAGAAAGGAAGGTACATAAAATGGCAGTATCTCGTAAAACTCTTCGTGACAATCTCCGCACCGCTTATCTCGATCGTGTGATCGCACTCTTCACCGCTGACGGTGAGGAAATCCTGCGGACGGGTTCCAATGAAATCGCCCTCCCCTGCGTGGACGCTGAGGGCAATGATGAGTTCGTAGTCGTAACGCTCAAGGTGCCGACTGGCGAGCGTGGCGGAGATCCGTATGACGGCTACGGCGAGGCCGAGGCCTACGCTATGAAGGTAGCAGAAAAGGCCGAGAAGGCCAAGGAAGCGGCGGCGAAGAAGGCCGCCAAGATTGCCAAGGACGAGGCTGACCGCAAGGCAAAGGCCGAAGCCAAGGCGAGAGCCAAGACGGAAAAGGGAGAGTGAAAACTCTCCTGCGTCTGAAAGGGGTTAATACCCCTTTCTTTTTCTTCTACAGTTAGTTGTGACTAACTTTGCCCGGGCATCGTCTACCCGGGCGCGCATCCCTAACCTTCCATTATAACACAACTTTGAATTTTTGTCAAGTCTTTTTTCAAAAAAAATTTTCCCTTCTATCTCCCAGCTCACAGCGTCATCCTTGCACACCCATTATCGACCGGGCCGTGTCAAATTTTCCCAGGTGTCAAATTTCCAGGCAGCTGCAAAGCTGCATCAGCTGAGCTGCATTTTCAAATTTTCAGGCAGCTGCAAATTTCAAAAATAAAAAATAGCTGCGGCTGCAACTTGAAAAATTTTCAATTTTATTTTATAATAAAAGGGGAATAATAATATAAAAATTTAGAGTTTTTTTAAAATTATATCACAAATTTTGAGATTTGTCAAATTTTCAGCGCGCATTAAAAAAGAGGGAGCATTTCTGCTCCCTCAATTTCATTTATAAAATTTTTACTCTTCGGTTGCAAGGACGTAGCCGCGCTGCGTACCCTTTCCCTTAATCTTTACGTCGACCTTCACGATCTGGCCAGCTTCAACGAGCGGCTTCAGAAGAGACGGTACAGACTGAGGCTTCAGCTCAAGGCCAGCCTCGTCAATAAGCATCGTCGCCGTCTTCGGCTCATCAGTCACACAAGCGAAAATCGCCTGGCGCAGCGGCTCCTTCTCAGCTGCCTTTTCAGCTGCCTTCTCGGCAACCTTGGCGCGCCGCTTTTCATTGGTCGCATCCAGCTGCGCAACAGCATCGCGCGCAAACTCGATCATCTCATCAGTTACAGTTCCTTCAATTACAGCATTGTAAAATTCACGATTCGTCATTTTCTTTAATTCCTTTCATTTTTTTAATATTTTTTTATTATTTTAGGAGAGATAATTGGGTTTATTTTATTTCCCTCTCTCATTTTCTATAAATAGTATATCAGATTTTTTAGATTTTTTCAAGTTTTTTCAGCTTTAATTTTCTTTTTCTTCGTTTTCGTCCTGATCATTTGGATCCATTTCATAAGCAAGATAAAGATTCGCAATTGATTTTGGGCGCCAACCATTACCTATATTTGCCGCAATTGAACAATAAGTTTCCAACTGAGAGATCGCATCTTCAATCTCTTCAATTTCAGAATTAAATTCCTCAATGGAATTTTTATAATTTTCGCGCTGCTCGATTAACTCGCGCAATGCTTCAGCTGTCGTAACAGAAATCGAACTACAAAAATTCATAGCTTCGACCTGTCTATCGCGCGCTTCCACACATCTAGCCTTGTCGCCTTTTGCGACTTCTATTGCTACATCTAATGTGTCTGCATTTACCTCCCGACAGCTTTCATAAGATACTAAATCTGAAAGGTAACTAAACATTTTAGAACTGCGCGACCAAGTATCCAGCTCGATGTAGTAGTTATCTTCGGTTCGTTTGATATAAAGAGTGATGTACGCTGACATTTTTAAGCCCTATTATAAGCTGGCTTCGAAGCCGGCTTCGAAGCTCTACTTATTTATTCCTTTCTTCATTTTCTATATATATTATAATATATATTTATATATTTTTCAAATTTTTTTCTCCGTATTTTTTGGAAATTTTTCCAAAATTTGCGTTTTCAGAAAATTTTTCCGAAAATTTTTCGAAAATTTTTTTATAAAAATTTGAAAAAGCTGAAAAGTTGAGGCCAGGTCCCCTTTTAAACCCTTTTTCAACCTTTCTAACCTTTTCCTATTCCCCGGAATTCGACCTCCCTATGTCATTACACAAACGACCTCCGTGTCACCGGACAAGGCGTCCCCTCGTTTTTGGACCACGTAACTAAGCTCTAAAGCGTCGCTCTAAAGCGTCTCCGTTCTCCTCACAAGAAAGACCCAAAAGACGCCAATAGCTTATAAGCCAGGCGTCAAAGCCGGCATCGAGGCTAAACTTTCGCCCCTTTCGGACTCCCTTTTTGGCCCCTTTTACTTATAAGCCGGCATCGCCCTAAAGCTTATAAGCCGGCGTCGACGCTTTGCGTCTACGTCACCGCTGGGAAGTTCGGGTTCGCGCCTTCGGCGCTTGCTCCGAATTCCCAGCTCGGCACCTTCAAGTTTTTTCGATAAAGCCAGCGTATATATTAAAATTAAATATTTCCTTATACGATTATAAGTAAATTTTTTCAGAAGTTTCTCGAAAATTTTGGAAAATTTCAGATCGTGAAATTTTCTGGCTTAGATAGCGGCCGAGGCATTTCCCTCTATAAACATCGACAAGCAAACTCCCAAATCGAACTCCGCGCGATTATAAGAAGAAGACAGAAACGCAGTATACGCCAAGTATAATTCCGAAGGACTTAGCTTGCGCGGATAGTGTTCGTAAAGATAAATAATTGCATATACATCATCTTTAGTAAATCTCATAAGCCAGTTCCTCCTCTCCAAAATCAACGAAATCTTCTTCATTTATCGCGCGAACGCCTTGAAGTTCAATAAAATCGAGAAAGTTATCATAGACTTCTTCACACTGGACCTGAGTATCAAAATCATCAAACCGCATTAAAGTTATCTCCTTTCATTCAAAATCTTTTACTTTCACCTTAACTACAACACGCTTACCCATTCGATTCCTAATTTCAATAACAGGTTTACATACAAGTCCCTCCATTGGCGCCGTACCAATCGTAGACATTGGTTTTGATTTTACATAAGTGATTGCTTCATCTAAAGTAGAAACCATAATTTCTGGTACTACCTGAATTTTAAAGGCCCGCACAATATCTTCAAGCGATTCGCGCCGAAGCCAAAGATCCTTTTTAGGCATATAAACATCAAACAGAATGAAATCTACGCCATCTGACTTATAAAGTCCACCTTTTTGAATTTTCGCGCCGTAACCTTCTCCAAAAAGAATTACTTCTTCTTCTCCAAAAAGCTGTTCAAATAATTCTTCATTTGCTTCGCCGCCAAACAATTCATTTAATCTATTCACCAAAATAGAAGGAATCTGCGCCCGCTCTGTACGTCCCTGAAATGAAACTCTATGTCCGTCCCAGACAATACCAGTATTTGTTCCATCAATCTTTTCAGTACAAGACCATTTACAGTCTTTGAGATATTCAACTAAAGGATCACGATATACACCCTCTAACAATTTCTTACTTCCATTCATATCTCGAGCAAAAGGCGTGTCGATTTTTGTATATTCAACCATTTTTTATACCTCTTCTTTCATTTTCTATAAATAGTATAACAGAATTTTTAGAAAATTTCAAGTTATATTTCTTAGCGTAGAGGGCGCGGGCGCCATCAATTCTCTAAATTATAAAAAGCATTCAAATCCATTGAGTAGTTATATCCTGTCCAACCACATTCGCACCAATAGCAACATTGTGGCGGAAAAGAAGTCAGTATAGCTGTATTATCCATAAAAATATTCTTACCACACTTTGGACATACAATTAAAGTTGGGATTTTATGTTGATCCAGCGAATTAAATTCATCCCATTTCATTTTTATATCCCTCATTTATTTGTTTTAAAGTACCCCATCCTGCTTCAGAAAGAGTATGAATAACTCTGATTTCGGGTGGCTTTGGCGGCGGACACTTAAAAGCCCACCATTCCGCGCCATCATACTCATGACGTTCAAGCCAAAAATCTTTCCCAACTAAAATTAAGTCATTTGCAATTTCCTGGCGACCATATCCAGGATCATATTCAATATTTGCTAACTCTATAAACTGTTCACGACTGATCTGAAAATCTTCTCCACCAAACCAATCAATATCGTCTAAAGTTTTTCCATGCTTTTCTAAAATTTCTATAGTCTCTGCTAACAAATTTCTGAGTCTTTCCATTCAAACTCCTTAAAATTTCTTAATTATATGCCAGCTCAATATCCGCTGGATAGATACTGTACAAAAAACCTTCTTCATCGGGACAATAGCCAGTGTTCATAATTTTTGAATGGAATTTAGACTTGTTATCATGGATAAATTTCCAATATTCATAAGAAGATTTGGTTTGCGGCAATGGAATAGAAAGTGTCTTTGCGATTTTCTCTGCGTACTCAATCTGTTTTGCGGACGCAGGTTTCATTAATTGAATTTTTTCATCTTCTTTTATAAGATTATCCATCGTCATACTCCTTTTCCATTCTATTCTACCTTTTTATCCATTCCGTAACAGATTTCATAAACAAAAAAAGTGCTGCGTCACCAGTTCTATAGATGGAAAACTTCTTTAATTCGTCGAGATCGACGTATATTGGACACGGCAAATCAAACATTTCACCATTCCATTTTATTTTTTTAATCTCTTTTTCCATTACACTTCTCCAACAATATAACCAATGAAATTATAATACTCACAACATTTCATCATTCTCGCCTTTCTGCATCTTTGATAAACTCAATTCCATTTTCATTTATTTTCACAGATTTGATCTTTACGCCTTTCCCCATTTCACTGATCAAATCCATACACATATCACGGTAATAATTAGCACGTTTTTGCCAGAACTCTGAGGTGTTGCTTTGCTCTGGCTGTACGGATGGCAAGTCTACAACAGCTTGTACGGCACTTTTAAGTCCAGCATTGTAATTAAAGACATTATCTTCATACTCGGAAATTGATTTATCTGGATCTACTATATAATCCTTAATTGCCTCAATCGCCGCCTGACGCGAAATCAAGTCCCCGACATTTGTGTCAGGAACATTAGAAGTAAGCCAATCAAGCATTTTTTCTTCAGGGTATGCCCAAAACTCCTCAGCATATATCCCGAAAACCTTTTTGAACAGTTCGGCATTACTCATCTTCTTCTCCTCTCATGTCCGCCCCGCAATTCGGACAGAACTTCCATTCATAATTAAAGCGCCCTTGACATTCAGAGCAAGTCCACCAATACTTATGTTTTGGCTCATTTTTTCGACTTATCCACTTCCCTCTTTTTCGTTCTGGCTGTACGGGCGGCAAATCTCTTAATATTTTCAAGAAATGTCTATGCTCATATTCATGTGCGCAAGCTTCTTTTCCGTTTTGGTGATGATTTAAACGTCTGCTTTCTTCAACAGCATCCAATGCCGCCTGTCTGCTGATTAAGTCATCCATTAAAAGAATCCTCCCACTCTAAATAAGCAAATCCAAGCCAACAAATAAAACATAGCTCATTTTTACAATCCTCATAATTATGCTCGTTTCCGTTCCATTTTCCGCACCTTGCACACATTGATTGAAGTTTTTCATCTTCATTCGCATAATCAATGTTGTGTTCATATGACTCTTTCAATTTTCTCTCAAGACTTTGTGTCATCACCTGCCCTCCCCATTTGCGCCAACAATAGTTTTACAAGCGGAAAATGTCTTCCTGTTTTCGTCCACTTTTGCGGATTCTTTGACGCATAAAGCGTACCTTTTGCATCCATCCCATCGATAAATCCATCCTGCCCGATATGAGTAATCACAACCACGGTGTCAGGTCTTCCATCATTCCAATGGAATGCCACTTCATCACCTATCTTCATCAAATCTGCCATTGTTGCTCCTTTCCTTTCTCCACTCTCTCAATTCATCTGTGAGATTGTCAATCGACTTGTGAATATCCATGATCGAAAGCCACGGTGCAAGGACAACGTAAAGAATCACCAAAGTAACAATTGAAATTGCAATTTTAGTCAAAATATTCATTCCTCATCACCTTCCTTCCCATGCCAGTAGGGGCAAGTATCATCTTCAGATACCACCGTCCCGCTGTCAGCGCAACGATAATTATTCCCGAACCAATGCCCATAGTTTTTGCAATTCTTGCACTTTATAACGTTTTCCTTTTTCTTTCCATCTGCACAGTAATAGCTTTCAAGATGACACATATGATGAATCCAACAGTACCGCATGTCTGAAAATTTCCCTGTCACGATATCAATACGTGTTGGTATTCCGTTCTTACAATCTTTGCAACGCACCACATACTCAAGGTCTTCGTTACACTTCATAAACTGATCATATCCAAGCTTTACAATCTCATTCCATGTCATCTTCGCTCCTTTCTCCGTATTTAACCCCAAGTGCAAAACCGCTCATAAATATGAGCGATATAAATAAAAAAATACCGAACCAATCAGACATCTTCGCATTCCTTTTCTTCTACGGCATCAGTCACTAACATTAAAAGTTCAGACACCGCATGATCTCGCAAAAATTCTTTAAGCTCATAGATCATATTGTCATAGTCATAATTGTCATATCTGCTCATCTTCGCTCCTTTTTATCCCAACTTTACCCTCTTTTTCCGCTCAACCAATCGCCAACAGCACTGTAATATGTTAACTTTTTTTTCGTTTTCTTTTCCCTAAAGGTAATAACGATAAGCCCAATTATGCAAGCAACTGCCGCAGCCCCCAATATACAAAGGGTAATTATGATTTCACTCATTCCTCTACCTCTTCACTATATGGTTTTTCCGGCGCGGCGTGTACAGCTGTCATTATGTCTCCAAAAGTATCTGAAGACTGAGGAATTAAACTAATGAGCTTTTCCAACTCTTTTATTTTTTCTTCAAGACTATCCATTTTCTCCTGTAAGGAAGCGGTAGCTTGCGCGTCAGAAAGGCTCTTATTCAATTCCTTCGCCATTTCGTCAAAACATCTTCTGTGAACATACCAATCCTGTTTATCATACTTTGACCGGATCTTGATGTGCCTCACGTGTCCGTTAGTGAAATCATAATCGCTAAACGGCTCTTTGCAGAGATTGCACATGTATATTTTGCTCACTCTTCTTCTACCTCTTTTTCTTCATTTTCTAACCATTTCATCAAGCTCTTTTCACACTTTGGACACAAATCAACAGATTCCCATCCACTCATAAAGCCTTTTACCATAGTGATAGAAAACATTGGTAGTATTGAATTTACCATAGGATCTGTATTTATTCTTGTTCCACACCTATCACACGTTTTTGTAATCATTCTTCACTCCTTTCTGTATATATCCATCCGAGAAGTACTTTTGCTACCCATCTATGAAATCGATTCGGCAATTTCGTATAAATTGAAATAGTAAACCCTTCATGTATCGTCAACGTTCCGACTGGCTTTGGGAAATCAATCGAAATATGTTCAAGTTCGCTCATCTTTTACCCCTTCCTTTGAAGAATGTTTAGAACAACAATATCGTGGATCAACTTCGCATTTCCACACATCGCAATAATCGTAGTACCAATTATAATGTTCACAGTTATCACAAAATTTACCTTCTGGCGATAACCATCTAATACAAATATTATTCATTTTTTACCTCTTTCACTTCTGAAAAAGAAGAATCAATATCAGAAGGAACATAATAACTGTGAGACAAAATTGAATGTAACCCATTTTCGCTCCTTTCAAATCCTCACCTGAACATACGCTCCAGCTTGCTCACCGTCCCGTCTTCGTTTACAACGATTGCGACATTGGTTGGAATGTCGATGGTCGGCACGATGTCTGCGGAATAGTTTTCCAGAAAATCAATGATACGCATAGGCTTTGTCGAATATTCCTCATACTCTTCATCATAAAACTGGAAGTTTATCACTTTTTCTCCGTCAATCAACATCTTCGTTCCTTTCCGTCATGTATTCCTTTCTTCAAACGTAGAATGCTATTTATTGCGTGCCATACAGCAACGGTTTTCCATCACTATCAAGGAGAGGTGTAATTGCACAATGATAACAATCATATATGACAAGATACAAGACGCCGGTTTCTTTATCCGTAATCACTGTTTCATAATATGGTGCATTACAATTATCACCGGATACAATAATGAATCTATCTGATTTTGTGAAATATTCACCTACGTTTCTTCCGCAACCACATAGCACCACTGCAAAAATAACCATGAGCATTACACATATTGCTTTTTTCATTCTTCGCTCCTTTCGTAAACTTCTCCCCAAACAAGTATTGCTTCAATCGCAACAGCCACAATAAGCACCAGCCGAAAGAAGGTGTACCACTCAAGTACAAACGATAAACAAGTCAATACTGGCAATCCCAAGATGGCAAGGGTCACGACTATCGTACCAATGGCTTTTACGATATAATTCATTTTTCACTCCTTTCTCCTTTTCGTCTCCCCAATGCATATCCCAAGAAGAAAACAGCAAGCAACAGTGAGGTTATACCAATCCAGTCATACATCTTCGTTTATTTCATCCTTCCGGCTCTTCCATGCACATCCCAAAAAGAAAACAGAAATCAACAGTCGGATTATACACTCCAAATCAGACATCTTCGCTCCTTTCGTACGGTTTCGGTAAAGGCATCCATGCAGTCGGCATTACATACCAATCATTCCATTCGCCATCGGCCACTATACCAATATCTACACATATACGCCCGTCATTTTCGTAAGTGCATAAATAACGTCCATCTTCTGGCAGTCTCTCCTCAACCGACACCCACCTCGGCTCTGACTGTTCAGTCAATTCGTATGCCTCTTCGAGAGCTTTATAAAGTCGATTACATTCCATTGCGTTTCCAAGATGGAAATACTTACAAACAGCACCAAATGCCTTTGACATATCAATCATTTTATTCATTTTATCCATTTTTACTCCTTCCTGAGCGCGCTTCCGCAATACCAATCTCCATCTGTTAACCAGTTTTTACACGGCAAGCTTGCAATATTTAGCGTATGCATGTTATTATTACCAATGTATTCTTCTGATCGCCAGTGCTTACAGTCTCGGCAATGGATGACTTCTGACTGCGCTGGCGGCAAATCTTCAAGTCTTCGTATTAGTCCACATGATCTGTTCTGTCTCGGAATATTAAAACAATCCAAAAGCCAATCATTAGCGGCATCAATCGCTGCCTGTCTACTGATTAAATCATCCATTCTGTTCACCTTTCATAAATAATCTCAAGCGGTTCTATTACATTCGGCAAAGTCATCCCCATGTGTTCTCCATACAGTTCTATAAAATTCCACAACTGGAATTCCGTATATCCATTTTCATCTTCTTCCGGAAACTTCGGTTTGCATACCTCTCTTCCCGCAGTCTGATTTATCCTATCGTATTGATGATAATATATTTCTTTGCCCCAGTCGGTCAGTTTTACCTTGATCAGTTCATTAAGATTAATTCTCATTCTTTGCTTTTTCCGTCTCCTCTTCCATCATGTCAGCTATCTCCGCGAGAAGCACCAAGCATCGAAGCGCTATATCGGTAATGGCTGTGGTATTGACCTTTATGATAAGGTCAGTGTTTCCTGTCCATCCAGCTAACGCGACCGCATCCTCACATGCTTTCTTGAACTTTTCCACTTCACTTAATCTGCTCATTCTTCTCTCCTTTTATATGGTTCTGGCAAAGGCATGTAAGCAATAACCTTTGTATACTGCGGAATATCAAAAATCGACCAACCCCAGTCACCTGAAATTCCTAAACTGAAAATGTCCCTTGTCCATCTACATTCACATTGATAGCCTGTGTCGGTGCAGACCCAATAACGATTGAACTTCTCCGGCGGCTTAACCTCGACAGGAATCCATCTTGGCTCTGACACTTTAGTTACAACAACCCTGTTCTCTGAGATCGAAATATCATATAAACCGCTATTGTGAAAAATGATTCCAGCGCCAACTTCAAAATTAGAATCAGTTTTATTTTCAAAAACAATTTGATTATTAACGTCAATTATTTTTTCTTCGCCACCAACAAACCAGCTCATTTATTCATTCTCTCCTCTCATATCCGCGCCACAGTTCGGGCAGAAGTCCGAATCCGCTTCACTATGTTCTCCGCACTGATCGCATTTATAAGGGTGATGGACAAGTCCCCACGGTTTAAATGTTTCATCTATCCACTTTCCCTTCTTTCGCTCTACTGCATCGGCGGTCGGCACTTTGTCGATTGCCTCCCTAAGTGCTTTGTGCTGAATATCTGTACGCTGATGGTATACTTCCGTTAGAACGGTATACACATCTTCATCGGTTAGATATCTCATTGCTTTTCTCCTCTCTCATATCTGCCCCACACGTTCCACAAAACGCATGGAATTTTTCCATCTGATCAACACTCGTGACGCTGATAACTCGATGACAGTTTGAGCAGTAATAGTACCACGGCATATCACTCCTCTGAATCCACTTCCCTCTCTTACGTTCTGGCTCTGCATCGCTTACAGGGAAGAAATTTATCAAAGCTACATTTTGCTCCCCCTCATACCAGTCAGATTTCCATGCAAAATATCCATCTTCTTGCAGGTCAACCATAAATAATTCGTTTGTCCTGACACCATCAATCTCAATCGTAACAATTATATCTTCAATAACCGTTACGTGATTCTGTATGTATTGTCCAATTACATTATAAGGGTCTTCTCCATTAGGCACTTTTAGCATCACTTCCTCAGCGTGTCTGCCTTCTTTAGTCATCGGTTCCTCCTTTCCACGGCGTTAATATTATACCAGCCCTCTGCATCACTAATTTGGCTACGGCGGGCTTATATTTTCTGATGATTATGCCGCATTTTGACTCTTGTCTGTAATACTTCGGCTTCTCATCTGTCCGTTCCGCTTCTTCCCATTCCGGGTCATAAAACGGCTCTTTTTGTCTGTCATGATACATTCGATTTCATACTTTTCCTTTCCCACAAATCGTGCGCCGCACACATAGCAATAATTAATATTTTCAAGAATCAACTCATATCTGCTCCGCAATTAGGGCAGAAGTTTGTCTTCTCAATTCTTTCCAATCGAGGAAATAAGTAGAATCGCGAATCAAAGCGTGACACCCCCGGAATATCTTCTCCGCATTCGCTACAAGTCCAATAAATACCATCCGCATCCGACATCTTAATCCACTTTCCCTTCTTCCGCTCTACTACATTTGGATTTATGGCAGTACTAATATCAACTTCGTTTACCCATTTCAAAACTGACCAATCTAAACTTATTGCATGTTTCATCAACTTATCCACGTCAGCATATTTAGTTACTGCCATCCCTTTTTCTCCTCTTCTTCTCCCACAAACTGCAATAATCATTATCTTTGACACATATGTTAAAGTTCCAACAGAAATCTTCACCATACTCATCATGCCAACCACAATTCTTGCACTGCACCACTTCTTTCGGCGCCTGTTTCGAAATCAATTCGTCCATAATTCTTTCTTTACCTTTCTTGTGATTTCATGGCAAGTTCTGACAAGACTATCCTCGGACTGTTCTTCTGTCATTTCCGCATCAATCTCTTTACAAATCTTTTCCTCTCTGCTCATCGCCGCAAGGAAAATTCTCTGTTCCTTGTCGGTCAACCGTTCTGGAAATGCGGATGGGATATTCCCAATAGCCTTAATAACCCCTTCTCTTGCATATTTCAATTCAAGATTTTTTAATACCACGTCTCTTTCAATCCAATCTGTCATTGCCGCTCTCCTCTCTCATGTCCGCTCCACAGTTCCATTTTCCGTACAAGGCGGCCGCCTCTATTTCTTCACGATACCATTTACATTCTTCTTCAAGTTCGTTCATATCATCTATAGTTGATATGCCTTCACTAATACATCCCATTTCAGAGTCTTCATATTTATCCAAAAGCTCTAAAGCAATCTCTTTTAAACTTCTCATAATTAATACCCCGAATAATCAATCAATACCGGCTGTTCGTCTCTATATCCCCAATTTGCACTATGAAGATCATTGATCTCAAAAGCGTTAATAAAACTAACTAAATCATCAACTCTCTTTTGATCTCCAAGCATGGCGTAAACACGATCTTCATTATCTAATGAATATGAATCTTCCCATGCTTCTTCTTGAATTTTATCATCATCTAAATCTTTACAGCTATAAAAGTTATCAATAGTGTAATTATAAAAAGAATCAGAAACAGCATCGTCATCAACCCATACATGTTCCTGCACATAAACATCGACACCGCAGACTTCTTCAAAATAATAAGAAGCAGCAAAAAAATCCTCTAATCCTCTATTCATAGCGGCCGCGTAGTTTTGAGCTTCAAGTCTATTATAATCTCGAATAAGAGAAGGATCATTAAAACCAAACTTTAAAACCCAATTCTCTCCTTCAGGGATTACAACAACCCTGGTCGCGCCATTGGTAACGCGGCAATGGATTTCTTTTAAATAGTTAAAATGAGAATTTAACCAAGATTCTACTTGATGTTCATAACCATAACCATAACGTTTCTTAGGACAATCTAAAGCCCAAAGAAAATCATTTGCGAATAAATCACAAACAATGTCATGTAAGCGTTCTCTTTCATCAGTGGTTAAAGTCTTCATATAATTATCCTTTCTTCATTTTCTATAAATATTATATCATATATTTATAAAAATTTCAAGTTATATTTTTTAAAATGTCGCTCGCGCGAGAAGCATTGGTGGTACAATCGGTTTTACTGGTGCATAACTATATTCATTATTATCTTTTGTCCAAATTCGATAAAGATAACTTGAAGAATCAGCTATACATTCACACTTAAAAACAACTGCATCCCATACATTCAAATTACCATTACAATAAAAATGTGAATTATCTTTATTAAAATTAGCATAACCAACGTTTAGTCCATTAGAATAAATCCAAACCACTCTACGATCTGCTTTGTCGGCGGCCGTAGCTTGAATTTCGTCCAAGTAATCTTTTACAGTTGGATTGAATTTTAACACATATTTTACATCCCAGTAAACGAGATCATTGTCAATCTTTTTTAATTTATATCTTAACATTTTACACTTCTCCCATTTTCTAAATATATTATATCATACATTTAAAATTTTTTCAAATTAAAAAAAAAAGAGGAAGTTAATACTCCCTCTTTAAAGCTCCCCATTTTTCAAAAACTTTTTTAAGTTCTTCTAACATTTTATCATCTTCTATATAAAAGATGTCAGTTCGTGTATTTGCATAAACTTCACCGAGTGCATTAGACATTAACTGTCCAAATCTCCAATCAGGAACCTTATGCCACAGTTCCTTTAATTCATCACAAAACTCATCAATACGATTTGGATCTCTCATATTTTACTCCTTTCATTTTACAAGCGTCGCGCGTGTTAAGACGGTCTGCTTAATATTTTTATACTCCGCATGGTCTTTTACAGTCGCGCGAAAATGACATTCATCACCTTCCTGATAATAACACGAAGTAGACCATTTGTAAATATTCCCAGCCTCATCATGCATCAAATACATATACGTCGTCTTTGAACCCCAGGGGCCACCACTAAAACTGTAAGAACCTTCAAATGCACGATCAATTTTCACACGGATCTCAATACGATCGCCAACATTCCCAACCCACTGACTCGGAGAGCCTTCTGCCGCACGCTGACGCTCAATCCAAAGAGGTTCAACTTCGTCTTTATCTTTCCACTCAATAAAGACGTTCTCTTTTAAAACATCTTTTTCGGTCAGACGCTGACACTCATAGGCATCGAGGGCGGCCGGCGCGTACCAACCTACCTGCGGCTTGAACTTGCAGCCAAGAGCTTTGAGTTCATCCTTAATCTCAAAAGTGTTGCCAACAACACGGTAGATAACCCATGTTACAACGCCATCAATTTCTTCCTGACCGAAGCCGGCTTTACGAAGATTTTCTCCTCGATTTGCGATCGCTTTAGCTACACGTTCTGCTTCAGCTTTCTTAGCGCGAGCCTCACGCTGCGCTTCCAGCTTCGCAGCATATTCGGGAGTATAAACTTTTACGACCGTTCCTTTGTCATCAATGCCGCTGCCGCCGCAATCATAGCACGTAAATCCAGGCCAGCCTTCCCAGCCACCACGACCGCCGCATCTGTCACAACGCCAATCTCTGAAATAACGAGTTCCATTTCGATCAGTTTTTTCGTATTTCCAACGAGGTTCCATTTTAAGGATAGCTTCTGTAGATTCCGTACTAATCATTTTGGGTTAATTCCTTTCTCATTTTCTATATACATATTATATAATATTTTTTATAAAAAATCAAATTAAAATAAAGCAAAATTTTCTATATCCTTGAAAAGATTAAATTTAGTTCGAATTGAAATTCGTTTCGAAATCAAATCATTATAAATCTGTTTATTGCGTGCAGTCGGCATCCATTCATAAGATTTCCCATAAGGGTGAACCCAATATCTTACATATAATGGAGATCTTTTTCCATAACGATTTTTTAAAATTGGAAGTTCATAAGCTATATCATTTAATCCTCGGTAACTTGAAGTAATTTCAATACTATTACTTAATTTTAATTCTTCTGCCGCTTCTAAAATTTTAGAAGCTGGAACTAAATATTTGCCGCTGATTAAATAAAAACAAACAGTATCCACTACTTGTCCCATTGTGAAATTCATTAGTTCGCCAAGATACCCATTAAGAACATGAATTAAATTATTGTATGTCGTCTAAGTCTCATTAGCAAAAGTAGTGTTAAAATAATAATTGGCAATAAAGTCTAAAAACTATTCTGAGTTATCCATATATTCAGATAATTTATCTGGGTGAATATTAGTTTCTAAATCTCTAATAAGCTAAGTCTATTCAAATTCATTTTTAAAGGTATTTATATTTTTAACCTAAAGTCCTAAATTTTTAATGATCATTACATCTGTTTTTGCTTGTTCACCACGTTTATACATATCTCCTAAAATTTTCGCAAACCAAGATCTATGACCTATCTGTTGATCTAAAAAAGTAAAAATTACAGCAGCCTAAAATTCACCTAATGCGCCTTGTACCGCGCTAATAAAATTACTACCACGTGTACCTTGGAAAAATAATTCTGGCTAACGTTCCTATGCAACAAAATTTTTTTGCCAAGTCCAAAGAACTGCAGTTTTTAATTCTGGAGTTGCCTCCTTGCATAACTCATTACAAATAAAATCTTTTATATATTTAGCTGCTTTTTCAAATTCTTTCAATATAGTTTCATTTTTATTTTTCTTAGCGTCTTCATATTGTGATAAAGTACATCCCCAAGGAAAATTGGGGATAGATGGTGGTTCCCAGCTTACATCAAAATTTTTTGTTTCTTTATTCTACAAAGTAATCTATAAGCCACGATTATTTCCTTTGTCGTCAGTCGAAATTAAATCAGAAATTCTTTGTTCTGCTGCATCCATAACTAAACTACTTGTTAAAAAATGTCTATCTTTATAAATTTTGTTTAAAATTGCTTTTACATTGGCTGCATTATAAACTAAATTTAAAGTAACCATATTATCAGAATTTGAAACAATATTTATATTTTTTATGTTTTTAAAAGATACATTATCTCTAAGTTTTACAGAAGCCTCTCTCATACGATTAAAATCAAAAGTAAACTAAACTTCTTCATTATAAAGAGTCCCTCGTTCAGACGCAAAGCGCGCCAATTCCTCATTAAGTTTTGCTGGTTCAAAATTTTTTAAAACTTTAATATTTTCTTCTTTTAACAGCATACGAAATTTAGAAATAAAATCTTCATAATTATCGGTTCCAACAGTCTAATATAACTTTTGCTCTTCAGCTTCTAAATGACGTTTTGCGCTTTCGATTTGATTTTCTTCTCGATATTGAAAATCTAAATCTATTTTTTCTATTGCATAGAAAGAACTAGTATGTAACTATCCCATTCTTCCTCCTAAAAAGTCTGGCACCAAAGGCGCCAGACCTTAAACTTTTTATTAACTCAAATCTGATAATGATACAGCCGCCCACGCGCCATCAACTACAGCTAACACCTTTCCATTATCTGTCGCAGTTACTGCTGGTAATGGATTTGTGACACTAATTGTTAATGCACTATTTGCATATGAAGATGATAGCCCAGTACTAGCATTTATTTTGGTATAAGATTCTCGAACAGTAACACTCCAACCATTATTCTTATTAAATTTATAGACATACACCTAATCGCCTTGCTGAGATATTGTATGTGAACTTACAGACCTATAATATTGAAATTCAACTTCAGTTGGGTTGTCTGCATTATTAACATAAGCCATGAATGCCATACGAGTTTGCGAGCCAGTAGCTGGATTAGAGTTCGAAGAAGCTCGACAATAAACAATAGTATGGGTATTGTACGCCTCAATAAATTCTGCCCAAGTAGAATGTCCATAAGATAAAATTGCCATACCCATCTAACACGTCCAAAGACCATTTGAAACTCTCATAATCTTTCCATCGTCGGCAGATGTAACAGCTGGCAGCGCATTTGCAGTCCAAATAAATTTTTCACCCGTCGTAACAAGCGATAAATCAGTTCCACCATTAACTGGTTCTTTACTATCAGGGATAACTCCTTCCGCAATATCAGTTGATGGAATACCAGTAGCAGGTAACTAATAAGCACTATCTGCTAAATCTAACGAGGATTGTACTGAAGCCGCCAAATATGCTAAATCAATTCCTGTGGCTGGCACTATATCTTCAAAAGAACCCCAACCGACGTCATAATCAGTATTTGATTCTTTAATTAAAACTTCACTAGCTGCGCCGCCAGATGGTATTCCTGTTGCAGTACCAGTAATAGCGTTACCATTGGCTCCATAAAACTTTTTTCCTGTAAAAACATCTGAGGCCGTAGCCGTAGTATCAGTAATATCAATAAGTGTATTGCCACCATACACTACTTTATTTACAGCCATTTACTCCTTTAACTCCTCTTATATTATGCGATTGTTACAGTCACTCCACCTTGAACATTATCTGTTTCTACATAGGGAATTGCTTCAACTGTAACTTGGGTTAAATAGTTATATCCTGTCTCAGGAGTCACAACAAATTGAGCCACTGAAGGCGTAGCTGTGCGCGCCTGCGCATGAACGTTTTCGGATCCACTCATTGTACCAACGACACCAAGAATTGTAACACCTTGACGAATATTTTGACCAATAATTTTAATTTGTTCAGTTGGATCAATACTAACTTTACCAGATCCATCATGATATCCAAGCGGAACTGTATATTCATCACTAACAGTCGCAATACTTCCACTAACTGCACCACGATTAGGCATAGAACCAGTTATCTTTGAAGCAGCAACATATGCAGTTTTATTAATTAAAATTTCACTTGCAAGAGCATCTGCATCAGAAGTATTAGCATCAAACGTATTAGTACCAGTAATTATGGCACCAGATCTATCATGCGCCGTAACACCAGACTATAAGGCGGCCGCGGTAACTGTATCAGATGTTAAATCAATTAATGTAGTGCCGCCATATACGACTTTATTTATATATTGATTAGCCATTTGCATCTCCTATTGTTACGGTAAAGCCACCACTCTCATTAGTGACTTGAGAATATAAAATTTTTTGTACCGTAATATTATCTAACACTTTCTTATATTGAGTTTCTAACAAAATATCATTTCGAGTAGACGGAATAATATTTGTTATACCTGTATAAATTTCAATTTGCTCAGATTCTGGCATTATAATTTCGCCAGTTATTGAAATATCTGTGTTAATGTAACCTGTTACAGATATTCCCGCATATGAAATTTCACCTGTAATGGAAGGCCACTCATCAATACCGATTTCTGAAGTGGCACCATTACGATTTTGAATTCCAGAAATCATAGGCATTGTTACACCTCGGGCGCAATATTAAATATTGCATTATTAATAAAAGTATAAACACGACCATTAACTCCAAATGTTATCTCTAAATCATATACATATTCACCAAATGCCAGATTTTTTGTATCATTTGGAATTAGTTCTAAAATCATAGTAGCAATCGGAACCTGTTTACAAATAATAGGCTTATCATCCAGATATTTGCTATGCTTTGAATCCATCAAATTACGTTTTAATTTAAATTTTACTACATCCCCTTGAATTGGAGTATATGTTTCACCATTAACTTTTATATTAATCTGTAATGGAAATGAATCTCCGCGTGTGAGGGTAATTGTAGTACCTTCAATTTTCCAAGCCATTCACCCTCCTTTAGTCTAATAAATCAGCCAGCTGTGCAATTTCCGAACGCTCTGATTTAATCAAATGTACATAACCAAAAAGCTTGTTTCCAGCTAATTTTTCTACCATTGTTTCTAATCCTTTTGATTTTTCAAAAGAACTTTTATCTCTCTATTTTATATCACCATCCATCCAAAGCTCTGAGCCTTCATCAACACGTCCCATAATAAGCTAAATGTGTTCTTTCAATAAGTTTTCAGATTCCATTGAATAGATAATTGAATTTTTTATACTGCGGCCGCGCAGAAAAGCAAGAGGAATTACTTCCAACTTTCCTTGGTCAATTAAAATCTATAAGCCTTCAACGCCCCCACAATGATCCCCGAATGGAAGTAAATAGGGCAATAACTTTTGATGTTCATCTCCTGGAAGTGCGCCAAGTTGATCAGTATCTTTAACTTGAACATTATTTCTAACAAATATAATCTTGTCAAAAATTCCTTTCTCAACGAACTCCAATGCTGCAATTACACAGGCCATTGTTTTTCCACTACCAAAATTTCCAGTTATCAGTTTCAAAGGTATGTTACGATTTTGAAGCAAATCCATAGCACAATATTGCTGTGGATTGCGCGGCTTCATAATTCCAGTGAAATCAGTCCCAAGTTTTGGATAAGGAACTTGAATAATTTTGTTTTTTACTTGCTATCCATAGTCAATTGGTTTATTATCTTTATCGGTTATAATTAAATATTCGTTTTGTCTTAAAAACGGAATTTGAAGGGTTCCTTGATAGAACTTAGAAAGTTCTAAATCGTCTAACTATTTAATTTTATAACCAGTATAATTCATCATAATAAAATGTCAATATTCTCAACAAGATCAGTAACAATATTATAAGTCATAGCTTCTTCGCAATGAATGTACCAATCAGTTTGAATCTTTGACTTTATAACCTCCTCTGGATATGTCGTATTTTCAATATAAAATTTTTCCATTCGAGCAATTTGAAGACGATAGTCTTCCATGGCTGCTTGAATTTCGTTGTAATTGCCCCCAATACCCTCACACGATCCTCTATGAAGTATAAAATACGCATTTGGTAGAGCATAACGCCGATGGCATCCAAGATAAACGATGCTGGCGGCCGAAGCAACCATTCCTAGTGCAATACCATAAATTGGAGTACGAGATAATTTAATAATACTTGTTAAAATTTCTCCGACGTCCAAACTGCCGCCAGGCGAATGGAAAAATATCTTTATTGGCTTACGTTCTTCAATAGGAATATTTACGTCATCTTGATTCCAACGTATAATAGCCTAAACTAAATCAAAATTACTCTCATCAATTTCACAGTCTAACCATAAACAACGATTATTGAAATCGTGATAATAATTAACAAGAGCTGGAGATGCCAACTGTAAATTAGCATCGTCACTATCTAATAATAATTTTAATATATCTTCAGCCATTATAATCTCCTTGATAAATTATCCTAAATATAAGTAAAAAGCTAAGCTTATTTCTCCATAAAAAAGTGGCGCGGATATTGTCCGCGCCATGTCAAAAAATTGAAATCAGAAGATTTTAAACCATTCATCAAAAATTGATGTCCAGTCATCATCTTTAGAAGTGTAGGTCATATGATAAGATCCAAAATCACGGACGAACTGGGTTCTGAGTTCTGCATAATGTTTCTGCGCTTCCTGCATTGCTTTGTATGCTTCCTCAACTTCCTTCGCGCGCTCTTTGCGCTTTTCGTTAAGTTCTTTCTTCTGCTTTTCTTCGGCTTCAACTTTTGCATTGTAAGCTTTTTCAGCTTCAAGACAAGCCTTTTCACTATCATACGCCTTTTTTAAGATTTCACTGTAGTATTTCATCCATTCCTCCCTGGATTTTTTTTAGGGTTCCTTTCCCCTATTTTTTAGGTAGCTTTCTTTCATCCTTACGGACTACGGCGACCCCTGGTTCGCTACTGACCTATTCAGGCCCTCCACATTCAGCGATGTCGCCCCGCATCCTGCTTCAACGAGCAAATTTACATCCGTTTTACGTGTAGAGTGTTCCACAAATTTGAGCCACTATAAATCAGTGGCTCAAACATTTACGACTTCCCTTCGCCTTCTTATTTGTTATAGAAGCGTTTGCCGCTAGCCATTAAATGGTAGTTCAAGTCGCCAACCTCGTGTTAACGCTCCTTTGTGATTAGCCCTTTGGACTTTCACCTCCAGTAGCAGACTCAAACACAATTTTCATTGGCCTTACCTCCTACGAGAGAATATATAGTCGAACTTTTCCGCGGCTTTTCGTTCGATAAAACCGGCATATAGAAGAGCCTTTGCGCTACACCGAGTTGGCAGTACTCCGCGCGAGCCGGTAGTCTTTAGGTTGACTAGCCACACATCCGTTTATGCACTTATTTGTTATCGTGCGATTTGCGGAGACAGGACTTGAACCTGCAACCTCCAGGTAATGGGCCTGGCAAGCTTCCAATTGCTCCACTCCGCGATAATATGCCGCAGCCCCGTGTTTAACGACCTTTCTGGAACGCGGCTCTCGCCAGGTCGATCAAAAGAAAAGATATAACAAAGGCTTCAAACGAATGCACTCTCAAAAATATATAATTAGTGTACGTCTTCACGTTGCTAAAATTAAACGTCAATATATTCAGTCATATGGGAGATAAGTCTGAGCCAAGAACCCGTCGATTCAAAACTTCTTACCCCGACCGTTTTCCACGGTCACAGGTTCTGCACCTTTATTCCATAAGAGGATTGATTACCTCTACCGTTCACGGGACATTCAGAATAAAATTAAAGATTTCCACTAATCTTGATTCGCCGCAGATTTCCGCTACTTGGAGTGGATTACGAATGATTATTTCAACTGCGCAACGGCTTGTTGGTGAGTTTCCAAGGTTTACCTTCAGCACCACCTGTCCAGATCTAACTTGGATTCGGCAAGTCTATTAAACCTGCTGTCTATTACGCCGCCCATTCGCTTCCTACTTTTATTGGCATTTAACTTCAGTACTAAAGCATGTGACGAGTGGGAGTTCACTCCTCTTGGTTAGACAGCTCGCACTGTCTAAACCCGAAGTATCCATAAGTATCCTTATTTCGTATCCTCGGCCGCCTTGAACGCTTTATCTCAGCCCAGAAGTCGTTTCTGGTCTGCACTGAGTTACAATAATTATATATTTTTCAAAGTGCATTCTTTATTTTCTATACATATAGTATATCAGAAATTTAAGAAAAAGTCAAATTTTATTCCCTAACTTCTATAACAATTTTACATTCTTCATCAATAGACATACGAAAAACATTAAAATTTTCACAGTCTAATCCAGAAGTTAATACATAAACATTTGTATCTAAATCAGGACTTATTGTAGTTAATAGCTTAATTAAATCCCTAACGGTCATTTACCGAAGCCTCCACATCATTCTGCTTTAACATTTTTGAAACTAATTTAATCATTTCAGATTCATTAATATAATCAGGACAATCTTTTGGGCATAAACAATTTCCAAACCCTTGTAATGAACAGGTATTAATACTGCCATCGCGTTTATAATTAACACAACTTGTTTGGATCATTTCACGCCTACTTTCTTTTTCTCTTTCATTTTACATATATAATTATATTATAATTTTAAAAATTTTTCAAACTTTCAGAGAAAGAAAATTGTGGGAGTAGGAATTAATCCTACTCCCATTTCTGTGTTTACGGCGCCAGAAGTTCCTATTGGTCATTGTACTTTTTGCGACTTACACCAACAATAGCACCAATAAAAGTGGTAACAACCGCAATTGTACCAACAATTTCCTGCCCAAAAGGAAATCCCCAAATCTTGGCAATACCAAAATATAAGGCGCCGAGTGCTGGGAGAACAATTTCTCCGATGAATCTAATAATGTTAAAAACTTTATCGTTCATTCTCACTCCTTCCATTGTTCAAGAAGCTGCTGAATAGCCATACGCTCCTTTTCTGTTTTTGCACTGTTCATCATCTCACGAAGATCCATTTTAAGGTCTTCTTTATTGTTGTGACCAGAATAACCATATCCATAAGATCTATTATCATAGGAGTATGGAGGCATCTCTCGACTTACGTAGCGGCCGCCCATTGAGCCTCTACCATCCCGATAACTAGATTCACGGCTCCACATATCCTGCTCGCGCGGAGGCATCATGTCATAGGACATATAACGTGGATAATAACGCTCAGAATAGCCCTGCATTGGCTCTTCTTTTTCTTGATAGCCATATTCTTTCATGGCGCAAATAGTTTCGATATCTTTGATGATATCTACGGCTTTATCTAAGCGTTCTAGCTCAGTAGGGGAGATGTCATTTTTCTTAGAAATTTCATCAATTTCTTTTTCAAGAACTTTTTTAAGATTTTTTAAAGATTCCATTTTGCCCTCCTCACGCTGTTCTAGTTACGCTAAGAGTAGCGTTCTGAACGTCAATTGGTTGAATTTCATAGCCCGCTTCTGTTGAAGCAGCGACATTTTCTACAGAGATTGAATTGCAGCATCCTTTTGGAACATCGACTGTTAAAACACAAGTTACATTAAAGTAATTGCCAACTGCTGCTGGAGTTACAATTGCACGGCTCACTTGAAATTCCTCTCCATCAATAGCGATTGCTACTGCAATAGGAACGACTGTTGCGCCTTCAGCAAGGGCAATGTTGCCGTTGAATTCAATTTTGTAGCGCGCAAAGCAACAATATGGATTGTTGACGATACCTCTGAGAGTAACAATTCCACTTTCGTTTCTATGAAGAACATAGCCACGGTTACAGGGAATAGCATTGTTCAGTAAAACGTTGCCGTTTGGAGCAACTGTTTGTACTGGATTGTAAGTATACTCTGCCATTTTTAAAGGCCTCCTTTGGGGAATTTTTTATCGCTGATGAGCGATATTAAAGTTATATTTTATTTAATTACATTATTCTGAAAGCATAAATATAAATATTACTATTCAATGCTTCGATCTATCACTTTCAATCAATCGCGTTTTGCTATGTAAGACTCCTTTCTGTTAAAAACCAGTCGCTAAAATATCAACATTTATCACTGTTCCGTCCGCAGGAATAGATCCATCTGCCCCTCTTACATAAATAATAAAGTTGCCACCGGAAAATTGTACGGAAAACGAGTACCCAGCACTTGAGCCGGATGTATATCTGTGGGTTACCTGCACATTCCACGAAGATGATATACCGTAGTCGGAGGCAGGTAGTACAACCGCGCCAGAAGTGGGTGTTATGTTTACGTTAAAACGTTTAATTTTTCTTATAAACGATGTCAACTCCACATTGGTTTTACTGCCCGGCACATATTCCGCGTCCTCGATGCTTGCAGGACGGATCATCGGGCGGAAGATAAGATTGCTGACGGTTTGACCGCTTTTAATAATCAAATCATACACCATTAAATGTGACTGTACGATTTGCACTTGTGAACCGTTCCCGATATCTCTTTCAGAAGTAGATGAACCATCCCACGCTTTTGCCCTCGCCGATGTTGTTCCATCCCACAAAACAACATAGTATTTGGATTCTGATCCACCAGAGGGGCATCCTGTCAAATAATAATTTCCGTTCGGAATGGAGTTGTTCAGATTTATGGTTATTTCCGCGTCCCCGCTTGCTGTTCCGTTTGCCGTTATTGTTCCATCTGAATTCACGGTAAACGTGACCCCATTTTTTGTCTCTGTTGCGTTTATATTCACGAGCAGATTCTTACTCGGCACATCCTGCGCGTATATCACCCTGTCCGCTTCCAGCGACTTGCCGTTGATCGTGGTGGTCTTATAAGCCATACTATCGTCTAATTGACTAATTAAATTCATTTCCCATTCTCTATTAAACTCAACTTCATTAGTCAATTTAACATTATTATCCCAGTATGGAACATAAATACTATTTGTATCCGTTCCAACACGAATCATGGGTTTAAAAATTACAGGAATTTCAGACGATCCTATAGTGGTCCCATCTTTTACAACTATCTGCCAATACTCTGCCTCTGCGGGACCCATTAAGCTATCGTTTCCAATGTGTACCTAAGTTCCGTTTCCTATATCTAAATCTGATGGAGTTGTTCCATCCCAAGATGGACTTCTCTCATCTCCATCCATACATCTAACATGAAAGGTGCTTGCAGATCCGCCAGAAGGGCAACCACTTAAATAGTAATTTCCTTCGGGAAGATAGTTTACATCGGGTAAGTGAGGTATTCCAATTGAATAAATTGCATCTCCATCTGTTGCGGTGCCATAAGCAGATATAGTTCCGTCTGCCGAATTAGCTTCAAAATAGACACCATTATACATCACACCACGCATACCTTCAATTTTCGTCTGTAATAAATTTTTACTCCAATTGTTTTGAGCAAAATCTCCAATAGTCTATTTAACACCTTGATGATATCTATTTAACCCATTGGCATCTAAAAATTCTGCCATTAATTTTGAAGTGGGGAGGGCTTTTCAGCCCTCCCGCTATTCAATTGTTAGGCTACAGAACCGCATCCGCAGCTGCTGTACCAGTTCTGGCCGCAGCAGTTAGGATTCTGTACCATATATGCAGGGATCGGAACAGGGTTAAGATACTGCTCAAGGGCCTGGGTCTGAGCCGCGTTGTCAGCAAGAATCTTAGCTGTCTGTGCCGTCTGAGAAGCCTGCATATTTGCAAGGTTGATTTGTGTCTGGAGATTTGCGTTCTGAGTCTTAAGCGCATCAATTTCTTGCTGGCAAAGCTTATCTAGTACAGTCTGAACGCTAGACTGAATAGCCTAACGTGTCTGCGCACCTTCGTTTGCCATTGTGTACTTAAGATCAGCAGTTGCCGCGCGATTTTCGCAGCAGCAATTCTGAAGGCTCATAGAAATGCCATTAAGAGCCTGAAGTGTGTTAGCTTGTGCATTGCAACGAGAAACTTCTGCATTTGCAAAACCGTTAGCAACAGTTGTATTAAGACCAGCAATACCATTGGTCAAAGCCGCCTAATCAAATCCATTCTGAATTGCGAAAGGCATTCCGTATCCACCCTGATAGCCACCATTGTTACCCCAACCATTATTCATGAAGAATAAGAAAAGGATAATAAGCCACCAAGCGCCATCGTTGCCAAAACCAAAGCCATTGTTGCCATTGCCCATGACAGCAGCCACATCAGCTGCAGAAAGGCCGTTTCCATCTGTTAAAGCCATTTGCTTTAACCTCCTTGAAATATTTTTATTAAGAGCCTCTTCTCCCTGTCAATTGATTTGCCATCTGACTAAATTGATTAAACTGCTCTTGAGTCATTTGGCCATTTTGAAGAAGTTCCTAAACTTTTTTCCGTGGATCTCCGCGAAAATTATTCATAAACTGTTGAAATTGTTGAAATATATTTGAATTTTGATTCTGATTCTGATTCTAAGGGAACATATAAGATAAAGGATTAGGCATTATCTTTTCTCCTTGTAAGTCATTTGACTAATAAGTTGTTTTAATTCATCAATAGATTTGTTAAAAGTTTCAGAAGTGACATATTGTTCATTATTAGGCGTAGTTGGCGGCGCAGGCACAATCTCTTTAAATTCAAAGATCTTAAAAGAAGCAACCTCTCCGCTTAAAGTTGCGCTTTTAACATAAAAACGAGGGTTCTATCGCTCCATAAAAAATCCAGTGGCTCCTGGCGCGACGTAAGCATTTCTAGCATCTAATTCTGTTTCAACCCATATAATAGGCGTAGTTACTGGATTACTATAAGTTGTATTATACGGATAATTTACTGCCATTATTTTTCTCCTTTCTTCCAATAATATATTGGTATTTCGTCTCCACTATTCCAAGTATCATAATAATTACCATCAATTACAGCAATTACATGGCTACCAGTTGCGAGCAAAAATTTTCCTTTTGGTTTATCTTTACAAAAATCTCTAACTGTATAACAATATGGACAAGTATTTGGAATTACTTCTCTAACATAACCTCTTTTCTACAGATAAGAACTCCAAACAGCATTAGATGAAGGCATATCACATAACAATAAGCCTTCATTACAAATATCCATATAAATGTCTTCCCAATAACCATTCGTGAGAATACAAATGCCGCGTATTACACAGTCTCCAACAATATTGCGTATTGGATTTGGATTAGAATAAATATAAGCCATTAGCTACTCCATGTAAAGACATTGACAATTTTACCTATTTCTATTTATATTATAACCAAAATTTAATAAAAATTCAAATTTTTTCACAAGTCAAAAAAAATTTTATTGTCAATACAATAAAATTTAACGCGATCTGCATCTAAAGGGTCAAATAAGTTATAAGCTTCCCACTCATAACATTCATATATTTCCTCTTTAGGTACAAGACCGCGTATATCGTAAAAATCTTCGTCAATTTTGGTTATAAAGTGATTGTCAATAGCTAAATAATAAATAGTTCCTGTGAACTTGGCGGCCAAGGCATGCGCGAAGACATAACAATCACCATTCAAATATTTTTCTTCATATTTAAGTGGATCATCCTACTTAAAATTTTCAATGATTTGGAGTATTTCTTTTTGATCCATTAAAATTCCTCACAAAAGCGATCAATAAAATCGTTCGGATCATCATTAAACTTAATAACTAAATCATTAGTTGTGTATTCGCCAGCTAAACTTTCATTAATATACCAAATATCATATGCAACATCGTCGATACGATTTAAATCATAAAACTCTTCAACCGTCGAAACTTTTTCTTCCTGATCTTCGTATTCAGATTTTGCTCTATCATACAATTCATCATGAATTTCAATGTGTGTATCAATAATATATAATGATTCATGTTCTGCGATATCTATGACCTCTATGAAATCATCAACATCAACTATCATTCGTGTGTATATACCATTGCGCCCTTCGTTTAATTTATCATAAGCATAAATTGCATATCTACCCATAAATCTTACTCCTTTAAAATTGTGTATTAACAGCCCCGGATAGAGTTGGACTATCTCCTTGTGGGTCAAAGCCACACGCGCTAACCGTTACGCAACAGGGCTAAAATAGCGGCTGGTAACCAACCTAACGGCCGCCGCTATAGCCGCGATCATTGTGCCAGATCGAAAGCGGAAGTTTAATCTGTAACTTCCAAGCCGCGCTTATCTTATCGAGTGACCGCGTCCACACGACTATGACTTTTAGGTATGAGAGCATAGCTTCTCTTAAAACTTAGCTTGGTACGCATAAATATATAGAGGCGTGCTAAGGGAAGCAGGGAAGAGTTGCGGAGGGATCATCGGCCTCTTGCTTCGGGTCATTATTATTGACAGGTACCTCAACGCCGTAGAGCGAATCAACTCCCTTATGCCTTTGGGCTAAGATTTCCTTATGGTCTACAGTTGATCAAAATGAGGATTTATGCTGCGTACACCTTATGTCAGCCAACCTACTTCAAAAAACCCAATTCAATACAAGTAAATCCTTGGTAAAAAACCTATCGTTCTTTTGTTCAAAAAATACCTTAAACCTAATAGATTTGTTCGGAATTGGCCAGTCCACGCAGAATATTAAGGCAGGTAGCGGCTCGTGCCTCTATTAGGTAGTATAGCTAAGTAACGCTGAGCCACAGCGAAATTCGAATTCCTACGACACCCAGCCTATCGTAGTTTAATTTGGTTTAAAGTCTAGAGCTGGAGTGGACTATCAAAAGCCTTTAAGTGTGCATGTTATACAGAGGCCTAAAGGAGTATAAAATTGATCGGGTGTGCAGTCAGCTAACCTCGTTTAAACCACGAGCGCTTCAATCACACGCATCCCTGATGGATTTCACAACCTTAGCACTGGGACTTCCGGTTTACCCTGTTAAGTTGGTCCTTAATATGTTCCATCGTACGGGCCCCTATTGTCTTGGTAACTTTTTAATGCTTGTTTACCGATCATCAATTAATTAATTGGTTCGCCCCATTCTGCTTCTGTAAATCTTTTAGCCAGATCTTCAGTAATAGCAATCGGGCCTTCTTCAAGAGCACACATTTTCATAGAAACAATATTCTCTACTCCATACATATATTCTAATTCATGAGTACAACTTGCGTAGTTTTTTGCGTTACAAATAGTCCATTCTTTTTTCTGATCATAAGTTTCTTCGTCAACATATTCTACTTCGCAGATATACAACTTAGTTTTTGTTTTCATAAGTTCTCCTTTCATTTTCTAAATATATTATACTATATATTTAAAAGAAAATCAAATTTTAATGCCGCGGTAGGACTTGAACCTACGACCTCTCCCCTATATGGGAGCGCTCTATCCTTCTGAACTACACGGCGAATCTCCTTGTTTGTACTAAGGTTGGAGATAAAACCCGTTAGAAACTCTACAACTGCACTTGAAGTAGAGACGACGATTCCCAAAGGGAATAACTGCGTTGTTGGGATCAACACTTTACTTTCCCATCGTCTATTAATGCTACTTTCCGCGGCGGTGGTGACCATATTAACCACTTTTCGATTGTCACTTATAGGTGCGACCTATAGAGGTGGCGAGGACTACCAGTACTTTCCTCCCCTGCCGCTAGGCTTTCACTTACATTAAGCGGTTGCTTTTCTTAGATATCAATCCGAAAAGACTTACTGCCACAATACGCCCCCAGGGAGTCGAACCCCGTGTCATCGGATATAAGCCGATTCCCCAAATACCGTCGAGGACAAGGCGCGTGCAGGAAGCGGGACTTGAACCCACACGAGCGTACGCTCCGGCGCTTTTGAGGCGCCTGCCTCTCCCATTTAGCAATTCCTGCAAAATCGGCCGGGTTGGACTCGAACCAACGATGTTTCTGGTGTGGCAAATTTACAGTCTGCTGCAGTCGCCGCTGTGCCACCGACCGATAAAAATACCACAGGTGGGATTCGAACCCACACTTGTGCGATCTTAAGTCGCATGCCTGCTGCCAGTTGGGCTACTGTGGCAAATTATTTACTTTTACAGCATTTTAACCAATAACGATAAAAATCTTTTAAGGTAGGATAGCGATCTCTTAAATACTGATTATCGCCACGTTCCCATGAAGCTTTTGCTTCTTCCCAAGTCCAACGATTAATGAAATCATGAATATCCCAAGATTCGAAGACTTTTTTGTAAGCACCACCATTAGGCAAATCTTCTGTATTTCTAACTTTTTTATTGGCAAACTTTTTGCTTTCTTGTGTTGATCCAGGAGATCCATCTGTATAATATGGATTTTTCTTATATGATCTGCTCATTTAATTCTCCTTTGTAACTCCTCGGGGAGTCGAACCCACGATTTTGACCTTGAAAGGGTCATGACCTAGCCATTTAGTCGAAGGAGTCATAAGCAAGTAGTGGGAATTGAACCCGCATTTCAACTTTGGCAAAGTTGTGTAATGACCATTATACTATACCTGCGCGCTAGTAGTTTCTTTGTAATGGGAAACGATCTATTAAAGACCATAAGCGGTTTTGCCGGTAGCGACCCGACTACAGAAGGACACTCAGCCACCTCGTGCTTCCCGAGAGACTTGAACTCCCAACCTATGGCGTATGAAACCATTGCGCTAACCATTGCGCCAGAGAAGCTTAAAAACTAATTGTGTAGGAATCGAACCTACCATCTTCACTGCTCGAGTGCTGCTGTGCATCCTTGCAAGCTCACAATTAGTGAGGTCTGCGCAAACCTCGTGGTTTTCCTCAATACAGTTTCCTTGCTCTCCCGATGCTTTTATATACCGAGCCAGGATGGACGCGGTCTGGACTATCCAAATTTTTTTTGACTATACAATTTCCGTCTTACCAGATTCTTGTTTTACTTATGCTGGAACTTCTCGCAGGTCATGACTCCTGCATCAGATATTAGGCAATCAATCTATAAGGTTTGCCAGGTCTACCCGAAATTGTGCACCCCGCGCGTCAAGGAATAGTCAAATATTCGTTTTTATACTTTTTGGTACGAATAAACCTCACCTACAGCTGTCGTCGCTCACAAGACACAATATTAATCTCAGGCCCAGAGTTTCCTTATCCTGTTTCTATTAAAGTCACAATGCTTTAATCTGTGGTCACTTAATATTGCCGCGCGGCCTCATCCGCGCCAGTCATATCCTGTCAATTCAGGCTTTATGTAGGTTGAAACGTCCCGAGCGGGGATCGAACCCGCGATCTCCAGGTTGACAGCCTGGTGTTCTAACCAACTGAACTATCGGCACATAAATAACTAGATTAACTTCAAACTAGTCTTGGAACTCCAGTATGCTGCAACTTCTGGCACTTTCCTTTCTCACTCTCACGGCTTGCAGACCGGAAGGAGGAAGCTTTTACCCCATACGCACCTCAGTTCTGTTTTCCCCATTATGCCTAGGGGTGTCCACCTATTACATATGTTTTTCTTAGGGCTTGCCGCGCTTGTCGCGTAAGGTGGCGGATCACCTCAGTAGCAGATGTAGGTATTGCACCTACCGAGAGATTTACGTCATATGGAGACAACTCACGGGCCATTGATGTCCGCCTGCCTCTTTAACAGTTTAATCTGCCAGTGGACACGGTGGGATTCGAACCCAATCTTCCTGATTGCAAGTCAAGCGCTCTCCCAATTGAGCTACCGGCCCATATTCCATTTTTGTTCTTAGAAGAGAATGGTAACTCCACCTGGTCTTACAACAGTTCAGTTTAAAGTCCTAACTGGGATGGCAGCAAACTATAAAGGACTAAACGGCCCCTCACGGACTTGAACCGCGGACCTCTCGCTTAACAGGCGCTCGCTCTAACCAACTGAGCTAAGGGGCCAGATACCCCAAGTAGGATTCGAACCCGCACTAAACAGATCCTAAGTCTGTCGCCTCTACCATTTGGGCTATTAGGGCAAATTAAACGCATTGGTTATTGTTCCACTATCAACTACTTACAGGGTCCTCTTACCCAAGCCAATTTATTTATTTCTCTCTCACTTTCTATAAATATTATATAATATTTATAAAAAAATATCAAATTTTTATTCTTCTATTTTTCTTAAATATGGTTCGTGTGACATAACATCAGATACATATTTTGCATTATAGGCGCCATAATCACTTTGCATATGACGAGAAATCATTTCATACACATCAAGTCCCATATTCGCCCTATTTGCCATATTTTCTGTAAATACATCAATTTGTGCATATGGATCAAAAATATCTCCACGATTCCAATCCCAAAATCTCATTCGAAACTAAAATAAACCATAATCGAGACCATCATTAGAAACATCATACTAATTAAATTGCGATTCCTACCACGCGATCATAATTGCATACGGCATAAACCATTCAATTTCATAATCTTGCAATTTCTCATACAAATAAATTTGAATATCTAAACTTAATGTCTCCGTGCCAACAGCATATATTTCAATTTTTTCTTCGGATGAAATAGTATCATTAGAATCTATTTCTTTCTACTGTTCTTTTTCTTTTATCTTTCGTACCAATGAACTCTTGAAAAAATCAATTCGTTCTCTTTTATAAATCGAAGTTGTGAACGCCATCTCTTTGGAGCAAGAATCCTCCAATGACTTGTCTTCCTCTAAAGACTTTTTCTCCACTTCTGTCTCTAAGTCATATTCTCGACTTTCTTCTTCAACTAACGTCTATTCATAAATTTTATACCACTCCTAAAACTATTCAGGATTTTCACAAGGCATCCCACTTTTATATGGTTTTCGCGCCATGTAAGGCAGTATATAAGAAAATAACATAAAAAATAATAATACTAATGCAATTATTTTTTTAATTAGATTCATTTTTCTTCTTCTTTTCCCACTCCTTACAAGAATTATTTTTATTAACATTTTCATAAGAAAGAGGAGACTTGAAATTTTTACAAAGATTATTTTTGTAATAGAAACAATTAGAACAATTACAAATAGTAATATTATCCATATTATACTCCTTTCTTAGTAATAGAAAACGTCGGATTCGAACCGCGACTCCGCATCCCAAATGCGGTGTGTTACCATTACACCACGTTCTCTTTAAATTCGGGCAAGGATTTGCACCTTGCATGGCATACGGCGTTTGCCACCGTTCCAATTTCCTTCGTTGTAGGTCTATATACTGTTGCGTCTACCTATTCCGCCACCGAAAGTATCTGACGGGAATTGAACCCGCACCCACAGCTTGGAAGGCTATTACGCTACCATTACGCCACAGATACATACACGAGCAGTAGGATTCGAACCTACACCGCAAACCGTTTAAGGGATTGCATTACTACCACTTCATACTATGCTCGCAGAGCCGGCGAAGGGAGTCGAACCCTTAACCTACTGATTACAGGTCAGTTGCGCTGCCAATTGCGCCACGCCGGCATATTGTGCGGCCCAACCCGCACAGGCAGAGATCTTTCTCTGGAGTTTCCCAACTTTTTTAAAGTCCACTGACTGACGTGCCTCGAAAAGGGCTAATAAGAAACAAAGCTTCGATATTTGGACGCCAACAACATTCAGTATTAGGTGGTGGAACTTATAATATAGTCATATACTTCTTCAGTAGAATAAAAATGAATTTCTTCCTTGTTTGCATCAGTGTAAGGCATTGTTATAAATTCTCCTCCGGCAGTAAAAATCCAATAGTCAAGCGGAGTACCAAACCAATTATCATACATATCGTCTGAAAATTCACATAATTTATCAACTAAAGTGTAATAACCATCAAACCAATTATCAAAAACACATTCTGACACTTCAAAATGAGAAGTAATTTCACAAATCTTTTTGTGCATAGAAACAAGATTGTCTACGTTTTCAACAAACTGCTCTTTTGTCAATTTCATTAAAACTTTTTTCCTCTCACTTATTATGTAAATATTATATTATAAATTTCTAATTTTTTCAAGTGTTTTATAATGATAATTTTTTGTTTCTGAAAGAATACCTACTTTAATTAATATACCTAAATTAATTGGCATCCACTCAATATTATCCGCAGCTAAATTGATATGAGCCATATCAGGTACTGCTGGTGCATTATGAACATGCCCATGAATATTTATACAAATATCTTCAAGTCCATAAATAGGCTCGTGCGAAAGCAAAATACGATCAGCAATAAATAGCGGCCCGTTATAAACCTCATCAAAATATCCTGTTCTGGCATAAACTGCCACTTTTAAACCATGTTCTTCACCTATATAAAGCTCTTTATTAGTCTGTATTAGTTTTTTTGCGTCATCAGGATATAGAAAATCTAAAAACTGTCCTCCCTTTAAATAGTTAGACACTCCAGAATCATGATTTCCAGTAATCAAAACTTTATAACAATTAAATCTATTAAAATATTTTGGATCTCCAACATCGCCAAGACAAATTAATGTATCATTTTTTCCAATTCTTGGTTTAATATTTTTTATATAAGTTTCAGGATCGGGCCAATTAGGATTCATAATTTTACAATCTGGATCGTCAAAATGAGGGTCACTAATAATCCAAATAGCGCCTTTTTCTGCCCATGATTGAAATTTTGGATATAATGATTTAATCATAAATTCTCCTTTATTTTGCTGTCGCTGTTTCTGATTTTATTGAGCCTGGTTCAACTGCAGTTCCTTCGGCATAAGTTACGCCTTGCGCGCAAGTTATTTTATCCCAATTTGGAAAATATGGATCATCCCAAGTTGGATAATATGGATAAGAAAAATCAGTACAAAAACTACCTGTACGATCACAAATTCCACAAGGAAGCCTATACTTACAAGTAGAGTTAAAATTTGTTTTTAATGTATATGATTTTGAAGTTGAAGTTGAAGTTGTATTATCTTCTCTCATTTTTATTCCTCCTTAGTTTACGGAAAGGGCGGGATTTGAACCCGCGCACCGCGCAAACAGCCTAACGCCTTAGCAGGGCGTCCTCTTCAACCACTTGAGTACCTTTCCATATGGCTGGAGTTGGAGTCGAACCAACGTGAGTGGATTTTCAGTCCACCGCCCCGACCGCGTAGACCATCCAGCCATAAAGACAATGATAGGATTTGAACCTATAATCACTGGGTTGCAACCAGCCGCCTTGCCATTTGGCTACATTGCCTTACGACAGGGGAGGGATTCGAACCCTCGGTGCGTTTCCGCACACTGATTTTCAAGACCAGCTCCATAAGCCAGCTAGGAGACCCTGCCATTGATTAAAGTTTAGCACAAATAGAACTCAAATGCTCAAGAGCCATACGAAATTCAGTAAAAGAATCATCAACATAAGACTTCAACGAATCATACTTTGCGCTCATTTCATTTGTCTTTTCAACCCATTCAATATATTTTTCCATTGCTCGATTATTACGTTTCTGCGCCACCTTTACTGCACAACGCGCCGCCGCCAAACGTTTGCCTGTCTCTTCGTCAAACGTATCTCTTGGATCACATTTAGCAATTCCACGTACAGTTTTACCTGCATAGGTTGTCACTGCTACAACAATACCATGTTCTTTACTTACATAATACTTATAATTGTCAAACATATTTTATTCCTTTCATTTTTAATTTTATAGATCTTCTCGGCACGAATCAAACGCGCATCTTCGGTTCCGTAGACCGACGTTTTTTCCTTTATACTACGAGAAGTCAGGTGACTAGAGGGGATTGAACCCTCACCTTCAGATCCACAATCTGAGGCACTACCATTATGCAATAGTCACAGTAGGGATGATGGGATTCGAACCCATGATTTTTCGCGTATCAGACGAATGCTCTAACCAACTGAACTACATCCCATTGTTTATGTTGCAATCTGCGCGATAGGAATCGAACCTATATTGACGGATTAGAAGTCCGTGGCGTTATCCATTACACCACGCGCAGTTGTACGCGTGGTGGGATTTGAACCCACGACCAATAGATTAAGAGTCTACTGCTCTACCAACTGAGCCACACGCGCATGATCTGCGTGATGAGACTCGAACTCACAACTCACAGATTAAAAGTCTGTTACTCTTCCTTTGAGTTACACGCAGTTAAATTATTCAATTTTAAAACTTTTAACCTGTTTTCGTTTCATTCTATTCTCCTTCTTGAAAATCAGTTTTCCATTCTTCTTTAGAATAAAAACCGTTATTTAAATTTGCTTTCTGCCAAGAATTTTGGTCTTTTTGACGGCCTTGACTGTCAACCAATTCTCCGCAAACACCACCATAAATTACTAATATGTCTTTATTGCAAAATTTGCCGCCATTAAATTTACATTGAATATTATTACATACGATTGAATTCATAACACCCCCTGTGGGACTCGAACCCACCCTACCCACTTCAGAGGTGTTACGGTTTTAGAGACCGGTGCGCTACCACTACGCTAAGGGGGATTAAATCACCTATTATTTATTAATTGCCCATTAAGCAAAACACTATCGTCACCAAACCATAGATTTGCAAAATCAGCTAAACTTTTATTTTCTCCAGCATCAAATTCTATCTAATCCGGCACGACATAAGTATCTAAATATCGAGCATAAGCTAACCAGCATAATTCAGTAGTATTTATGCTCTTTTTTTCTACTTTTTCGCGCCGCATCCTTATAAAAGTATCATTATACAAATTTGCCCATTGATTAATAACAATAGGTTTTATCTTCCATGCCTCAAAAGATTTTCCAACATCAATTACCATTAATTTTACTTCCAACTTTATTTTATATACATATTATATATAAATTTTAATAAAAAATCAAGTTATTTTAAAGTTGTAAAAAACAATAACAAAAAAATTTGTTCATCATATTGCGGGAGAGATCCAACCCATCCATAAAAATCTTCAGAAAGCTATTCAAACATTCTATCAAACCTATAATCATAAGAAAATCTTGAGTAAATATGCTTAGTTTCATCAATATCTATTAAATGAACATTTTCATTACTGAGTTGTAACCATAAAGCTTCATTAATTTCTTCATACTTTTCTTTGGAAACCTACTAATTAAAAATTTGATATTC